ACTTCTGGCGCACATCTCTCCGCTGGGTTGGGCGCACATATTATTGACAGGCGAATATCTCTGGCCCAAGGCCGCAAGCGCTTAGAGTGTCATTCCGCCCCCAGCCGGAACCGACCCCTAAGAGCCATCCCAGGTCTTGACCATCGCACCTTCGAGGCACTTGAGCTTGCCGGTCGCCTTATCGATCGTGACCTTCTTGAGCTCCTCCTCCCGCTGCGCATCGCCGCGAGCGAGATAGCTGGCGATCGTGGTGTTGATCAGCCGCTCGTAGATCGCATCGATCTCTTCGTGACTGTTAGCTTCGAAGATCGGCGTTTCGAAGACGGGCGCATTGGTAACGGCGCGCAGCTCGGAGACGAAGGTCGTCAGCAGATGACGCCGCGTCTCGTAGGGCACCTTGTAGGGCGTAGCGCCGAGGAAGCCGGAGAGCGGCACCAGGTCGAACGCGTGGAGCTCGGCTTCGAAGAGCTGACCATTCTTGCGCTTGAGCGCGCCCATGTTCGCGAAGAGACCGTTCATGGCCTCACCGTCGAGCGTGAAGGTCGGCTCGTCATTGTTGCCATCGAACAGGATCAGCGCCAGGTGACGGTAGTGATCGTCAACGTCGCCGTCGCGAGCGCCCTGTCGAATGTGACGTGCGGCCTCAAGGAGCGGCTCGGCGAGCTCCTGAAACGCCGGGATGGCCTTGCCGGAGCGCGTGAAGAAGGCACCCTTCCCTTCCTTCGCGATGAAGGTGCAGCGATAGCCGTCGAGCTTCGGCTCGATCGGGACCGGGAACTGCGTCACGCGTGAAGCCTCGTAAGGATGAGCGCGCATCACGCCGAACGTCGGCAGGAAGCCCGGCAACACGGTCTCGATCGTCGAATTGGAGATGCCGGCCTTGAGATCCTGGTTGAGGATCATGAAAAGAAGTTCGCGACCAACTTCCTCGAGGTCGTTAAACACGACGTCGATCGCCTCCTTTGCGGCATTGCCGGTAAGCTCGCGGGTCGCCAGCTTATTCAGAAGCTCACCGACCTTCGGGTGGTCGAACCAAATGTATGTATTCTGGGGCTTGATCGTCGGCATCTTCTTCAGCTTGATGCCGTAGGTGATGAAGGGATCGTAAGCCCAGCTCACGATGAACTTGCCGAGGTCGTCGGCAAGCAGCTTCTCGAGCCCCGCCTGTTTTTCCAGGCGTCCGGGCGAATTAGCGATTTCGCGAATAAGCGAAAGAGCTTCGGTGGCGTTCAAGGTAGTCTCCTTATGCTGCGGCGTTGATTGCAACCGACATGTCGCCGGTCATCGCTGCTCGGTTGATGGTATTGTCTTTGGCGCTCTTCGGCTGAGTGCGAACGACCGTGCGCGGCACGGCCACTTCGAAGTCAGCCTCTTCGCGATCGATGTCGAGCTTGCGCTTGCTGACCGGCGTCGAGCCGTAGAGAGCATAGTCGATCTTCTGCGGCGCAATATACGCGGTGGACTTGCCATCGCGACCTGGCGCCGTCTTGAGCTGCTCCTCGATGCGACCGCGGGTCGTCTGCAGCATCTGTCGCTCCTCGGGCGTGAGCTGATATTGATCGAGGACGCTTTTCAGCGGAATGACGCTCTTGATGCGCTCGAGGATAGGCGCATGGATCCGCACAACCTTGGGCTCGAGCGAGCCGTAGTCATCAGAGGCAAGCTGACCATTGACCTTGCCGATGCGATCGACAATCGCTGTTGCCGGGCACATGCCGCAACGCATGGCAACCTGGCAGCCCTGACGCTTCTCGATCTTCGTGCCGGCCCAGACCCGCTCGCGCAGCAACATGCAGCTTGCGACCTTGGTCTTCGCATTGAAGATCGGGCAGACTGTCTGCGCCTGGTTCTCGGATGACAGCGTGAGATATTTAGCCATCAGAATCTCCCGTAATTTTGGTGCGTGGTTGTTTCGGCGTGGGCGATATCCGCGTGCACACCGAAACGTTTGCGATAGGCTCGCCGGATGACCACGCGTATGCGGCACTCGGCGGTTGTCTTCATGGTGAACGCCTCAAAGAGAGCTGGCATATCCGGGCGCTGCATGACCTCTTCAACAAGGCCATCTTTGGCCTTCTCCCAGTCAGCAAGGCGCATTCTCTCTACGCGGCGCAGGAGGTCGAGCGCGTAGTCGACGGTCTCCATCAGAACAGGCCGAAACGCGGGTTGGCAGCGTAGGTTTTGACTGCCTCGACCTGCTCAGCTTCACGTTCCGCCTGGCGCGCTTTGGCGATCTCCGTCTTGGAGTAGACGCGCGCCGGCGCTTCACCAATCCACTTGCCGTTCTCGTTGTAACGCGCGGGATTGGTCTCCTGCGGGCGACCGGTCGTGTCGAGGTGCGGCAGGACATGTTTGATATCCGGGCCCGGTATACGCGGCCACAGAGCCGGTCCAACGGCCATGCGAACTTCGGCGTCGGTGTTGGCCTGCTTGATGTTCGAGCTGATCAGCTCGTAAGCCTTCCTGCGCCTGGAGTCGCACAGCTTTTCAAACTCGGATTCGGCTTTCTTCTGGATCGCGAACTGCTCAACCTTCAGATCGCCAGATGTGCCCTTCTTGCCCCAATGGCGAACGATGATCGCCATACCGTGCGTGTTCACCATCAGGTAAACGTCGTAGAACTTGTTGGATCGGTTGCCGTCAGAGAATGCAAATTTCTGCACAGCGATATCGAGTGGGTAACTCATTGCGTCTCTCGCTTCGTTGTCGTGCTATCTTGATAGCGTGTCTGCGTCTGGGTTGTAAGTAAAAATTGATTTAGCCGTCAAGAACCCTTTGAAGCTTTCTTTTTCGCTTCGTCAGCAGCGTAAGGGTTGCGCAGGCGCCATTTGACGTCGATTGCCGGCGTCCAGAGCGTCGCCGCGTAGTAGGCCTTGCGCACGACCTCAGCGATGACTTCGTTCGGATCTTTCTCGTATGGCAGCAGTGCGATGCGCACCTTGAGCCCGATCGATGTGAGGAGCTTGGCAGCATCGAGCGCCGCAATGAGCGCCTTCGGCTCACCGTCCCACATGATCGTAACCATCTTGATGCCCTGGCGCTTCAATTGCAGAAAGCGGCCGAGCTGGTCATCGCCGGTGGACGAGCCATAGGAGAGATGCTTGCCGAACGAACCGACAGCGACGACACGCCGGAGGTCCACGTCTTCGTCAAAGGCGATCTTGATCGCAGCGACGTCGAAGAAGCCCTCACCCATGCAGACTTCGTCTGTGAGCTGGACGTTGTGACCGTTAAGGAGGAACTTGCCGGTTCCTGGTAGACCCTTCGGAAAGAGGTATTTGCACTCGACAAGCTTTGCGGCCTCGCCGGTCGTCAGATCGCGCCCCTGGAACGTCTTGAGCGTGCCGTCGAGGTCATAGACCGGGATGATGACGCGATTGGAGAACCACTGCTGCTGCAGCACATTCTGCTCATCGCGGAACGGCCAGGAGCCGAACTGGCAGTAGCGCAGGCCGAAATACTGGGCGTATTCACCGGTGATACCGCGCTGCTCGAGATAGACGAGGTTCTCGCCGTCTGGCGTGGGCATTGGATCCGAATAGGGCAGCCGGACTTCGCCGTGATCGACTGCGACCGTCGCCATGCGCTTCGGGCGCCAGCCCTGCTCACGCATGATCTCCTTGCACGTATCGACGACCTGCTTCCAACTCTCATAGCCGTAATGCAGCTTGACGAACTTGGCCTTATTGAAAGTCTGGTTGCAGACGAAGCAGTTCCCCTGCCCCGTATCTGCATTGAGGTAGACGCGCGATCGGCCATCGCCGCAGTCCGGGCAGTATTTCGCGTTGATCTGCATACCGGACGAGCCGCGCCCCATTTTGTAGGGCAGGCTCTCGCGGTCGAAGAAGAACTCGAGATCGAGGTTCTCTGTGATCTCCTGGAAAATGTTGTCGCTCATACGCGCCCCATAACCTTCGTCAGGAACTTCAGCTTTTCTCTGTCCTGGCGGATCAACAGCGTCATGCCGTCTTCCGAGTTACGCGATGCGACCCAGTGCAGACGGGCCTCGCCAGACTGCTTCTCAGCCTCAGTCGCATTGATGCCAATCACGACGTCGGCAGTTCGGATCTTGTTGAAGTCTTCAGCGACGTCGGTCATCTTGGCCGTGTGGGCGGCTGCACCGGAGCGGTTCGTCTGGGTGGCCGACAGAAGTGCCAGGTCGTGCTTGTAGGCGATCGCGCGAATGTCGATGTAGATCGAGCGCAGGTTGTCGATCATGTTGTCCGAACGATAGTTCGCGGCCATGATGTCCGCGTAGTCGATCGCCAGCATATCGAGAACGATGCCCTCAGAGCGCCACTTCTCGAGGATGGTATCGACGCGGCTCGGCTGAAGCGTGCCAGATGCGAAGTCGCGAATGATCAGATGGCCGGCGTTCTTCTCGGCCGCTTGGATCTTCGCCTTGACGGTCTGCGGATCGTCCTTCAGGAGCCGCATAGCCGTATCTGAGAGGTTGGCGTCGAGACGATCGGCAATGATGCCCTTTGCCACTTCGCACGACAGATAGGCGGTGTTGAAGCCCAGGAGCGATGCGTTCTTGGTGAACTCGCCAAGCGAGAGGGACTTGCCGGCCTTCGCAGCGCCCATCATCAGCGACAGTTCGCGCCGACCCCAGCCAGCGTGATAGAGGTTGGCGTCGATCTCGGCATAGCCGGTCGAGATACCGCGCTTGAGGATCTTGCCGGCCTTCCAGTCCTCGCGAACCTGGGTGCGCTGCTCGATCTCCTTGAAGTAGTGATAGTCTCCTTCATCGTCCTGCAAGCCGACCGAGAGCGCCGCTTTCTGAAGCTTCTCGATACCCGCGAAGTCGCCGCGCTGAAGAAGCTCAACGCTCTTCAGGATCGCCTGCTCCATCGCCTGATACTTGGCGAAGTCAGCGACCTTGTTCATGACGTAGGAGGCGTTGGAGAGATCCGTGCGCACCGCGTCCTTGATTGCGGTCTTGATCTCGCCGAGCTGGTCGTCGCGGATGCGCTTCTTTGCTTTCTCATCCTTGATGAGCTGAGTGAGGATGCGCAAATCAGGCACAGCCTTATGCACCTGCAGATGACCCTTGATGATGCTGATGAGCTGACCGTGCGCGTCGTTGGCGAAATATGCCGGGTCGATCAGATCCTTGGTGCGATTGGCGAACTGCGTATCGCGCATGAACAGCGCGAGGGTCTTTGCCTGGAAGCCGTCATCGAACTCCCACTTCGCTGCTTCCTGACCGGCGACGTCTTCATCGTGTTCCTCGGTTGTCGCTGCTGCTACCTGGGACATTCGTCTACCTTTCGAAGTCAATCAATATTTACTGATCGCTATAGAGCGAAAAATAGCGCTATTGATCTCTGTCGAGCTTCACTTGCTTAACAGAAAATAGCGCTTTATCAGCGGGTTGCTAATGGATATGTCGATGAACGCGCTCGACCAGTTCAGGATCGAAGCGGGCCTCGACCTTATCAAGGGGCAAGCGGTTCTGATTGATGAACTGCGCCAGCGCATACCAGGGATTGCCACGCAGAGAAGCCTGCTTGAACAGCCATTCGTGGTAGTCGTTCTGATGGGCGATGTCGTCGTAGTTCTCGATCATGTATGCGGGATTGTCCGACAGATAGAGGCGCGCTGCCTGCATCTCCTCCCACTTTTCGACCGTCTTCTCGACGTCCTCGGCCTTGTAGAGGTGTTGAGCCTGCGGCAGGTGGTTCTGCCCCCAAAAGCGCAGACGCAAGCCCATGACCGTGTGAATGTATTCCTTGTAGGGCATGCCAATCGCATCTGCGACCTGCCGGCCACGCCACATACCGGAGAACTGGACCATATGCTTCTCGTTGAGCACCGCGAGGCCCGAGAAGATTTCATCGATCGACGGCACCTTGATAAAGGCCGAGGCCTTCTTGGAAAACTCGGTGGCGAAATACTGCCGGTAGACCTCGCCGAAGGCCTCGATGTAGTGACGGGTCGCCTGAAGCGGCGTCATCATCCGGTAATCGAACCACTTGGAACGATAAAGCTCCGAGTCGATCGCCAGGAGCTTCTTATCGATGAAGCGGAAGGCGACCAGATCGTCTTCAATCGGATCTGGTCGCGGCATGTCGTCAATCGGTGGTCGCATCTGCATTAAGGAATCTCTTCAGTCCATCATGAGCTTCTTCGTCGTTGCTCACTGAATAGTCAGAAAAGTCTTGGTCTTCATACAATTCGACAATTTTCTGAATGAGACCGTGCCGAACGATGTCTTCGCGGCCGAACTCGACCACGCTGACTTCCGGCAGCCGACGCAGAAGCTTGATCGCCCTCGGCATACCGGAGCTGATTCCGCGGTCGATCTGCTTCAGGTCGCCGTTGATGATGAACTTGGCGCCCTCGCCGATGCGCGTCAGAGCCATCTTGAACTCTGTGTCGGTCGCGTTTTGCATTTCATCGAAGATTACCCAGGCCTTCTTCAGCGTGCGGCCACGCATAAAGGCCAGGGGCACCGGAACGATAATCTCAGCCTGGACGAGATACTCATATTTGGCTTGGCCGAAAGCGTCGTGGAATGCCTCCTCGAGCGGGACCAGGTAGGGTCTGAACTTCTCCATGAGGTCGCCGGTCAGGAAGCCGAATGAGCGCTCAACCTCGACGTTCGGGCGGGTGACATAGATCTTGTCGATGACGCCGGCCTCGAGAGCCTCGGCAGCGCGCTGGATAGCGAACCAGGTCTTACCTGTGCCGGCCGGGCCGGTCCCAAAGACGATGTCGGAGGACTTGATGGCCGCGTCGTAGCGGCGCTGACCATTATTCTTCGCCTCGGCCAGGCCTTCCTTCTTCTTGGTGCGCGAAGGCTTGCGGCGATTGGCCTGCTCCTCGACGACGGCTGCGAGCAGATTAACGTGCTTGGTGGGCTTCACAGAGGCGCCGCGGCGCTCCTGTCTATTCGAGGACTTGGAAGAGCGGCGAGCCTGGGACATTGGTTACTCCGATGCGTCTGGATGACATCAGTTTACGCGATACGGCATCGGTAAGTAAATATTGATTGAGAGCGGAGTGCATTATTCCGCTCTCAATGGGATGACTTAGAGGGCGCTCGCCCAGGTCCAGAGAATATCCAGATCGGCAGGCGGAAGACTAAAGAGACCGGTCAACTCGGCGAGGAACGGATTGGTGCGCTCAAACGTGGTCGCCTCGATCAGCTCGGTGATCATGCGCGCCTCATCCAGCGGCGCCATGCCGAGCGACCGGATCTTGTCCTGCACGATCGCCTTGGTGATGCCGATCTCGAGCGCTGCCAGCCAAAACTGACGAGAGGACAACGACGGCATTGCGCTCCGAATTTCCTCCGGCGTAGGTGGAGTAAGGGGAACGTATGGATCGATCGGAAAGTCCGGGTGATCAATAAGCCATTGCTTAATGACCGGGCTCAAGCCGTGGGGGTCGCTTTCCCGGTATGCATGTTTAGCGTCGAACGTATCATCGCCTGAAGGATTGGAGACGTTGCATTCAATGATGAGGGCTTCCCCATCAATATCACGAGTGATTTTTGTTACCGAATTGATTATAAACATATTATGCTACTCTCTGATATAGTGCGGTCTGATAACTGCCGTCCCAACTAACGTATCCACGATGACGCCATGTGCCCGCCAATACCGCGCCGCTGCCCCAACCATCGTTGACATAGTGTGCAGCAGTGGGACCGGCGAGACGGATCACATATGTCTGATGGAGAATGCCTGTAACACCATAGCATGTGACATACGTTCCGATTGGGAGGTTCGTTTCGCTGGCGTTGGTGCCTTTATAAATCTGACTCAAATCAATGGCATGATAACCATCAACTGTATCTGCGTTTCCTGCTCCGTTAGCCCAGTTCACATTGAAGTTGGACGGGTTGTAGACATACATGTTGGTGCCGTCATTACCGCCCCAGAGCCACGACGGCTGACCGGCCTGGCCGGACCAGTTGAAGTTCAAATCAACACCACCGACGCGGATCGGATAAGCACGACCACCCACCGAGACCTTGTTTGCGAACTGGTTATTGAGGTAGTTCGACAGCCAGTCGCCGGTTCCACCCCAAAGGGTGCCAAAGACGTTGCCATCGCCCGCCAGACGACCAGAAGCACCCGCGTAGACGGTGCCAGAGGCGCTAACATTTCCCGTTACGGAAAGACCGTGCCCCATCGACACCGTGCCGCTCGCAGCGTTGACCATGAACGGGCGGAGCGCGTTGTATCCTCCGGCCTGGTCGCCTGATGCGGTAAACATCAGGTAAAGCGTGCCACCATCAAAACGCCAGAACTGACCGTAGTTGCCATACTTGATACGGTAGTTGTTGGCCGAGACAGACATAATCTCGCCGGCGCCCGTAACCTGCGCGACATTGGTCGTTCCGTTCTTGAAAACGAAACCGCGACCCGCGCCGTTGCCCATCCGGAAATACATATTGTAGTCGGACGCACCGTCGAGCCGACCACCATAGGTCGCGTCGGCTTGCGAAGACATATAGACGGAATAGGCAGCGTCACCGTTCCAGAAACGAACGCCATTCCCCTGCCCCGAGGCAAGGAGAACGTTGTTGTTGCCCGCCGCGGTATCGGAGCGCAGGAACTGGGTGCTATCAAGATCGTCGAGCAGGTCAGCCGACAGGCCAGTGCCAGGACCGTCATTGCCGGCGTGCCATACTACGTTTGCGCCAACCGTCGGCGTGACGTTGAACGTGTAGGAGTAACCAGCCTCGGCGAAGATATCGATGGTGTTGGTGCCATTTCCCCAACCGACGTAGCCGGCGCGGAGATCATCGTTCTTGCGAAATTCGACAAAGCCAGGACGAGCAAGAGAACCCGCCACGAGCTGCAGATAGCCGTTGGACCCGGTGCTATTCACAACGGCGACTGAGCCGGTGAATACACCACCCGCAGCGTTCATCTTGGAGTTAAGCGCAGCCTGGAGACCAGTGGTGTCACCAATAGCGTGAAGATGCGTAGCGGCAGCTTTCGTGTTCAGTCCGTTCTGGACGAACGCCGTCGTGGCGATCTGAGCAGTGCTGGTGTAGAGGGCAGCGGTCGGCGCGGTCGGCGTGCCAGTCAGCGCAGGAGAGGCCAGAGAGGCCTTTGCATCGAGCGCAGCCTGGAGACCAGAGACATCGGCGATCGCGTGGGTGTGCCCCTCAGTGGCGAGGCCGGATGCTGCTATCGCAGCCTTGACGTGCGCAGTGGTCGCAAGGCGAGTTGAATTGTCGGCTGCAGCCTGAGTCGTAGCCGTCGGATTGCCAGTCAAGGCAGGCGAAGCAAGACTTGCCTTTGCGTTGAGCAGAGCGGCGAGATCGGTGATATCGGCCGCGACATGGGTATGCGCGAGATCAGCCTTGCCGGCCAGAGACTGCGTAATAGTCGCGGCGAAGTTGGGATCATCACCCAGAGCGTCGGCGATCTCCTGCAGCGTGTTCAGCGTGCCAGGCGCCGCGCCGATCATCTCATCAAGAGCGGTGCGAACATACTCGGTATTGGCGATCTTGGTCGAGCGATCCCCGGCAGCAGGCGTCGGCGTCGTAGGTGCGCCGGTGAGGGCCGGCGAAACGAGTGACGCCTTTTCGTTCAATGCGGCCTGAAGGCCAGCAACGTCAGCGATAATGTGTCCATGCACGATCGCCGGCGCATATGCGGCCACAGCCTGACGAACGCGCTCGGCCGTCCAGTTGCGTTCCGTCGTTGAGGCTCCGGCTTCCGCTTCGACCCGGTCAATCGTCTGAAGCGCTACCTGGGCACCGATGTTGGTGCGCACAAGGGCGGGATCAGCGAAGTCCGCGCCATTTGCGGCCTTGAGGACGTAGTTGCCAGGCTCGAACTGATCAGCCTCGGCAGCAGACGCAGCCGCAGCAGCGGCCCAAGCCTGGGCTGCATCGCGTGCGGTTTCAGAGCCGGTCTTCGCCGTCTCAGCGTCGTCGCGAGCAAGGATTGCCACATCGCGCGCAGCTTCGGTGATAGCCTGCGCAGTCTGCGCACCAGCCTCAGCCATAGCTGCCGCATCGCGCGCAGCGTCGGCGCCGGTCTTTGCGTTCTGAGCTGCAGTCTGGGCCGTCTCAGCAGCGGTCTTTGCGGTAACGGCAGCCACCTCGGCCGCACCTGCGGCAGTCGCGCTCGACTGGGCCGCATTGCGATGGTCGAGCGCCTCCTGGGCCGAGATTGCAGCGGCATTCTTGGAAGCAAGGGCACCAGCGGCGCTACCGGAAGCGGCAGTTTCGGATCCAGCGGCAGCCGTCTGCGAGGCCGCAGCTTCGCCAGCCTTCGTGGTCGCAGTTGTCGCGTGCGTCGAGGCGGTGTTGCGGTATGCAAGCGCGTTTGCTTCAGAGGTCGCCGCATTGGTCTCGGACGCCTTGGCGTTCGTTTCAGAGGTCTTGGCGCTGTTCTCCGAAGCCAGGGCGGCAGCGGCAGAGGCCGCAGCAGCGTTCTTGGAGGTGTTCGCGTTGGTCTCAGAGGTCGCAGCAGCGATCTTCGAGGCGTTCGCGCTTGTCGCAGACGTCGAAGCCTCGCCGGCCTTGGTCGTCGCTACACCCGCCGAAGCAACGGCGATGCCTCGAGACGCGTTCGCATCAGCCGCGGCAGCCTGAGCGTCGAGCTTGGCCTGGTTCAACTCCGGCGTAACATCGCCGGTATCACCCTTATCACCCTTCGGACCAACAGCAGATGCGACGAGCTCCACACCGACGTCATCGCCGGAATAGATCTCGATAACGCCCTGGTCGGACTCGACCTGCAGAATTTCGGTGACGGTCGGAAACTCAACCTGAACGTCGCCAGCTTCGATGAGGATCTTATCCATGGATTAGATACCCCGCGTGATCGCGCGACGGACAGGGACGGTCAGCATGAAGCCGAGGTGCTGCTTCAGGCCGCTATCTGTGCGCACCATGTCGATGTAAGCCGTTCGCTCGGGCCAGCCGATGCTCATCGAGCCAGGCAGGCGCAGTTGCAGGATCTTTTCGGAGATACGCGTGATGCTGCCGTTCGCCGTGGTGAGCGTCGCCAGAATATCCTCAGCGTTAGGGTCACGCCTCACATGCGCAGTGAAGGTCGCATTGGCCGGAAAGGTGATCGGCGATTTGTCGAAACCCAACTGGATCGCCCAGTCGTAGCCGGCTGTAATAACCTGACCCTTGAACTTCTGCAGCATCTATTACTCCCAAGCGAGAACTTAGGCGCAATTGTAAATCAATATTGATTGACCGACTAGCCCCGCCATTCCCCATTCTGGTAGGTAACGAGGGTGCGTTTGCCGTTCTTGTATTGAACCGTATCGGTCACGGTCCAGCCGGACGGGCCCTTGTTGTATCCCTGGCGCAGGTTCTTCACGCCGGAGACGTAGACCTCATCCAGGATCTCAGACGAATGTTTGTCGCCGATGTTCATTGGCCGGCCAAGCGCCGCGTAGCCTGCGACCGTTCCTCGAGCACCATTGGCGCCACGGAAGCCGTGATGGCCGCATTCAACGCCGTTGATCACGTAGCTCTGACCGTCGTGCACCCAATCCACTTCTGAAACATCGACGCCGTGCTTGTCAGCAACAAGATTGACGGCATGCTGGAGAAGGGAGAAGGAGCGCGGGCTGCGGCCGGCGTCGAGATCCTGAGCCACCTCCTCGCGCCAGGCGAGGTAGGCGTCCTCGAGCTGAAGGCCAAAGCGAATATTGATACCGTCGTTGCGATAGCGCCCTTCACGCACGTAGCGCTCCAGAGCGATGTCGTGGTTTGACTCAACGACAGTCACGCTGGTGGTCGAACGCAGCTCAGCGAGCAACTGTGCGACTCCCAGCACCTCTTCAGCGACACTTTCTCGGTCACGCACAGCCACTTCGTAGCTCATAGCGTTGTCGTGGACGTTGTGATGGTTGCGCCGGTAGTTATCGAAGACGTCGTGGACGAGAACACGCTTCGGATTAAGGGTCTTCACCAGGCTGTCAGAGCGCCGGAAGGTGGCAGCATAGTTTCTCTGATCCGCCTTGTCGTTGTGCAGATCGCCAAGAACGACCACATCGACGCTCTCATCATCGATATCAACCACGCCATCTTTGACGAAGAACTCGAGGTCATAGAAGGAGCCGTCGGTATCGGCCAATAGGTGACGACAGAAAGGATCGCCGGCCTGATTGAACTCGACGATCACCGCGCCGACCTTGTGATGACTGAGCGCCTTGATGCCGGCCTTGCGCGGAATGATCTTCGGACGCGTGACCATGCCGGTCGTCATGACCTGGTGCGCTTGCTTCGAGGGATCGAGCGTCGGAACGGACTTGAGCTGGATCTTCGCGTGCGGAAACACGGTCCACTTGCCGCGCGAGTAGGTCGTGAGATCGCCGATCGGTCGATTGGCCGTCGGCAGCATGTTCATCTCGCCGGCGAAGACGAAGTTGTCGCCGAGCTCCATTTGGCCGAAGCAGAGGAACTCCTCAATCTCGGGCGCATAGGCGCGCACAGCCGGGTTGTTCTCAGCCCACCACTGCGTTTCATAGGTGCCAGGCCCGACGATGATATCGGCATCGAGGAAGTGCGCGTAGGCCTGAAGGTTCTGCCAGAAGTCGCCGTCAATCGGGCAGTCGTTCTGTGCGCCGGTCAGTATGAACTTGCGACCGCGCGGGTCGATGACGCTTTCAACCTTGAGGATATCGGTCAGCCAGGTGCGCGGGATACCTTCGGTCTTCTCGCGATCGCCAGAGGTGCGGTCGTAGCGCTCCTTGAGCGTGCCCTCGACTACGAGCGCTTCAGGGTTGATCACCGGATAGCGAGACGATGTAAGCAGACCATGCAGTTGCTCACGCAGGAGATTTGCGCGTGCATTGGCGTGGATCATCGGATCGACCGGCTCCTTCTGCTGGGAAGGACTACGGACGCCAACGCGCGAGATCAGCTCCGGAACGTTCTCGCCGGCGCGCTTTCGACCGCGCATGATCGCGGCTTTGTTCCGAACAGTTTGGTATGAAAGCTTGAGTTCATAGGCGACGTCAGCAAGGAACGGATAAGTCGCCGGATCGTTGTAGACCCTGATGAAAGCCTGATCTTCAGAAGAAAGCGTCTTTTCCGGTCCTGCTTCATTCATAGTATGTATATTCTCTATTAGTGTAAAAGATACATAGATGAGAGACGGACCGGATTACTTTCCGGTCGCAGCCAAACTCTCCCGGAGATCGTCATAATACTCGACGAGGATCCCGTTCTGATCGTCGCACGCTTTCAAAGCGGCGCGGTCCCGGCGCCAAAGCTTCTCGGTTTCAGCCTGGGCAATACGACGATCGGGAATGAGAACCGGGCGGTCGCAGTCTTTGACCTCGATCGGCAGCGCCGGCAGCTCAATCTTAGCCTTAACGGACGGCGTTAAGACGCTGCACGCTGTTGCGGTTGAGGCCACAAGCACCAGCGTCAGAATCTTGATCGGCTTCAGCATCGAGACGGGCATTTTCATTCTCCAGACGTTTCTTTTCGAGGACCAGGCCGGCGATATCCTCGCGCAGACCTTTCTCAGCAGCGGCGATGGCGCGGTCATTGGCCTGACGCATCGCCTCTTTTTCCTGTTCTGCGACGACCCCACGCGCGTCCCAGCCGCGTTCGTAGATGGCGTGGTAGGTGAAGATTGCTCCAGCGACGGCCGCAACGGCGACCGCGCCATAGATCCAACCGAGGTAAGGGGAGATGAGCGCCTTCAGCATCAGACACCCGCCAGGCAAAGCTTGGTTTCAGCCGCACGGCGCGTCACGAGACCCTTGATGGTCCGACCACCGGCCTTCACCCACTTGCCAAACTCACCGCATGCGCCGCGGATATCGCCGGCATTGAGCTTCTTCAGCATCGTGGATTTGCAGTAGGCGCCAACGCCTACGTTGTAGGCGAGCGAGAGCTGCGAGACGTAGACCTTGTCAGAAAGACTGTCGGGCGCCTTCATGCATCTACGCATGCCCTGCTCATGCTCGATCAGGCTATCGATCAGCATGTTGTTGCAGGTCTCTTTCGAGAAGCGCATGCCGGGCTTGATACCCTTGGTCTCACCGTAGCAGGCAGTCCAGATGCCCACGACGTCCTGATAGGCGTAGAGCACCAGACCCTCGAACCCACCGACGGTTTGCACGGACATGGCGCCGGCCGCGGTTAGTGCCGTGGCACCTGCGACAACGTTACGAAGCCTGGTCTTCATCTTGATCTCCAGAGATGGTCTTCTGAGCGATGAGGCGCGCAACGAGAGCGGCCATCAGAGTGAGCGGGGTCAGTAGCGCCATCACAATCGGAGGCACGCTGATCAGGGCGGGCAGAAAGGGAATGAACGCCTCGATGCCGGACAGGATCGCGGCAGCGGCGATAATCCGGACGTTCCAGGAGTTCTTGAGAATCTTCTTCCAGTCGCGGTGCAGCTTCATTTACTGCACCTCTTCTGTGGTCTGTCGCGGGATATTCGGCACGATGTAATCGGCGCGCTTGGTGACCCCATTCGTTTCGATAACCGTCGTCAGCTTGACCACGGCCTCTTTCAACTCGCCGGTCTTCTGCGTCAGCTCCTTAGTGGCCTTGCGGTCCTCGTCGGTGCGATCGAGACGAATGTCCTGTTCCTGGTTCTTCTGCTCGATGCCCTTGAAGTAGGCGACAGCATTCCAACCAACAGTCGCAAGACCGATCATTCCCGCGACGAAGCTGATCGTCGCACCGTTCACTTTAAAGGAGGGCATAGCGGCCATGACAGTGGATCCCGAGCGCGAACATGGTAAGTCAATATTGATTTACCATTATAGACGCGGCGAAATCCCCTGGCAACCGATCAGGCTGCGCTAAGTGCCGATAGTGTCGTTCTGGCCTCACCGACGAGGGCGTCGATTGCGGCAGGCGTGGTTGCCACCCCTACCCTCGCCTTAATGTCGAGCCGTGTGGTTTCGATCAGAACGGAGACCTGACGCCAGCCGTGAGCCAGCGACAAAACGATTGCAGCCTGGTCGAGCAGATTGACGCCATTCATGATGGCTTCGGCTGCCAGGTGCGGCACCAGGCTTGGGGAGATCGAAGGATCGGCCGTGATCATCTCGGCCTCCTTCTCCTTCTGGGTGTAGACCATCTCCTGACCGGGAGCGACCGTGATGTAGCTCGATCGACTAACGCCGGCGAACGCATCAATGGTTCGATAGGCCACATCGCGGATAGGTGTCAGATCCTTGGCAATAGAGAGCTTCACGATGCAACAATCTCCGCGTTGAAGGGTAAATAAGGCCAGTGGTCGATCTCGATGCGGTAGGTCGCCGGCATGGGCGAGCTGATCGAGATCGAGCCTCCCGCCACCTCATGCTCCACATCATCGATTTTAACGACAACAGGGTCCGGCAGGCCATGCATGACCGCCTCATCCACATCGTCGGCTGCAATCTGCGTCTTGGAGATTGAGAATGCAGGTCGATCGGTGATCACGTCATCGAGGACATACTGAGTCACGTCGTCGGCGCTGCCCAAAATCAACCCCTCGCCCTGCCTCTTCTGAAGCTCCACGTCTGCGAAGACACAGAAGCCGGTTCGGTCAATCCTGCCCGTTACAGGATCAAAGATGGTGAAATTTACAGTCATTTGCGGGTCGATTTGTTCTTCGCTCATTGGTTCACTTCTTAATCAAGAGGGCCGACATAAAACGCTCCCTGCAGTTTGCCGAGCGCGTTCCGTTACCGCCGCTGTGGCCAATGCGAGCCATGAGTTCGTAGGTGATCGTTCCGGCGCCAGGAGCACTGTCGTAGAAGCTCAGAAGGAACTTGTCAGTTCCAGTGTAGGTGGTGTTGCTCGACGAGTTCGCCCCAACCGACTGACTGCGCAACGTTGCGCCGTTTCGCCTCGCATCAACAATGAGGTCGATCCCGACAGATCCACCGTCGTTTGTCGACCTGGCAGAGCACGTCGCGATAACGTCGGCATTAAAGATGATCGGAGCACCGGTCGGGTTGTAAACGGAGATGGTTCCGATGCTATAATCCACGCTGGGGACCGAAAGGCCAATAGCGCCCCCGCCATACATACCCGCGCCCTGAGTAACGGCGTTGTTGGCGATCAGATCCGTGATCAACGAGCCGTCTTGAACGAGCACGCGCGCATCGATCCTGTCAGCGGTAATATGCTCACCGTTGATTGCCTTTGCCTTGACGTGAATACTTTCGATCGCCTGCGTTTGGACGTGAACACTCGCGATGGAGTTCGCCTGCAGGTGGTTGCCGTTGAGCTGGTTGAATTTCAGGCGGTCGCCAGTCAGGCTGTCAACTTTAACATTGCCACCGTCAATGACCGTCCGACCATAGGTCGCGTTCATCGTGTCACCACCGCGGTAGGTGGCAAGCACGATGCAGTTGGATGCGAACGCAGTCGCAACGTTGGTCGTAACCGAGAGTGAGGTCGCGTCCTTCACCCAGTAGACATACATGGTGCCGGACGACCAGACGCCCGTCGAACCAGCAGCGATCGATCGCGTCGTAGGCGTGCCGGCGTCGTTGACGTAGCTGATGGTGCCGGCCGTCCAGCTCGCGCGGTTCAGGGCCGGCGCGTTGTGTTCGAACTGCACGCCATCGAGCGAGATATTGCGCATACCGATGATCGCGGCATTCGCGGCAAGGGTGTTTGCAGCGATCGCACCACCGTTGATCTCGGTCGAGTCACCGCCCATCGCCCAGTTGGCAATCGTGCCATTGTTGGAGATCCGGACGCGGCCAGGATCAATCAGCGTGGAAGCGGCGTTGATGCGGGCAGCCGGGTTCGACGCGCGGTCGCGAACCGTGCCGAGCGTGTCTCCACCACCGACGATGATCGAGTTGGAGATCGTCGTATTGGCCTGGAGCTTGTCGGCGGAAAGCGACAGGATCTTCGCCGAGGTGATAACGGCGTCGCCAATCTGGACAGAGCCAGTGATGATCGCGTCGTTAGCAACGAGCTGCTGAGCGCCGATGGTGCCGGCCAGAATGTTGTTACCATCCTGCATGACCTTGCCATCGGCCATCTGCACGTCGGTTCCACCGCGATAAACGCCGACCGGGAAGCCGCCTACCGTAAAGATCGCCGAGATCGAGGTCGTGGTGCGCAGCGTCGTCTCACCCTCGACGTAGTAGAGGTAGAGCGAGCCAGCGGTCCAAGTTGCATTGCCGGCCACGACAGTCTTGGTCGTCGTGCCAGAGAGCTGTGAACCAACAGAAACGTCGAAGCTCGTCCAGGCGACCTTGTTTGCGGACGGCGAGTTCGGCGTCAGCGTCAGACCAACAATGGTCATGCGCTTCGGATCAGGCATGACTGCGGTCTGGGCAGACGAGACCGCAGTCAGGCCAGACTTGTTGCCAGACGTATCGACCGCACGCAGCCAGTAGTAGCGCGTCGTGTTGTGCGCGAGGCCAGTGCGCGGGAAGCTCGTGCCGATCGAGTTTGCGATAACAACGGCATCGGCCGAGACGTTCGTCGTGCCCTCAAGGATCTCGATGATCGCCAGGTCAGCGTCGGTCGGATTGACCCACGACAGCCACAGCGAGGTCAGGCCGGGAGTGACTGTGAAGTCGGTCGGCGCAGCAGGCGGCGTCGTGTCCTTCGCTGCGACATGCATGATCTCTGCGGAGTAGTTCGACACATTGGTGTTGCGGTCGCGGGCGCGGATCTTGATCTTATATGTGACAGCCGGAATACCGTCGAACTCGAACGGGCCGTTTGCGACCGGGAAGCTGACGTAGTTGCCCGAGCCCTGCTTAATCTGCAGGTCATAGGCAGCCATGTCTTCTTCGGTATTGGCATCCCAAGTGACCGTAACGCGCGCGATGCCGTTTGCAACGACCGAGGTCGCGGCAAGGCCGGTCGGCACCCCAGGCGGGGTCATGTCAAATTCAAGCTCGGTGGCGACCTGCAAGGGCGGCGAGATATTCAGGCCGGTCTTGCCGAAGGCGTCATAGGCCGCAACACGGATAAAGTAAGTCGTCAGCTCCTCGCCAGGAAAGACGAAGGAGCCACCCCTACCATCATAGCGCGGCGCGGTCGTGTAGGGGTCGAAGGTGTCGTTCTTCTCGACCCAGACCAGAACGCCTGCGAAATCGTCATCTACCTGAGCCGGCCAGGACAGGTGAATATTCTTCACCGCGACGAAGAAGGCGGGATTGAAGACAGCCGGAACCGGGTTGGAGACAGTGATCGTCGCCGGGTTGCTCTGTCGCTGAAGCGTGTCCGTAACCGTTACGTCGAAGCGCAGCGTGCGGGTAGGACCGGTCAGTCCCGCAAGCTTCGCATCAGCCGCATTCATCTCCAGCGTATAGCCGTAGTTGGTCGTCTCGACCTTCTGGGTGCGCAGGAGCTTGCCCGAGGTCACATCCCAGACCTTCACAGTGTTGAAGGCGTAGAACGGGCTGCGGACGTTCGCAACGGACGAGCCGGTCGCGCTCTGCGCGGTGCTTTCGGCGAAGTTGTTCTGCCAGGTGACGTTAGCGACCTTGCCGGAGAAGTGAATGCCGTTTTCCGAGCCCTCGAGTTTGAGGTCGGAGACCGTCGGGCCGGCAGCGATCGCCCAGCCGGCAATCTCATAGACGATCGTCGCCGGCTGTGAGCGCATCGACGAGTGGCTGATCGCGTAGACGTAGAAAGTGTAATCGCCGGTCGGCAGTTCGGTGATGTCGATCGAGTTGTTCTTGGTCGTGCCGACGATGTTATAGCCGGTCGATTCCGACAGCATCGCGACTTCGTATTCCTTGGTCAGGAAATCGCGCGGGTTCGTCCAGGACAGCGTGAGCGTCGACTTCGGGAGACCGTTCTCGATGTAGCTGACTTCGTCGACGCGCAGATTTTCGACCGGCAGGCTTTCATTCTTCGGGCGCGTATACTGGATCGGCTGGAGCGTGCGCATATCCTCGACGCGAGCGTATTTGTTCGGGTCGTGGAATAGCGCTGTGATTTTAAAGGTGTTCTTGCTGTCTTCCTTGATGGTCAGCACGCGGTATTGGCGCGGTTGCACGTCCGTGCCGCGCATGATCCACATCGAGTTGACCAGCGGTAGATCGTCGAGCGGCTGGGCGAGAACAATGCGGTCGTAACCGACGCTCTCACCTTCCTCGAAGATCTCATTTGCGAAGGAGGCGATGTTGCACAGCTTCACCTCGCCGTTCGGCAGGGTGACGTAGATCTGGTAGGTCGCGCCGAGCGTAGGCTTGAAGGGACCATCGAGCCAGAGCTGAGTTTCCTCGGCAGCCTTCAGACGACCACCGATGCGCACCTGCGCCTTTGCAGGATCGGCGATCGCAATGATGTTACCCGGTCGAACGTCGGTCGCGTCCCAGGAGGTCGCGAAATCAACCGTCTCGGTCTCGTTCTGCTCGACATCGAGGATCCACTTGCCGTAGCGATGCGCGAGCGCACGCGAGGTGCAGCCCTGAAGCTGCACAGCCTTCTCACGCCAGCCCCAGCGCTGAAGCCCCTCGTCGTTGACGACCGGCTCGATGTCGGAGCGATAGAAGTCGTCGGGATTGTTGTAGGTCACGAGCGCGACCGTGTGGCGCGCCTTCTGCGAGGTTCCCGAATAGTTGAACTCGGCACCGAGGACGTTTGCCGGCGAGAACAGCTTAACCGGATCCTCCGGCATGTCGGCAGTCGCAAAGACCTGGCCGAGCGACCAGTAGGCCATGCCGCGCCATGCCGTCGAGATCTGCTGAAGCACGCGCCAGGCATCCTCACGCGACCGCAGAACGCCGTTGAAGGTGTAGCGGGGCTCATAGAGGTCAGCGCCGGTCGTGAAGTTCTTGAAGCCCGTCTTGACCTGCTGATCGCAATACTGGGCAATCGCGTAGAGCGACCACTTGTCGACGATCTGCGCCGAGACAAACTCGCCCAAACCATAGCGATCGTTGGTCAGAAGGTCGTAAAAGATCCAGGCCGGGTTATTGGTCCACGCCTGCTTGAAAGTGCCGTCCCAAGGGCCGTTATAGGTGCGAGCGATCGGATCGTAGTTCTTCGGAACCGAGATGATCAAGCCGCGGTAGCGATAGTTACGCGCCGGGATGGACTGACCCATATCCTCGGCGTTGACTTCCATGGCGACCAGCGCAGTGTGCGGATAGGTGAACTTACCCTCGACGAGAACCGTGTAGCTCTCGAAATAGGTGTCGTTCGCAACCGTATCTTCAGTGCTGTCAGGCGACAGGCGGCGAACACGCAGATCCCAGGGGCAACCACCGAGCGGCAGTTCGATCCGGTGAGCGCGCTGCACGGCCGAGGTCGTCTTCTGATTGACCAGGTGCTCAACGTGCGCGGACTGCCACTCGCCCTGATGACCGCGCACCTCAATTTCATAGGAGACCGAGGTCGTCTTCAGCTTGCCGCTCTTTTCGTCCTGACGAACGAGTGACGGCAGTCGAACGACAACGCGCACGGCATCGGCGTTCTCTTCGTTGATAGTGCGAAGAACGGGGCCGGTGCTGTATTTGACCTGCGTGTCGACCTGGAATGGCGTTTCAACCTGCGGAAATCCGGTCAGGTGTTCCTGGTCGGGATAGCCCTTGCGCTGCGTGATGAGAACGTTCTTGAAGTTCTCAACGCCGGTCTCATTCTTGACGGGCGTCTGCTCGAAATAGACGCCGCGGCCTGCTTCAGCATCGGTGAGCGCCACGCCGTCAGCGACGAGACCGACGCACGGACCTTCAGAGACGATCTCGACCCAGCGGGCGCGCGCCTTCGAGCGCAGCGTATTGCTTGCGTTCGAACCGCTACCACCACCTTTACCCTTGCCACCGCCCTTGGAGCCGCGAACAAGCTCGTCGCCGTCAATCATCATGCCTTAGTTCCCAAGCTGTTCGATATCGATGCCGATCGAGGCGACGACGCCGCCCGTAATCACTTCGCCGTAGACAAGCGGCAGAGCCCCGCCCTGCTCGTAGGTGCTGCCAGGACCGGAGAGCAGGAAGCTGTCCTCCTTCTCCTCCTTCTTCTCTTCGGGTGAGAGCATCTGGCTGACGCCGGCGACCGCGAGGGCTACACCGAGCATCGCCATGTTGCCGTAGGTCGCGCCGCCCAGGGCGCCACTCATGATCGGGGTTGCGAGCGCACCACCCGAGAACAGGAAGGCAGCGCCAACGAGCGCCACGCCAAGAACGATCTTGAGCAGGCCACCGCGCTTGGAACCGGCGACATGCGGAGCGATGTGCAGCGGCGCGCGGCCGAGCCGGTAGGTAGTGCAGAGCTCAAGGTCGAGATCGCGCCCCTTGTCGATGTCATCGCCACGCACGACGTGAAATTCGCCGGTGCGCATAACCTGCTCGAAGCCCTTGAAGTTGACGCAGAGCGCGCGAACAGCTTCGGCAGCCGTCTCAACTTCCAGCTCGATCTCGTATCCGAAGCGCTTACCCAGTTCGCCGTGCAGGTAGATCTTACGCATCGGCTTTTCCCGTATAGCGGATCCACATTTCGGCCTGGCGAGCCCACAGACCCGCAGGTTCGCGCCGAGACAGACGTCCAGGGAAATGCTGAGCGATCGTGTCCTGCGTCAGCAGCACGCCACCGTGATTGAACTTGTCGGAGTGCCACTTGAGAAGGAACACGTCGCCCGGTCGGACGTCGGACGTCGCAACCTCGGTGAAACCTTCGCCGGCCATGCCGTCGATGTAGAGATCTTCACCCTGCTTGAACCACTCGGGATCGCGCGGCTGTTCGGAGATCAGGTGCGGCGCGTGCGGCCACTCGACGCCCTGAAGCGCACACCCTTCCCGCCCCAACCGAAAGACATCGCGGATGAGCGCGAAACAATCGGTCACTCCTGAAACGAACTCACGACCAAGCAACGGCGGAATATTGTCGTCACCCCAGATGATCGGCTTACCAAGGCGGTCCTCGTCGACCGGAATGATCGCCCAGGGCAGGTCCGATTTCATCTGGCCGATCATGTCCATCTTGGACGGATAGAGCGGACCATTCGGGTGCGAGTGCACGATCGCCTGCATCTTGCCGGTGCGGATCGCGTTCTTGTAGTCAGCCGGATGAATCGCGAAGTCCTGCGTCGGATCTTCGGCGATGTTGCGGCAGCGCATGTATTGCCCGCCCACGACAATGCCGCAGCTCTCCTGCGGGTAAGCTTCACGCGCGTGCGCCTGCGCGGCGCTGACAACAGCGTCGGTGAAAATCATCCTCGAACCCTTCCAACACCTGGGAAGCCGCCAAACGGCAGCGGATTGGCCTCGCCGAAGCGAACCTTGCAGCAGTTGACCGAGCGCGACGGCTGATCCTTGTCGATCGTGGTCGGGCGATCCTGCTTGTCGAAATACTGACTGCCGCCATACGGGCAGAGCGCCTTGGAATAATCGAAGGTGCCCGAGTTGCGGTTGAATGCCCGGTAGCGGAACAGGCAGGTGTCGCGGATCACCTGGCGACCCGGCAGCTTCTTGCCTTCCTGATCGATGGCAGCCGAAAGCTCCCACTCGACGAAGACGGAGTTCTCCGAGGTCTTGCGGTCAATCTTGAAGACGTCAGGTCCGAAGATGGCGCTCGGATCGGGATCATCGCCGTCGTCGAGATGCTGCCGGAAGGTGCGAACGCGCCGAAGCTCGCAACCCAGAAGATCTCCATAGGTATTGAGCGCGGACTGGATCAGACCGTCGGAATTGGCAATACGAATGACCGGCGTCGGTAGAGCGCCCTGACCGGAGACCTCGAAGCCCTCGAACTCAACGTCGCACGGCTGATACTCGATACCATCATGGACGACGGCACCACCTTCGACGCGACCCTGCACAAAGTAAAAAATCCCGCCCCCGACCGACGTTGCGTCGAGTCGAAAGAGCGAGACGTATTCACCTGGGGTGAGGCTCTGCGCCGTCTGGTAGATCGTAACCATAATGCTCCTGAAATGAAGCCATATGGTAAATCAATATTGATTGACTGACAACGTTTGAATTATACCTCGTGCGTCCACGACTGCACAAAGGTCGCTGCGATCTTTCGCGTGCCATCGTTGTTCACGGTGTCGTCGAACTCCTCGCAAGTCCACTTGACGGGCACGCTCTCGCGCGGCGGGGTGTAGTAGAAGGCGCGGTCGCCTCCTCTCTGCTCGAGGAAGTCGGAGATAGCCCAGGCCTGATCATCGATCAGAACCTCCCAGACGAGCGTCAACTCGCGCCGGCGATGGTTGATGCCGGCGCGTGTGACCTGAGTGTATCCCTCGCCGAACTCGGCCTTCAGAAGGTTGAATTTGGTCTTGCGACCGGTGCCAGGCGACGGCTGGACCGGAGGCTCGAACGTCGGAAGTGCCATTACCTACCCTTTCCTGCACTGAGGAGATTTCCAGGACGCATCTGCCTGGAAAGCTCATCGACCACTACGCCACGCATCGTGCCCTCGATCTGCGAGCTGATCTGCTTTGCGAGATCCGTGTTCTGCTCGGGCGTGCCACCGCTTGCATTGACCGTAACCGGAGCGTTGATCGAGACTTGGTTCACCTGACCTCCGCTGTTCATCTGCGCGCCAATTGCGCCCATTTGCTCCTTGGTGAAGATACCTTCGTCCTTTTTGGCGATGATCGGGATTTCACCCGGCAGAAGGCGCTGACCACCGATCTGATTTGCACCAGAGTGATACTTCTTGGCATTCTTGAAGACCGACGGATTGACCATGCGGGTCTGGTGGACGCCGCGGCCGAGAATGGCGCCGGTGTGTGCCGAACCCACGGCAACACCCTTGCCCTTCGTCAACAGACTGCTGGCGCCCTTACCCTGCTTTGCGGCGGGGGCAGCCCCTACGGTCTGCTTCGGCCCCATGAAGCCGCTCATGATCTTCTTGACCCACGTATTGATGATGTCACGCGCGATCGACTGAAGCGCCTGCTTCCAGTCGCCCGTCCCCATGATGAGATCCGTGATGCCGCCTGCGAGCGTGTCCATCCACTGCGTAGACTGCTTCTGCAGATTGCCCTGGAGATCAGACCATTCTCGCATCTGCTTCGACATTGGATCCTGCGCGGCATACTGCTTGCGGATCTGTGCCTTTTCAGCCTCGAACTGGCGCGTCGCCTCGACGTCCAGCAGACCGGCCTGCTTGTAGTAGGCCATCTTGGCGTCGACTTCGGCGAGCTCCTGGTTCATCGCAGCCTGGCGAGCCGCGCTCTCGCTCATCAGCCCGCGCTGAAGCTCGCGGGTCCGGCTGTTGGAGTTAGCGACGTCCTGCAGAAGCTCGGTCTGACCGAACATGGCAAGCGCCTGGCGCTTCTTCTCAATGCCGGCGCGATACTGCTCGGAGTCCTTGCCATAGACGGTCTCGAGGTCGCGGACGTATTTGTCCATGTCCTCGCGCATCTGCACCAGGCCGGAGCTTTCAAGCCGGACATTTGGATCTTTCGCCTTCGCCTTCAACTCGTTGATCTGGCGCTGAAGCTGAAGCTCCTGCTCCTTGATGCGAACTTCGGCGCCTTCGACGTTGCCAGCGGCTTCCTTGCGATCGGCACGCTTGTTCTCAGCCTCGTCGAGCTCGCGGGCGATCCGGAGAAGCTCCTTGTTCTTCTCGCTATTCATGTTCTTGTCGCCGAAATCACCCTTGGCGATCAGCTTGGAAACGGCGCGGTAGTTCTTATCGAGACCGTCGAGACTCTCCTTTGCCTCTTCGATCTTGCGAACCATCTCGGTCTTCTGGTCGTCGGCAGCCTGAGCCTTCTGCGCCGCGGTAAGCCGATTTTCCTCGTCGGTCAGCTCTGTCGTCGCGGCAACGCCGGCTTCGATGAGCTGGTTGCGCTTCTCAAGGAAAGCATTCGCCTCGCCGTAGACCTGATTGGTATCGACGACGGACGGGCCGGCAAATGGATTGTTGATGTCGAAAGGCTGCTTGAGGTTGACGCGCGGCATCTCGAAGCCAGCAGCCTTCTCGACCGTCGGGCCGCGGCTTGCGTTGGAAAGCGCCTGGTTGATCGCGCCGTCAGATACGTTCGCAAGCGATGTCCACTCCTTGCGCAGACCGGCCAGTCCCTCGCCCGACGTCAGACGACGGTTAAGCAGATGCGAGGCCATGGCGTCCTGCATCTTCTCGTCGAACAGCTCATCGCCCGACAGACCCATTTCACGAATGAGACCCTCGAGCGTCTGACCGACGATCTGATACTTGCCGAGCGCAGACGAGCCCTTGCCGTCACCATACTTGGCGCGGTTTGCCGGGTTTGCGAGCATCATGCGCTGAAGGTCGCGGACCTGCTTTAGCGACATGCCGACGAGGTTCTGCGAGCCACCCGTCCATGCGCCGTTATCAAGCGTGGCATTGTAGTTGCCGCCCGACTCCCCCTTGGCGATCAAATCAAGCATCGAGCCGGAGAACGCAGTGATCCGCGGAGCTCCTCCACCGAACGGGCTGTTCATCATGCTCAGGCTATCGAACGAAAGACCGTTGAGCGAGGTGCCGATGCCAGAGACGATACCCATCGTCTCGCGCAGCACGTCATTCATCGTGGTGATCTTGCCGATCGTCTGCTGACCAAAGGCCTTGTCCATCGACACGCCGACGGCATCCGTGACGCGGCCCTGCATGGTCATACCGCGAACAGACTCCTGGAGAGCTGCGAGTGCGGGCGAGTTTGGACCCAGACCCTTGTAGCCGCCCTGCTCAATCTTCATGCGGATCTTTTCGCCCTCGGTCAGCTCGCGACCGAGCGCCTTCTGCTCGAGCTCCATGCGCTTTTCGATGAGCTTGATCCGCGCGTTTTCGATATCGCTTTGGAGATCCTCGGCGCCCTCGTTCATCTCCTCGAGGGCAGCCTTCTTCAGGATCAGATTGGCGATTTCTTCGCCGAGTTCGCGCACCTGGGTGACAGACGTGTCGCCATAGGCACCACGCGCGAACTTGGCGAGAAACTCACCCAGCTCGTCATTGGCGCCACCCAGCTTGTCTTCCAGGCCGTGAACCTCGTCCTGCGTCTTGCCGAAGAGCTTCTCCAGCTTCTCGAGATCTCTCTCCGTGGTCGAGGATGCGCCGATCGAGGGAAGCTCGCCGGTGATATTGAGCGCCTCGCGTTTCTGGCGCAGCTCATCCAGCTTCTTCGTCAGCTCGTCGATCTTGAGCTGGTCAGCAAGCTGCATCGGGCCATCGCTCTTGTTCTTCGCCCAGACGTCATCGAGCGCACCCTGGATGAGCTTGCGCTGCGTCTCGTAGAGATTGCGGGCGTTCTCAGCGAGACGCTCTGTGCGCTCCTTTTCGAGCTGATCAATGCTGCGGCCGGCCTTGGATTCAGCAGCGATGCGCTCATCCATTTCCTTCTGAATGGCAGCCTGGCGATCGCGGTAAGCGCGCTGCTCGGCCGCTTCACGCCGGTCAAGCTCGCGCAGGGCGAAATCCGTCGCCTTCTTGGCGTCGTCTTCGATCGCTTTAATCTCGGCCTGCTTGAGGAGCTCCTCGTCCTTGCGGATCTGCGCCTGGCGCTGGGCTACGTCGTATTCTTCCTCGAGCTGGCTGCGCAGAGCCGAGCGCTGGTTAGCCTTGCTCTCGTCGCTACCGAGGAACAGGCTGTTCTTCACGGCACGATTGATCGTCTGTAGATCCTTGGTGAGATCGGCCTTCCGGCGCGCAACGTCCTTCTGAGCGTTGCCGAGCTGGTCACGCGCAACGTCACCGAACTCGCGCAGGGTCGCGATCGCTTCCTTACCGCGGCTGCCGAAGATATCGAAGGCATCGGCAATCTCATATACGGCCAGGCCGACGATAGCGGCAGCAGGTGCAACAGCCGTCATGGCGCCAACCATGCCCTGCAATGCGCGCGTAGCCTGGACTCGCGCCAAGCGATCGAGACTGGCGACAGAGGTCGAGGTATTCTGGAGTGCGCGCTGGTGAAGCAGAGCTGCGGCGTTGGCCTTGGCAAAGTTCATGCCGAGCATGTTGAGGGCGATGCTGAGCGAGGCATAGCCGGTCTTCAGCGAGCCGAGGAGCGAGATCCCGACCTTGCCAATCGCAACGAAGGCGGCAAACTCAGCCAGATTGCCGATCGCAGCGCGGAACTCGATTGCCTTTTCGACAGCCCACTGCAAACCTCGAGCGATCGAGGAAAGTGTCTGACCGACTTCCTTGGCGAAAACCTGACCGCCCGAAGACGCCAGCAGGTCGTTGAAGTCGCGAAGCTGTTCGGCGACGGTATGGAAGAAGCCACCCTCATTAGCATCGCCGGTCTTCAGATCGACGTCACCGATGATGCGGGCGAACTGCTGAAGTTCCGTCTTGGCGCGCGAGAGCTGACCGGAGAAGGTCTGCATCATGCGAACAGCCGAACCGCCGAAGGAGCGATCGAGCTCCTGGTAGAAGGCTTCGAGCGAGGGCTTTGCTGCCATGCGACCGGTAGCGATATGATCGACGAGGGTTGCGATCGACACGCCCATCGATGCGGCCATCAGACCCATTGCCTGCGGCATGGATTCGGAGATCTGCTGCCTCATCTCTTCCATCTGGATGACGCCCTTACCGGACGCCTGGGAGATACCCAGAATGGTGCGCTCCAGAGCCTCACCGTTACCACCGAAGGCCGAGACGCCATCGACGAGCGACTGCAGCGAGCCCTTCATCGGGTCAGTGCCGGTCGCTTTCAGCTTGGTGAAAGATGCCGTGAGGTTGTCGAGCTGAAACGGCGCTTCGCGCGCCATGTCGACGAGATACTTGACCTGGTCGGCCGCGTCAGTGACGGGATCTGCTGCCGAGGACATCGAGCGCAGCATGTGCGTCAGACGTTCGAACTCGGCATTGGTGCGAATAACCGCGCCAACCCAGGTGTCCTGAATATTGATGATCTTGTTGAAGCCGATTGAGACGGCCGTGGTGACGATCGAGACGTCGCGAAGGGTCGAGAGGAAGCCCTGGCTTGCTTCCGACGCCTTCGACATCGACGTGACGACCATCTGACCATCAGCGGCCATCTTGCGCAGGGCGGGCGAGGAGCGAGCAACGTTGCGGTTAAACTGCTGCAGCGTCTCGCCGGCGTGCATCATGCGCGTCGTGAACGAGCCATCCACCAGTTCCAGTTCAACCTTAATCGCCGTCATTCATTCCTCACTAAATCAGTATTGATTTACTTGCCGTTGCGCATGATGTGCGCTCTCAGTGACTCCAGACCTTCCCGGTCGAGCCCCGGATCTGGTGTGGCTGGGTCGTCGACCACAAGGGTCCGCGCGACAGGTTGGAAGACGTAGATCTCGCCGGCTCGTTCGGTGAGGTGCTCGTTAAGCTTGGTGAAGCTCTCCTGATTGGTCACAGCGCCCAACAGGTGAAGCATTCGCCGGTCGTCGGCTGCCTGAAGACGCTCGCAGACCGAATTGAAGGCCCAGAACTTCTTGATCGGCATTTTGAGAAGGTCTTTCTCCCGAAAGCGAAAGACCTTCATCAGTCTCGCGTAGACGAGGAAGAAGTCGACAGACTTCAGCTCGCCTTCGGAGCCTTTCCCGGCTTGCCTTCGGCAGCTCCTTCACCAGGAGCGGCTTCTTCAGCCTTCTCGCCGTTCGCAGTCATGACGTAATCGCGGATCTTGTGGAGCTGCGTCAGGCGAAGCCCCTGGAGTTCCTGCGCCGATACGGTCGGAAGCGCGCGCTGGATGATGCCGATGATGACTTCGTATTCCTTTTCGACGGACGCGCCGACGGCCAGGCTTTCGATTGCGCGCACGTTGGCAAGGAAGTCGCTCACAGAGCTTTCCTTCACCTTGTGATCCTTGCCGTTGAGCTTCACGGTGAAGTCGATATCAGCCTCGACGGAATCCAGGTCGAGATAAGTGGTGGACTGATTTGCCATGGTGCGAGTTGATCCTCTGAAACGAAAAAGACTTACTGGACGAAAATCCAGTAAGTCAATTTTGATTTACTTTGCGGGGCAAAGCAAGAGATTAAGCGGCAGCGGTCTCGTCACCGACTGCAAAAAGACGACCCGAGGCGTCAGCGTAGCCCTTGAAGACCACGTTAAAGATGCGCTCCTGGTCCGTCTGGTAGGCGAACTGGATAGCGCCGGAGGTCATCGCCTTGAAGATCGTGAAGTCGTCGCGGGCGTCGACAGCACCCTTCGGGCGCAGAACGAGCTTCTTGGCGAGCTTCAGGAGCGAGATGTTGGTGCCAGTTTCGACAACGACCTTCGCCTTCGTAGCATCGACACCACCGGCCATACCGGTGACGGTGACGTTCGCCGCGGTGACGACGGTCTTGGTAATCGCGACGTTGCCGGAGACACCGCGGTTGGAGGCTTCCAGGTTGACGGTCGCAGCGTTCGGCGTCGCGAGGATGCCAAGGCTGGCGTTGTTGATAGCAGCGGCAAGCGCGATAGCGGCAGCACCGATCGTTGCCGGAATAGCCATGTCACGCGAACCGCTCGGTGCGGTCTTGAAGGTAAAGTCGAGGCCGTCGATGGTGATCTTGTCGCCGTTGACCGGAGCCGCAGTCGAGAAGACAACCGTGCCCGTCGCCTTGGCGCCGTCGGTGACGAGGGTCGAGCCCGGCATAACGCGCGCAAGGTTCTCGAGCGTGGTTTCGGCCATCGGGATCGTCACCTGAACCGTGCGGCCGGTGATGATTTCGTCGATCGGGGTCTCGCCCATCTGGTCGACAGTCACTTCGTGGGTGTTGGTCTGAACTTCAACCTCAACACCACCCTTGGTGAAACCAAGGTCGGCAGAGTCGAACAGGGCGGTGCAGACGCCCAGCTTCACGTTTTCGGTATTCGAAGGCATGAGATTTCTCCTCTACGTGGTGCCGTCGGAACTAAGTCAAAATTGATTGACCATATGATACAGGCAGCAACGACCATCGGTCAATCAATAATGATTGACTAACGACGAAGCATTGCGTAGAGGATTTAGTTTGGCCTCAGATCGACTTCATTGTGAAAGCGGTCTGAAAGTTGATCGACCACTCCGTAAGGTTGCCAACAGCAGACGGAAACTGAATCGGCAGAGCTTTCGGATAGAAGACCTTCAGGTGCACCCTGCCCCGCTCAGCATTGGCCTCGTAGATCTCCTCGGCTGTCACCGTCAGCAGCTTCATCAGGTCATTGGCGAGCTTGCGCCCCTCGGAAATCTTGTTGTGACGAACAATGACCTTCAGGCCAGGCTTGTAGAAATCCGGCAGGCTCGGGTTTACATGAATGCCGTCGAGCGGTTCAAAGAGGCCGATCGCGACCTTGGCGTCAGCCGGTATGGTCGAGCGATAGATAGTTTCGCCGGAGACGCCGAGGCCTGCGTCCACGATCTTCTTGACGATGATATCCCAGATCACTTGATTGTCTCCGTGATGACCCCGATCATACGGGCGTTGAGCTTGTCTTCTTCCTGCGCGGCTGCACGCGTCAGGAAGCCAGGGCCAACCTGCTCTTCCTGACTATCGTTCTTCGCCTGGGATGCCTCACCCAAATTGTAGTCACCCTCATGCATGTAGGCGGCGTAGTCCTCGACCCGCACGCCGTTGATTTCGGGCAAAATCACGACGTCGATCGCCAGGCGCCGGCGTGAACCTTCGTAACCAACCTGCTTGACGATCGCCTCCTCGAGATTGTGCTTCTCGACCGGCGCCATCTTCTTCGCGGTATCAACGATGCGATCTGCAGCCGCGTGCATTGTCTTACGGGCGTTCTCGTGGACGCGCGCTCCGATATTACGCAGGCGCAGCGCGTTCTCGGTGATGCCTGTGACCTTCATCTTGATCATTCCGCGACGTGCTCCAGAGATACCTCGTAGTGATCGAGTGCACCGGAGACAGTGAAGCGCGGGTGAATACCGACGACGCGCAACGTCATACCGACGAGCTCGATCAGGTCATCCACCCCAAGCAATTGCCCGGTCAGGATCTTCGATTCGGCGACCATCTGATCCGCCTGGCCGCGCGAGGCCGAGCTGTCAGAACGAACGGAAGTCTTCTCCGAGCTGGCAGCCAGGCGCACAACGGATAGCGGCAAAGGCAGCACCGGGCCGTAGGTCTCTTCGCCATCGAGGTTGCGCCCCGTCTTCTGCTTGTAGACACCCATTCGATTAGGCGCGAACATGCGAAACCTCCATCTTGAGCCAGGCGTTTGCGTTGGGGTGAAAGACCGTTTCGCGGATCTCCGAATAGGTCGGAAGCTCCGTGCTCGAGGAGAGCGCGATGACCAAACCATCATGCTGCGCGTCTGGCGAGTGATGCGCGACGACTGCGCGCTCGAGGCCATGGTCAGCCAGCGTGAAGAGAACGATCTCGTTGTAGACCGATAGAACCGTCTGCCGCCAGACCGAGCGCACGAAGAGCTTCGACTCCCACTTGCGCGACGCCTTGTCGTGGAAGAAGAACGATAGATCAGCCTTGTTGCCGACCATATATTCGATCATGGCCGCTCTGCGGGATCGACCGGACGAGTTCGCGGCCAGGGAGACCTCGAGCTTCACCCGCTGAATAGATTTTCGCATCGTCGCAATGTCGCGTGACGCTTGCGCGAGAAGTTCGTCTGAAAGATAGCTGCCCGATACGCTCAGATGCTCGAGAGCTTCGTCCGACAGATTATCTGCATCGATGCTCGCAATTTCTTCAAGCGTCGCTGTGCGCGCAATCTCAGCGATTTCCTCAACAGCGGTGCTGATGAGGCCATTCTCGGTTCGAAGGAACGCCAGAGCGAGCTGGGCTGCTTCTTGAGCCGACGCGGTATCGTCGAGCGCCTGGCTGTTGAGCGCATTGCGATAGATGGCCCGAAGGCCATCTGTGAACATTGCGTAGCGAGCGGCAGCCTGGTCGGCGAGATCCGACAGATGATTACAGATCATGCGCGGCCGATCTCCACCCGGTAGTAGACATAGCCGGTGAGCGCTCGCAGAGCTTCGTGGCAGATGCCCAGCTCCAGGCGACCACCACGAAGCATGACAGAGCTTTCACCGACGGTCTCGGAGATGACGCCGGCGCGGTGGCGACTCTCATACGGATTGTCGGCCAGGATCTCGTTCGCCTCGATGAGCTGGGCCGTGCGAATTGCCTTGCGGAACTCGGCCGGCAGCGCCAGGAAATCATCCTTGGTATATTCGAGCCAGGCGCCAGGTCGGATGATCACCTCCTCGGCGATTGTCGCGTCAGGCGCAAGCTCCTTGGTGTAGCGAAGCTGGACGCGGCCAAGGTGGCTATAGGCGTTGATGAGCGCGGCCGTCTTTGTGTCGGCGCTTGCAGCGGCCCAGGCCGTTAGTCGCGGATTGTCGCGCGCCAGCACTTCAGCCGCCCCAAGCGTCATGAAGGTATTGTTCATCACCTCGAGACGAACCTCGCGCTCGATGATGTAGGTAATGGTCCGGCGAACCGGACCATTCGTTGTCGAAAGAACCACGCGAAGTGTGCGCGCAGCCGACTGCTCATCAGCCCTGAGAACGTTCAGCATCGCCGGAATCGTGATCGTGGCCTTCCCGTCGGCGGGATCAAAGGTGATTGACCCGAAGTCCATCACCTTCTCGTCCTCGTCGTCGTAGATAACCGCATTCACCTGACCGACCGTCAGCGCCGCTCCGTCGGAGTCGGTGAAGAGGATATCGATCGCAACGTCGAAGTTCTCAGGGTAGAGCTTGATCATGGCTTAGGCTTCCTTTGCCGCGGCGAGCTGGGCACGAATGAGGGCAACTGCGTCCTCGTGCGGGAGAACGCCGTCAAATTCCTCAATGGCTTCCATGACCTTCGCGGCGAACCATTTTTCGTATTCCGGCGTGTCTTCGACCGGATCAACCGGCGCTTCCTGCTCTTCGGAGGCTGGCGCCTCTTCAGCGAGAACAGGCTCAAGCTTGGCGCCGTAATGCTTCTCGAGAGCCTCAACCTCGGCGTCGATAGCCCGCTTTCGCTCGGGATCGTTGAGCGCATTCCAGCCGGTCAGCGACTTGCCGGAGTTCTTGAGCGCCTGCTCGACGAGCGAGGTGCAAGGAACAATGACGCCGTCGATCGCGTATTCGGGAACCAAACCCTCGTAGCCGAGAGCAACGAGCTCTTCTTCGACAACCGCGGCTGCGGTGGCCTCGAGGTCAGCCTCAGTTGCGAGCGTGGTTGCCTTCAGAACCGAACCACCAGCATTTTCGATCTTCTGGTTGCGGAGCTGGAGGAACGCTGCCTGGGCCGTCAGGATCTTCTCGATGATCTCCGGAATGCCGCGGCCCTTGACGGTCCACTTGTCGGCGATGTCGCGCAGACCCTTGATGCCGCTCTCGTCAGCCACACGCTCGAGATCGTCGCGAGTGTAGAGGCTTTCAATCGGCGCAGTCAGCGAGCGGGCGGCGTCGAGCTTTGCTTCCATCACCTTGTCGGCTTCGGATTGAACGGCGAGCGGGCCGGCGATCTCCGCGCGAACGGTGCCTTCGGTAAGCAGGCGGTGCTGCGGACCAACATTGATCGCATCGGTGCCCTCCCTGCCCTCGGCGTCGCACTGGACGACCTGGACGGAGGCTGCAATGCGATCGGCAATGCGCGGAGGAACGGGCTCAGTCGAGACACCATTCTTGAAGGAGATGATGTTGAGCTGGCCTGTATAGCCGTGCCAGCCACGCGAGACGATTTTGAGATAGTGCATCGACCACCAATCTTTGTGCTTGAATAGAAAAAGGGCGGGAATGCCCGCCCTTATGGTAAGTCAAGATTGATTTATTATCAATCCTCGTAGGCTGCTCGCAGCAATTCCATATGAACCGAATTGACCTCTGCCATCGTCTCAGCCATCACGGCTGCCGGGTGTGTCCCGTCGGTGGTCGGCTTGCCGAGATCCACGCGCCACTTATCGCGAGCGGTCGGATCGGTCTGGTCGGAACCCAAATCGACAAACCCGTCGAGATTGAGGTCAGCGCCAACCTGGGCGGCGCACCAGGCGTTACCCGCGTCACGCCAGGCACCGCCAACCTCAAAGCCCGCGCGCGGCGTCTGTCCTTCGAGCGTCAGCCAGTCGGTCGAGTCCGTCTTGGGCGACAGTGCATAGTGCTCGAGGTGAACCACGGCGCCAGCCTTGCACATCTGCCAGATCTGCGCCCATCGATCCTTGGTATTCGCCAGAGTCTCGCCGACGGAGTAGTCTTCGCCACCGTGACCGGACAGAACGTGATTGACATAAGCGAGCATCTGCCGGCGTTTGGCCGAGTTGTTAACGAAAGACTTCGCCGTCTCACCTGACCTTGCCAGGAGCATGCGCGCGGCGACCTTGTTACCGTCGACATTCGCAAGCGCGCGGCGCATATAGCCGCCTGAATTGTTACGGCCATTGCCTCGTCCGTCATTCACGCCGCTTTCAATCGAGCCGCCGAACACGGCAGCCGCGAACATCTTAGCCGCAGGAACCCCGAGCACCGCATAAGGCAGCCAGACGTGAGACTGTTGCGACCAGCCACCCTCGGTCGAAAGACCGCCAGTGTCGAGTAGGCGACTGGTCGACCCAGCCGAACCGACATAGTGAGCTTCGCCGGCGATCACCGGACTGTTCAATGCGTTCTGATGAAACAAGCCCTTCTGACCAACCTCGAGACGGCGCTCGGTGCGAATCCAGAACTTAGCATTAGCCGGGAAGACTTCGAGACCGAACTCGGACGGCAGAAGTGGGTCCGAAACATAAAGTTCCGCGCCGGCCAATACGAGACCTTCATTCTGACCCTCGAACGTGACGCGCTTGGTGACATCGTTGTATTCGACCGCGGCCTGAATGTAGTAGCTGTTCGACGCATCAACTTCGGCGCATGTGTGGCCATTGCCGACGGTCGCATCCTCCACAAAGAAGCCGTTAAACGCCACACGAAGCTCGGTCACGTCCTGCGTGCCGATCATTTGATACGAGCGACCGACCTGACGCAGATTGGCCGTGGTGACGGCGGCGCCTTCGACCGTATTCAACTCGCCACGAAAACCAACCACCTGCATGGGGAGCGAACCGCCCGGACGCGCGAAGTCGCAACCAGCAAAGCGCGCAAGAAGGGAATGACGCATCAGGCCGATGTCCTTCCGGTGAGCTGAAAATCGCCATTCGGAAAGCGGGCGAGATGAAGTATGGCGAGACGTTTCGCGGAGCTCAGGCGATCATCGATCTCCTCGACGACTACGTCAGGGGCTGGGCTGACTACGATCTGCGCCTCCCCGCCCTGGCGCAGAGCGCAATAGAAGCCGTCACCGAGGTCGGCCGGAACGGTAATCTCGGCGCCGACGCTTGGCGAACAGGTGGTTCGGCGACCGCGACAATCGGATTGAGGTGCATGCGAACGGTCGGACCAGCCTTGCGGATCACGGTCGTGCCGTTCGAACCGACAATGTTGGAATCGATTGCCGCGCCAACCACGTCAGCCTGGGCCTCGGTGATTTCGGCCGAAACGCCAGCGGCAAAAGAAACTTTGCCGATCGTGCCGGTATAGCTTGAGTAACCGGGAGCGGTCAGTCTTACACGAGCCATAACTATCTCCATGAATGCGAAAGGGGCAGGAAAATCCTGCCCCTATTGTAAGTCAATATTGATTTACTGACCAGATTAAATGTTGAGGATGCCCTTGAGGCGAGCAACCGAGTGGGTGGCCTTCAGCGCGGTGGCTGCATACCACTTCACACGGTAGCGGCTCGCATCCTTGTTCTGGATGGTGCCGATGTCTTCGAACTGGATGCCAGCCGAAGGACCACCGAAGATGCCGTGGAAACCATCAGCCTCGTTCAGACGCAGAGCGTAGATAGAGGTGGTCTCGTTGGCCGAACCCTGCACTTCATCAGCGGTGATGAAGTCGTTGATGATGACCGGGATGCCATCGTAGGCCGGGACCGGCTTGCCGAAGTTGGCGATCTGGATCATGTCGCCGGTGTTACCACCGAACGAGCGCATGATTGCGCGGATTGCGCGCCAGGTGCCACGGCGCATCATCAGCACGTCAGCGCCGAGCTTGACGGCATCGAGCAGCTCGTCGAGCATTTCGGCCGAAACGGCAGCGCCGTTGGTGCCGGCAACGAGGGTCTGAGCGGCGGGAGTAAGCTTCTTGATGCCGTCGAAGGACTTCGGATTGACCGCGCTGTCACCGTTGACGATCGTGCGCTTGAACTTGCGACCGAGACCCTTGGCCTTGGCAGCGAGCTGAATTGCGATCTGCGGGTTGAGGTGCGACTGGACGGCAGCCGTGAACTTGTCGATGTCGACGTCACCAGCAAGCACTTTGAGCTTGGCGGTAACTTCATCGAACGTGGCTGCGCCTTCCGGGACGGCCTCGTAGGCGTCCAGGAACTCGCCTTCAGACAGCGTGCCCTCGCGGACATACGTGAAGGTCTTGTCGTTCACGTGCTGGAACGGCATCAGCGCAAAGAGAGATTCGGTATCGATGATCTCTTCGATAACACCGCGAGCCTTGTCCTCCTGGGACAGCTTCTCGGCTTCGGTAATCAGCAGCGGCATTGTAATTTCTCCTCTACGTGGCCGTCGGAAACTAAGTCAAAATTGATTGACCATAGTCTAACCCGACGGCAACGCTTTGTTCAAGGAAAAAAGTAAATCAATATTGATTTACTGCCGCAACTCGTCCTATAAAGGACTATTTGCCTGCATTCAGACCTGCAAGAATACGTCCAGCACCGTAAAGACCCTTGTCCTGTTCCTTGGTCTTCGGCAGATCAACCTTGGTCGAAGAGGAGCCGGCGCCCGGCTTGGACTTGTCGCGGTAGAGCGACTCCTTGTCCGGATCAGCATCGACGATGCGCTTGATGGCATCTTCGAACGAGACCGGCTTGCCGTCTGCTCCGACGATCTCCGTGCGGTCCTTCGCGCCAACCGGCTTGTCGTAGCCGACGATTCTGCCGTCGACGACCTCGAAATGACTGGAGTAGAGCGCGCGAGCCTTGCCGCGGGTCAGCACCAGATCTTCGCCGATGAACTTCGACTCGGAGAACGAACGGCCGACGGTCAGCTCATTGATGGTGCTGTCCTTCTGGCCGAGTTGCGCCTGGAGATCGGCGATCTGATCGTTGAGGCTCTTGAGCGCCTTGTCCTGTTCGATCACCATCATTTCCTTGACGCGGGCAAAGTTGCCCTTCTCTTCCTCCGCTTTCAGCTCAGCGGCGCGCTTTTCCTCAAGCAGCGCGCGAACGGCGTCCGGGTCGATACCCTCGAAGCGCTTGAGATCGGACTCGAGATCCTTGATCCGGTTCTTCTTTTCCATGACCTCGCGCAGCAGGGTCTTGTCACCGTCGCCGGTCTTGTTTTTGTCATCGCCGGTCTTGTCGTCACCAGACTTGCCCTTGTCTTCAGAGCCGGTCTTGTCATCGCCAGACTTGTCGTCACCCGACTTGTCGTCGCCAGTGCCGGCGCCATCGTCGGATCCACCACCGTCATTACCACCTTCATTCTCGGGTGCGAATGCGATGCGCGGTGCACCCGGATACATCGGGCGTGCTGCGAACGCGCCAAACGAAGCAGCGCGGGAATACTTGGTCAGAAGCTTAGTCATCATTTCCATCCTTGCCCATTCTCTCGGGCTCTCGGTGTTGAATTGGCCGGTCACTTGGCCGATCGGTAGTCTGATTGGTCAGTATCTCGACCGTTACTTTTGAGCCGTGGCGCCCTGTTTCTTCGGGGAATCCTTGGTCACCTGTCCCTGTCTGGAGGGAGCAGCCGGCGACTTGGTGCCGAAGGTTGCGGGAACAGCCAGAAGATCCACGCCTTCCAGCCATTTGTTGATGTCCTTCTCAATCTTGGCCTTGATGTCGGCCTTCAGACGCGGGAAGAGCTTGTTGACGAGAATGCGGAGCTGTTCGCGACGAACCTCGGCAGGCGCCTGGATCGTTGCGAGCTGCTCGGCGACCGCAAGGTCGTCCATCAGACGCATGACGTCATAGGTTTCGGGATACTTGACGAGCTTCTCCTTGGGGGCGTCTTCGCCAGTCCAGAGGCAGACCAGCTCGACCAGCTCGTTCTCAACCTTCTCGCAGGACTGCCCCTTTGACGTCAGCAGCGAGTTGACGCGCTCGAAGTCGTAGGCCTTCGCAACGCCAGAGGAGTTGTCGATGCCAACAGCATTGTCTTCCTTCGTGCGTTCGCCAGCGAGACCGATCGTGTGGTAGATCTCGTTGATGATCTTGTTGATCACCGTCAGGATCACGTTCGCCTGCTTCGGATCGGGCGAAATGAACTCCGGCTTGCCACTGCCAAGCCCGGCGTCATAGGTGAAGATCCGCTTCGTGCCCATCTCGACGATCTTGTCGTAACCGTCCTCGCCCGGCATGAGGTTCTGCGCCGGGATGGTGAGCTGCGAGAAGGTCTGATCCTGGATGATCGCATCCAGGTTCGACAGATAGTTGGCAGCAGCGCGGTCGAGATAGGCGATATCGTCGATCAGACCAGGCGTGCGATACGGATTGTCGGTGATGATGTGGTCGAGAAAGACGATCGGCACGCGACCGAGGTCGTGCGTGCCAGTGCCGAGCTCGACGATCTTGGTCGCAATCTCCTTGCGATTCCTGATATCGGCGTTGGCCTCTTCCTGCTCCTCGTAGAGTGTCCAGTCGGTGCGGGTCCACAGGCGAACGCGGGTCGTAACCTCGCCGGTGCCATTGATCGGGTCAGCGTCGTTGCGGAAATACTCACGCACTTTGACCCAGAGCAGACCACCGTCGCCCTCTTCGTCATAGGCGTAGTCGAGCAAGTCGATCGCATCGACCAGGTAGGCGTAGATCTTGCGCTTGGACTTCTTGGCCTCGGCAACCGAAATGGCGCCCTGGCGCGCATTGGTATCAACGACGATCGCCACGCGACCCTTGACCGACGAGGAAGCGCCGGCCGAGCGCATCAACTGGTCGATGCGGAAGTTCTGAAGCGTGGTGTTCTTCCAGAACTCCTTGATGGCTTCAGAGGCATTGTCGGTGTCGCGGGTGATCTGACCCTTGAACAGATACTTCTGGACGAGATCGACGGCTTCGCGCGTATGATTGAAGCGATAGGCGCGACCCACGCGCGCCTTGAACTCCTTGTTGCCTTCCTTGTGGTAGCGGAAGATGTTCTCGTCGAACCAGGCGCGACCGCCTTCGTAGGTCTTCTGCAGGAAAAGCCAATGCACGAGCGACCGGGCGTAGTCCGGATGCCGGCGATTGAAGAAGTTCCTGAGCAAGTCCTGGTTCATGGCACGTCCTTGAGATTGAAACCTTATGGTAAGTCAATATCGATTGACCGTCAATCTTACAGAGATACGCCGAGAATATTGACCTTGCGGACAGGATACTCAAATTCCGCGAAGTAGCCGACCGCGTCAGCGGGGTGTTCGACGCCAGCCTTCTTATCCACGTCGCGCGTGCCAGCCTTGTAGATCGTCTGCTCCATCGCATCGATCGTCTTGTGACACTTGCGGTCGAACCTCAGTCTGATCGTCCCCTCGGCATCCATCAACAGTCGGTTGACCGAGTTCACGCGGTCGTCGACAGGCGGGTGCTTCCGCTTAAACTTGATCCGCTTGAAGCCGGCGTCGCGCAGGATCTCGAGCGAGGACTCGCCGCGGGCGTGCGTTCGATTGTTGCCGGCAGGGTCAGGATAGAAAGTGATGCCGTTGATGTAGCGATGATAGCGTCGACCGATCTCGTCTGCTGTCTCCTGGGTATTGGAGCCAAACAGGATTGCTTCGTCGACCACCCAGATCTCACCGTTCTCCTGCACCTGCATAATGACGGACGACATCGGGTCGATGTTAAAGTCCTGACCGATGATGATCGGCAGCCGCGGATTGAACGGGTAGTCGCCGACATGAGTGCGCCGGTCGAACGGATAGTAGACGCGGCCGGACATTGCCTCGAAAGACGCCTCGAACTCCTGCCGGAAGCTCTTTGGGTCCATTTCGCGGCGTGCCGTCTCGATTTCCGAGCGCGGGATGAACGGCGACATGATCGTCGGGAACTGCCAGCTCTTCCACTGGTTAACGACGACCTTGCCCTTGTCGTCACGGTATGTGTCGCCACGCTGACCAAGCACATACATGTCGTAGAGCCAGTTGAAGGCCTTCGGCGTGCCGATGAAGATCACCTGACCGCCCGTCGAGGCGAGCGTCGGGCGCAGAACCGTCTTCCAGGTGTCTTCCTTCATGTCCTGGGCTTCGTCGAGCACCAGGAAGTTGATGCCAACGCCGCGCAGCGTATCCGGATTATCGGCGCCCTTCAGCTCGATCTTGGAGCCGTTGACAAGCCGGATGGTCATCCGAGTCTCATTGATGCCGTTATAGACGATGAGCGCCTTTGGGATCGAGCGCTTGAGATCGTCCCAAAGGATCTGCCGAGCCATCTGGTAGGTCGGCGCCACATACCAGCAGAGCTGGTTCTTTTTCGACACGGCAGCCTTGATCAACGCGATCTTGGAGATCTGCGTCTTGCCCCAGCGTCGGCCGGCGACGATGACCTTGAAGCGACGCTTGTCCTTGATGACGATCTTCTGACCGCGGTGCGCCTTCAGAATGCAGGAGGTGGAGCTCAATCGTCGATCTCCACGTTGTTGAGCTCGGCAAGGATCGCATCTGGATCCTCGCCCTCCTCGATCAGGCCGTTCTCACGGTGATGCTTGAGAATGTCCTCATCGGTCAGATCCTCGAAGTGGATCTCCGGCAGGTCATCTTCATCGATCATGTCGTTGGCGCGCAGGATATCGAGCCGGGTGAGCGTGTTCTCGACGAGGATCTTCTGGAAACGAGCGACAGCCTTCAGGTCGTCGTCGGTCGTGCGCATCGAGGCGGAGTTCTTCACCGCGTCGGCGACGATCTTCTTCGCCAGCATGTCGGCTTGCTTCAGCGACTTGTAGCCGGAGGTGCGAGTTTCCTCGATCCACTCGGCGCGCTTGTCGTTGTAGCGCTCGAGCGCCTGAGAGACTTGCTGGCCGACAGTCGACGTCACCGCCTGCTTCACACCAGCCGACACCGCGGCGCTCACCTCTGCCGCTCTGGAGCCGTATACGACGCCATCCTTCTTGAACTTCTTCCAAAGCCCCTGTCGGGAGACATTGAAGCGCTCGGCCAGGTCGGACAGACGCATCTTGCCCAGCTCATAGAGCTCCTTTGCCTCGGCGTAGTCCGCGTCAGGCATTCGCTTGGCTTTTGCGTCGACATCATCTTCGCTAGCCGGAGTGGTATTTTCCTCAGTCATTCACCGGAACCAGTCAATCAGTATTTACTTATCGTAACACGCGCAGACAATCCGGTCCAACTCCCTTCTAAGTATCTTATACTGTATAAAGAATATAAGAGTATAATACATATAGATGAGAGACGGACCGGAACGTCACCGGAACCATTCATAGAGAAGCTTGTTAGGCTTTACCAAAACAGACATTCCGGCGCGTTCCTTGGTTATCCAATTTCTTTCTTCGAATAACTTGATGATCTTCCGGAGCGAGCCGTAGGCGCATCCGTAAGAAAGGTTTTCGTGGATCTCGGTTAGAGTGAGAAACTTACCATCATCTGCGGCTGTAAGAATGATGCCGGCGATCTCAGCATGCTTCTCGCCTCTGCGGATCATACTCACGGCTTCCACCTCAAAGGCTCAGACGGACCCTGACAGTCGAAGGCCAGGAGCGGCAGACGATCGGGAACCGTGCCCGGCGCATCCACTGCCTTCCAGACGCCATACATCGGCGAGGCCAGACTAACCTGCTGAATGCCCTTCACCAGGTCGCGCACGCTCATAGCGGCGACCTTGGCCTGGGCGCGATCGCGGGCTGACCCGGTGTTCTCCATAGCGGAGTTGCGCAGATAGAAGTCGCGGCAGGCCTGCGCCAGGCGCTCCGGATTGCTCGAGGCTTCGATCTCGGCGACGACCGCCTCGAAGTCCTGGGGTGTAGCCTCGAAGTGCGAGCGGAAGAACTTCATCCCGGCGTCGTATTTATTGGCGTTCTTCGGCGCGGCGAACTTGAAGCCCGCCTTCTGGCCGAAGATGTTGAATTTCGACATGGACGACTGGATCTCGATGACCTTCAGCGGCTTTGCCGGGTCCGAAGCTTCCATGCGCGAGACGAGGTTCATCATCCGGTAGCCGGCGCCGATCCCGCGATACATAGTGTCCACGACAAAGCGCGAAACCACGCGGAAGTTCTTGTTGAGGAACTTGAACCGGTTGGTGTTGGTCATCTTCGTCTCCTGGCCGGTCGGCTTCAGGTTCGGAAAGACGTCGTGCCGCTCGCGCAGCATTCCCTTGGGTGCTCCGGTGACGAGCACGCCGATCGTGTCGCGGCCGATGACCAGGCGCCAGAACTTCGGCGCAAACGGCAAAGCCTCGGCCTTGTAGTGAAGGTCGTGCAGCAATTCCCAGTCGGCTGCCGTGCCTCGCTCGACGAACATATCTTCGGCCAGCGTGAAACGTGCTCGAGGGCTTTCAAAACGCTGCACAATCAGCTCAGGTTCGCTCACAGCGCGCTCCGTCAAGTTTTGCGTATACGGGAGCGCTCGCAGTGCAAGCGCTCACCAGTAGCGAAATAGCGAAAGAGAGAATTAGCGACTTCGCCATATCAGGACTTCCTTTTCAGCCAGCTTGAAAGTGATCGCGAGCAATGACCCGGATCGAGGCGCTCGGCGATCTGACACAGCACGCAGCCCCAGCGCTTGCCGGAGCGTTGCGCCAGAGCACCGCGGGCACAGAGCGTCTGTTTTGCCTCGCCACCGCAAACCGCGTTGACGAGGATGCCGAGGGCGCAACAGACCGAATAGAGGTAGCCCCGCTTGGTCATTTCACCGGCTCGATCAGACCGAGGGTGATTGCCTCTTCCAGATCAAAGCGCAGCGAGCCGGTTGTGTCCTTGTCGAACCCGATCACGATATCGCCGTGTGGCGTGTGATATTCGGATCTGCGCGGACCAGGGCCGACTTCAGTGCCGGCCGGAATGACGATTTCGCGTGTGGTGCGGTAGAGCTCGGTCATCAGCAGATGAACCAGTCGTCAGCCAGCATGTCGACCTGGGACGCGACCCAGCCGGTGACAGTCATGCCGTCGGGCGTCTTCAGATTGAAGTTCGGCATCCGCGGAATGGTATCAGGCGATCCGGCGTCGAAGAGATTTGGCGCCACGCCGTTTACCGGGAAAGCTGCCGTGACGGGCATCGAGCCACGGTTGAGGTAGACGAACATGTTTTGGCCGTTCCAGCCCATGCGAGCTGCTCGCCCGCCGCGCTTCACGTGCTCGATCGCATTTCCGAAATTCATCATGCTGCTTCTCCTTGAGTGATATCGACCTTCTCCTTGAAGCGCTTGTAGATGGCGATGTTGGGCGCCAGCTCTGCCTCGAGGTCGGTGTGGGTGGTTGCAACGATGAGGCTCTTGCCCCGTTCACGAGCGACCTTCTGGACGCTCATTGCGATAGCCTTGGCTGTCACGCGGTCGAGGACGGCGCCGAACTCGTCGGCAGCCCAGACGTCAGCATCGGTCTCCATGACCTTTGCCAGCTTCAGGCGATAACGCTGGCCGTCGGAGAGTTCCGAGGGTTTGCGAATATAGATCCAGGCGTCAGAGATGCCGGCGCGGGCCAACAGATACAGCGCCTCATTGGTGTTCTTGCCGAGCTGGTCGATCACCGGGCGGTCATCGAGCTCGATCTCATTGAGATCCGCGACCACCCTGCCCTCGGCGCGCATCTGGCGCACAAGCTCGCGCAAGAGCAGCGACTTGCCCGAGCCGGACTGACCGTTGATGTAGACCACATCGTCGGCGCGCAGATCGAGCTGCAGGTTGTCGTAGATGGTGAAGCGCTTCTCGGTCAGTCCCAGGCCGAAGCCTTCTGCGATCTCAAGCACGCGCGACGTGCGCTCGACGGACGAGCTGAACGAGCAATTGATGGTGTAGATGGTCATTCGTATTCCCATTCTTCGTCGGCGGGCTGCATTGTCGGGTCGACCACCTCGCCACCGATGAGCAGCGCCGGCGCATTTGCGGCCGCGCTGTCAGCCAGTTCGAGCTTCAGCGTCTCGATCACGCCGACATAGGCGTGCAGATCGTTTGGCGGGATGATCCGGTCGTCCATCACAACGTCGGTCATGAAGAGCTTGCTCGCCGGATTGCGCATGACGCAGACCAGACCCTCGAGCTCCCCTGCCCTGACCATCTTGATCATGCCTTCGAGCGTTTCGATCACAGCCTCGCGATGCTCCATGATCGCGTCAGCCGTTTCCTTCTTGGCCTTGCGGGTCGCAGCCCGCCTGCGCTTCGTCTCTTCGGCCCGCGCTTGCGCAAAGGGCTTGCGCGACTTGAGATCGATGACCCTGCGCTCGTCGCTCATGCAGCAACGTCCAGCGCGTCAGAGATGAAGGTGATCAGCGCATCCGGACCTTTCAGGCCGGTCGACTTCTCCATCCGGCTCATGAGATCGCGGATCGTGCGGCTCTCAGCGATCGTGACCCGCTTGAAGCCCAGGGCATCTGCCACAGGGGCAGCCACGTCATCGACTTCGCTGGTTTTGGCCTCGTTCTCGCTCTTCTGCTTTTCGACGGCAGCACCGACGTCCTCGACAAAGATCGTATCTTCCATCTCGAGGAGATCGGACGTCGCGAAGTTCAGCTCGTGCTCGGAATAGCCGAGGATGGAGAGATCGATGCCCTCGACTTCAGCCAAAAGCGCCAGCTCGGCCTGCTCCAGCTCCAGATCGTAATCGGTCGAGGCGACGCGGTTGTCAGCCAGGCGCAGCGCATTGGCCTCATCCTTGCTGAGATCGTCGCGGACGATCACCGGCACCTTCTCGAGGCCAAGATTGAGCGCTGCCAGGCGCCGACCGTGACCGGCGATAATCACTAGGTCGCCGTCCGTGACGATTGGCGAGGTCCAGCCGTATTTGTTGATGAGCGCCGAAAGCTTCTCGACCTGATCGTCTGAATGCTTCTTGGCGTTGTTCTCGTATGGCTTCAGGTCGGCAACAGCGATCAGCGCGACGGCTTTATTCGTCATCGTGGTATTCCCCGTAAAGTTCCATGAGTTCGTTATTGGTCTTCTCGCGGACGCGGATCTTCTGTTCGTAGAACTCGCCGGAATCGCACGCACCGCAGACCGGATTGACCCGGTTGCGCAGGAAGAAGACGCAGGACTTGCAGTCGTCGAATTTCGGGCGAACGAACATCAGTCGGTCGCCCCGTCGAGATCATCGAGATCGCTGAGGTCATCGAGCTCGGCATCGGCCTGCTGCTTGTTGCGGCTGGCAAACAGGAGATGGACCAGGGCGTCGCCGGCGTTGGTTAGATCGTCGGATGACGTGAAACCATTGTCCTTCATCGTGCGCTCGATCAGAGCGGTGATGTCCTCGGCGTCGCGATTGGCGACCTTGTATCGGATGATCGTGTGGGTCTTTGGGGCCTTCGTCGGCGCGATATCTTCACCGTCTGGCTCGTTTTCCGGTTCCTTTTCGAAATTTTCATCGAGACCCAGTGAATCGATGTCTATCTCTGAAGTTGTGAACAGGTCTGCGAAGTCGTGCTCGGTGTATGGGAGGAAGTCCTTCAGTTGATCCGCATTGCCCATCCCCTTGATGAGGTCTGCAAAGGCGAATTGGTCGTCCATGCCGTAGCGCGAGTTGTCGGCAATGCCAATTTCCTTTGCCTTCAGATCATCGATCGGACCGAGATTCACCACCGGGATGGTCGAAAGACCAAGCTTTGCAGCGACTTGAGCGCGATGTTCGCCACCCAAGATTTCGTAGAGAATAGCGTTTTCGCTATTGCCAGAATTAGCGATTTCGCGAACCACGGCCGGACGAAAGAAACCAAGGCGCCGAATGGACTCCTCCAGCTTCGCCTCGTTCTCGGGCGTCACGATGTTGGTGTTCCAGGGGTTTGGCGTCAGGAGCTTCGGATCGAGCTCCAACATCATCGGATATGTCATTCAGGCCTTGTCCAATAGAGGGTGGCAGTCAGTAAATATTGATTTATCATACGCGCCGAACAAGGCAATAGGCAACGCGAGATTTTTATGACCGTCATCAAATTGGCATTTAACGCAGTGAACGCCCGACTTTTGGACCCACCGGAGAAGGTTGCCGACGTTGTTTCCGACCTCCTCTCCTATCTGGTCCAGGGCGCCGAGCAGAGCTTCGCCTTCAACCAGGGCACCTGGGATGGCAAGTCATCCTTCTACGAATACAAGACGCACTCCTTCCCGGCTGGCTTTGCCTTCATGGTGCACAAGGAGCTGATGCGGCTTGGCTACAAGGTTCAGCTCTTCCGCAAGCCGCACGCGGAGCCGCTCGGCCCGGAGAACCCGATTGTCGACGCCTTTGGCAACGATGATCCGCGCTACACCCACCAGCCGGATAGTCTCAAGCGCGTCGAGAAGTTCGGCCGTGGCATCATCCAAGTCGCAACAGGCGGTGGTAAGTCGAAGATCGCCAAGATGATCATGATGCGCTACCGGCGCCCTACCCTCTTCCTGACGACGCGCAAGGTTCTGCTCTACCAAATGAAGAAGCAGCTCGATGACCTCGGCTTGAACACCGGCGTCATCGGCGACGGCAACGAGAAGATGGTCAAAGGTGTGAACCTTGGCATGGTGCAGACGCTCGTCGAAGCTCTCGAGGAGCCGAACCTGCAGAAGGAGATCCTCGCCGTCACCAAGAGCCATCACCGCTCCAAGAAGAAGAACGCCGACATCTCGAAGGAGGAGGTGCGCCGGCTCGCTCAGGAGCGATTTGACGAAAAGACGAAAAAGCGAAATCGCTATCTGAAGTTCCTTGAGCTGATCGATGTCGTGATCGGCGAGGAAGCGCACGAGGCGGGCGGCAACAGCTATTACGAGATCCTGAAGCACTGCAAGAACGCTACGATCCGTGTTGCCCTGACCGCGACCCCGTTCATGCGGGACTCTGCGGAAGACAACATGCGCCTGATGGCAGCGTTCGGCTCGGTGCTGATCCGGATCACCGAGGAGCAGCTCATCGAGTCCGGCGTTCTTGCCAAGCCGATCTTCAAATACGTGACGTCCGACCCGCATCCGAAGCTGTTCCGGTCGTCGCCTTGGCAGCGCGCCTACCAATTCGGCTACATCGAGAATGGCTTCATGCACAAGGACATCGTGCGTGACGCGCTGATGGCGAAGCGCTACGGCCTTCCGATCCTGACGCTGATTCAGCGCATGGATCATGGTGAGATCTTGTTCAAGAAGTTCAAGCACGTCGGTCTGCGGGTGGTGTTCCTGCGCGGCGAGAACAAGCAGGATGAGCGCGAAGCCGCCCTCGCCCAGCTCGAGCTGGGTGAAATCGATGCGATCATTGGCTCAACCATCGTTGATGTCGGCGTTGACGTGCCAGGCATCGGCCTGGTGCAGCTCGCCGGAGGCGGTAAGGCGGAAGTCGCTCTGCGTCAGCGGATCGGCCGTGGTCTGCGCGCCAAGAAAAATATGCCGAACTACGCGTTCATTGCTGACTATTCATGCTCCAACAACATTGCGCTTGCCGATCACACGAACAGCCGGCGCAATGTGGTGAAGTCCACGCCGGGCTTCAGGGAGAATATCCTGCCGGCGAACCAGGACTTCCCCTGGCACATTTTCGCAGCCCAAAGGAAGGCAGCATGACCGAGAAAGAACGCGAGATCGCAATCCACTTCTTCAACACCTGCGGGCTCTCGGCAATGACCGAGAGCTTCTATCTCGAGGTTATCGAAGATCTCCGCAAGGAGAACGAGCGGCTCGAGCGCCTGGTCGAACGCGCCAAGGTTCGCGGGCTTCTGGGCCCGGAGAATTAGCGAAAACGCTAATTCGCTCCTTCCATAAATCGCTCCTGTGCAGTAAGTAAATATTGATTGACTACACAGGAGTAGCTGCATGAATCTTCAATCTCTTCCCCAAATTATCGCCCTTTGTGGCAACCCGACTTCCGGCAAATCGACCGCAGCCGAAATCATCAATGAGCTTTACGGCCACGAGCTCGCTGACGACGGTCTTCCCCTTCGCAAAATCGCCATGGACTATCTCGGCCTGACGCCGAACCAGGTCTTCACTCAGGAAGGCAAGCTCGAGACCGTCACCATCAACGGCCGCGACTGGCAGGTCCGCGAGATTCTCGGCGAGATCGGCAATGCTTTCGAGGAAAAGTTCGGTGGCGACATCATCCCGATCATGAGTCACAACGCCCGGCCGAAGAGCGCGTGGTCCGTTTTCGGCTCAGTGCGCCGTGAGCAGGGCAAATACTGGCGCGACCAGGGCGCACTCGTCGTGGAGATCGTCAATCCCCTCGCCGGCCCGTCCAAGTTCGAGTTCGACACCTTCAACAACGCCTACTGCCATCATCAGATCCTCAACGACGGCCTGGCGCGAGGTCTGAGCCCGGAAGTCGCTCGTCTCGACCTGACCGCGAAGATCGTTGAGATCATTGGGTCGCCGCGGTGATCGAGGTCTGGTTTCACAGCAAAAGGAAGGGCTGGCTGAACATCAGCCCTTCCAGTCAGCGCCAGCATCTCGTGTTCACGGAGATCGAAACCATCGGTGGCACCATTCGCGAAATCTTCTTTTCGCTAAATCGCCGCAGCAACGTGGTCAACAAGGTCGATCTCATGAAGAGCGGCTGGACGCTCGAGCAGCACGTAAAGCACATGTTCGGCGTCGATCTGAACCATTGTCTCGTCGAGCATGAGGCGCACCAGGATGCCGTTCGCGTCTCCTGGCCGATGGTCAGCATCACGGATATCGACCAATACGAATATCTCTTCGATAAGCCAGAGTTCATTCCCGGCTGATCTTGCCCTGGTCGCGCCGAAGGCCTATCTACGGGTCTGGCGCGGCCCTAGAAATCGCTTCCGTTAGGTTGTGTCGGTTCGTTGTTGACGCAAATGGGCCGCGTCGCCTCCCTCTTCCCCGACTCGTAAAATTTCGTTAACCATTAGGCGCTAACGATTTAGCGAATTAACGAGATAGAGGTTTCGCGAATGAGCACCATCATCGCATGTCTGTCCCAGAAAGGCGGCGTCGGAAAATCGACGTTAGCCCGGCTTCTGGCGCGCACTTTCGCTTCGGTCGATTGGTCGGTGAAGATCTGCGACTTCAACACCCGGCAGCTCACATCAGTCGATTGGGTCGCTCTGCGCATGCAGAACGGCATAGAGCCGGCGATCGACGCGCAGCCCATGTCCTCGGTCAAGAAGCTCAAGAGCGAGCCCTACGACCTCCTGGTGATCGACGGAGCGCCTGATTCTGACCAGGCTTCCCTCGAGGCTGCCAGAATAGCCGATCTCGTGGTTATACCGACCGGTCTGACCGTTGACGATCTGAAGCCGCAGGCTGGCTTCGGCAACGAGCTGATCGTCAAAGGCGTGGCACGTAACAAGATCCTCTTCGTTCTCAATAAGACGACCGAGAGCGAGGTAGCGACCCGCGAAGCAATGGCGTTCCTGCGCACCCAGGGCTTCCAGGTGGCCGAGACGGATCTTGCGACCAAGACCGGCTACCAGATGGCGCAGAATATCGGCCTGTCGATCGCCGAGACAAAATACCCGACGCTCAACGACCGCGCCGACACGCTTGCGGCCGAGATCGTCGACAAGCTCAACGCCTTGTCTGAGGAAGCAGCATGAAAGAGCCAGAAACCACGAATGCCGTAGAGACAGCCGCAGAACCGGCTAAGGCAACCGGCGCGCCGACCAAGGCAGCAGTGCGCAAAAAGCCACAGGCCATGAAATTCCTGGGCGCGCTGACTGAGCAACCGACGTTTACTGCCAACAACATGGATGAAAAGACTCTGCGCGACCTGAATTTCAAGGTCGATCCGGAGTTTCACGCCCGGTTCAAGATGACAGCCGCGGCAGCCGGCTTATCGATGAAGGATCTGCTCGAGGAGGCCTTCCACGCTTGGATCCAGTCGAGACAGGCACCGAGATAACGAAAAGGGCGGCTCTAAACCGCCCTTTCCCTATTTCGTGCTTTAGCGATATCGCTAAATGCGGCGCCGCGGATCGATACGCGAGCCGAGCGTCGAGAGTCCGAAGGCAAGCGCGACCAGCAGAAGCAGCGGAATACCGATCGAAAAGAAACCCGCGGCGATGACGGCTGCAGCACCGACGCAAAGCAGGAAGACGACCAGGCGCAGAAGGAAGGCGACGACATGGCGCACGAAGCGGAAGAACAGGTGGATGCCTTCCTTGAAGCCGAACATAAAAGCTTTCATGTGATCCTCAGACGGTTTCGGGAGCGCGCGGCTCGTTCGGGGCGGGCTCGTTGGTCATGACAGCGCTCGTGGAGAAGCCCGAAGGGTCGAACGCGGGAGAAGCGTGCTCGCCATCCATCGCGTCGCCGTCGGCCACAGCTTGCTCGTGGAGCGCAAGCGCGGCGACCGGCCCGCCACACCAGACGTCGAGCTCAATCGCCACCTCGACCGCCTGGATGATCGTTGCGCCCATCTTGATTGCGCCGAGGGCATACTTGCGACCAGAACCGATCGTGAAGGTCTCGCCAACGAGCGGCCCAGCCGGTGTGTAGCCATCGTCGTAGAGATAGACCGATCCATCCGCCTTGACCTGGATCGCCGAGAAGGATGGATCGCTGGGCATGAGATCATCACGCGATGCGCCAGAGTTCAGCCATTCGACGAAAGCCTCCGGCGTGCCGATCTGGTTCGACACGATGCCGACCAGAGAGCCGTCATTCAGACGATGGATCTTCATCTTGTTGCCGGCCGGGTGCGAATTGCCGCTATAGGCGCGCGTGTCAGCGGCCATCTGACCGCGGTGATAGACGACGACGCTCATGCTGCGTCCTCCGGCAGAGCGATGCGCTTGGGATGCATAATGGCTCGGTTGAGGCGATAGAAAGCATCCTCGACGTGCCGACGGGCGATCTGCACCGAGGCCTGGTCGATCTCCTGGCTGTCGCGGTTACGAACGTGCTCATCGACGCGACGCAGAACCCGCTCTTCGAGGATCTTGTTCTCGTTGACCATCTCAACCTTCCAGGCGTCGACCTCCGGCTCATAGCCGGCGACGGGCAGCCCTTGGATCCTGTGCGCGACAAGCTTGGACGGATCGATGGTGAGAGTAGTCGTGCCGGCGCCGTCGGTTAGCGCCGTCCAGTGGGTCTCGGGCAGGGGAGCGACGCCCGGCAGGATGGAACCTGCCGGAATCTTCTCCGCCTTGAGCTCGCCGATCGCGCCGGCCAGTGGTATGCCTTCCAGGGGAAGGCCGTAGGGATAGGTCTTGTTTGACATTTAGCGATACCTTGCTTTAGCGATTTCGCGACTTAACGAACCATGAAGACGAGATGCGTCGGCACGAAGCCGGCAGTCGGGCTCACGTCTTCGCGGGCAGCTTCACAGACGCCGCAATCGCAGTCAGCGGCTTCACCCTTGGCAGCGCTGTCATCAGCAGTAGCAACGGCCTCTTCGACCGGGCACAACTCGACGTCATCGTCCTCGGCGATCTCTGCTACGGTAAAGCCGCGCCAGGAGGGGTTGATACCGACGAACTGGTCGTCTGCGTTGATGACAGCGAGATTGCCGTCTTCCTCGATCACGCCCAGAGCGCCCTCGATGATGAACTCGTCACCGTCGGCGAAGGTGATGACCACGTCGGCAGGCTCGTCGAAGTAGTCAATGGCGTCAGCCAGAGCCTCGATCCGCTCCACTTCAGCCTCATCAGCTTCCTGTGCGGCAACCTGACGACCAGCCTCGAAGGCGGTGTCGATGGCAACGGAGATCTTGGCGTCGTGTTCGACAGTCGAGATGACGTTCGGCTCGAAATGGCTGATGCTGATCAGTTCGCCCCGTCCACGAGCAGGAGCGTCGCACGGCAGATAGACCTCATGCAGACGGTAGAGGAGCTCGGTGCCACCTTGGTCGCGCAACGCGTAGGGCTGACCGATCGAGATCGCGAGCGGTCCTGCTGCAAGCGCGAACTCAGCCTGAAGCGGCGCGGTGATGAAACGCACGCGCTCGTCAGAGCCGCGTGCGTAAAGAACTTCGCCGCGCTCGGGGAAATTGATCTGCATGAACTTGGATCCTTGGATTTGTTGGAATGCCAGCACACTATCCGGCTCGGCACAGTCAGTCAATATTGATTTACCGTTGGGATGGGTAGTTTTGAGCAAGGGAATCCGGGCTGCGGGGCAGGGGAGAGGGGGCGCCGGGAACGGGAACTACCCAGGTCAACTTGTCCGTCCCGGTGAGGCACGAGGAGAGGTAGTCCAGGCCGGGAATTGCTCGGGCAGCAGTGGGCATCATGTTCGCACTACGTCAAATTTTCTAAGACTTCGCTTCTCTCAATCGAAACACGCTCACAGTCGCTCACAGATCGACGAGGGATCGATCGCATGACATGCGCGCTTAAGTGACAGCGCAAACGCGTCTATGCGTGTCAGTGACGCTCTACGTGCTGCTATGAGCAAATCAGCAATGACTTATGCATTGCTCAAAAATAATTCGCGATTTAGCGATTTAGCTATTGTCAGACGTTTCGAACTAGTGTTTAGTGATCATGTCAACAACGACAACGAAACAACTAAACGAAAGTGAGACACGTTATGACTGAAGTAGTAATCAACGCTTACGCTCTTTCTCTCTCTGCACGCTACGACGCAGAACTGAAGAACGAGAAGTCTACTAACTCGTTAAACTTCATTGCTAAGTGCGCTCTTGTTGTCAAGCAAGACGCAGTTGCTGAAATGCTGAAGAAATGTGAAGTAAAGACAGACTTCGCGCAAGACAGTGTTCAAGCTAACAGCGCGTTTTGCATGAAAGCACTTGAGAATTGCGCTCATATTCTCGAATTTGCAGTCGATCGACGCAACGTCGACAAGCTGAAGTCAAACGTTGAAGAAACGTTGCGCACGCTCGTTAATTTCAAGAAAGCGAACGAACAATTCAGCGCAAGCGACATTGAAATCGCGCTCGACAAGAATATTAAAGTCGCGAAAGAGCGTCAACACTTGTATTTTCGTCGCAAAGACGTCTTCTCATCTGCAAAGCGTCACGCATCTATGAATATGCGTGCTCTTGTTGCACTCAATCTTTTGAAGTCTGTTTCAAAAGACAAGTATACTGTCAACGATAACGAGATCATGCAGAAAATCGAAGCGCGTTTGACTGCGTAATACAGTCAATCAACATTGATTTAGCTAGCGCGTATCTTGCGCGCTAGCAGTATCAACAGACGAGAGTTTAAGACGATGCTTATTTTCATTCTTCGCATGTATGCAGCACTCACAAATTCGCGCGACGCTAATCGCTCACTGCAGCGCGCTTTGCGTGAGCGTCAGACTAAGCGCATGCGCTCGAAGCGCGTCAGAGACGAACGTCGTCGATTTGTAGCACGTTACAAGTGAAAGCTAGAGACATGAGCAAGAGTTACTCGACTATGCGCGTATCACTCACACAGCGCGAAATGCGTGACAGACAGAAACGACGCGAAGCGAAGCGCGTATTAGAGAGTGCTCATTTTGAGCTGCTAGATCGTCGCTTCGATTATCAGCAAAGCGACATATTCGAAATGCTGAATATGCGTCAGAACGAAAGCTATAGCGAATAGAAGAAATCGCTAAATCGCTAATATGAGCGCGCTAGAGATAGCGCGCTTTTGCGTGTCTGCTAATGCAGTGCGCACTGTGTAAGCGTGCACTAATGTAGTGCGACGTGATGTAGCAGATGCTAACAGGCGAACGTCAGGAGGCGCGCTGAGGGACTCGCCGGAGGATGGCACTATATGGCGTCATTCGCCTCGGTTCCTAAAATTGTAGACGAGGGGCGCCGAGGGGCGCCATGGATCGCAAGCGCACACGAAAAAGCCGGCGCACGACGCGCCGGCTCGTTCGAGATCCTCCTTTGCTAGCTGGTCTTGATCATGATGCAGAGCGCGATGACGGCGCAGACGAAGACGATCATCGCAATGAAGGCGCACGTGTCTTTGGCGAGCGCTAGCGTCTGCTGCGCCAGGTGTGACTGCCGCGGCGTCATCTCTTTGATGCGAATGACGGTCGTCGGCGCCGGAATGATGGTGTGCATGTTGAACTCGCTTCGTTCGTTGTTGACGCTTTCGAGTTTAGCGATTTAGCGAAATCGCGCAATCTGGCGCTATCTGGCATTGTAAGTCTGCTGATCCAGGAAGTCCGCGGCGCCGAACTCTTGCGCCATGCAGCACTCCATCCAATCGACGCCTTTGCACAGCGAGATCCAGAGGAAGGCTTTGTTTGGACTGTCGACAGGCGTGATGCCGAGCAACTCCACGTAAGGAAGACCTCCGTGACTGACTTGCGCCACCTTCTCCATGACAACGCTCTGTCCGCGGATCAGTGCCTCGAGCGCGGCGAGATCCGTCACGTGCTCACCATCTTCAGTGCACGCCTCAAATGCGCGCCAGCGAGCTGCCTCTTCCTCGAGCGTGATCTTTGTGGCGTCTGCGTAGGCTATGATCGTCATGTGCGTCTCTCGCTGTTTCGATAAATAGCAATTTAGCGATTTCGCTACGGCGATCAATAGGAATTGACTGGCATGCACACCGGCCTGGCGAAGCGTGGACCCGCCATGGCCTGAAGGAGGACGGACCGGTCCATGGATTTGCCATGGTGCGGACAGGAACGCCATGGTTTCACGGTCGCCCGGTCCCTTGGACCCCACCGGTTCCCCAACCTTCACCTGCACTCGCCTTGGTTCCCCATGGACAGCCCACACCCAAATGAAAGAGCGGAGCCTAAACTCCGCCCTCTCGCCTTACCTGGTGCGCTGCTCCTCAGACAGCCTGCAGCAGCTCCTTGAAGGCTTTCGCCTGGTTGGTGTTGGCAAAGACGTAGGTCGCAGCACGCTTCGTGCCGGTGTTCTTCACCAGGCCGAGCGCCATCAGTGCATTGAGCGTGGATGATGCCTGCGTGCCGGCAGTGGACTTGTCGACGTTGTGGCGCCGCAAGAGCTTTGCATCCGGGTTCTGGCTGCGGATCTTGTCGGACGCGGCACACATCGCCATCTCGCCGGTGAATGTCTTGCCGTTCTCCTCGAAGATCAGCATGGACTTCGCAATGGCGACGTTGTGCGCGTTGGAGAGCTTCTGCTGTCCGGCGAGCGCCCGGACGAAGTCGATCACCTTGTCGATGGCGTAGATGTTGAAGCGATCGCCGTCCGTCTCCTTGCCCTGGCGCGTGTTGATGAACATCTCGGAGATCTTGAGCTCCATCAGCACTTTCGCCATGCTCGGCAGCGCCAGTTTGCCACGGTAGCTGTTGAGCTTCTTCACCTTCGGCATGTCGGCCGAGCCGCTTGCCTTGCGGCTGATCTCGAACTGGACGCGCTCATCGAAGGCGGCACCGATCTTCAGAGCAAAGACTTTCGCCTCGTCGTCGCCGTGTGCCTTGAGTGCGTCCGTGAATATGTAGGCGGCCTCGTTCGTGTTGGACTGCTTGCCGGCCGGTGCGTTGGTGGACTGCTTCGCCATTGTCTGTCTCCTGTTGACGTTGATCGGAAAGTCGTTCGCTTTCGATGAACAGACAGTCTCACGTCTTCAGTAGGCAGAGAATCTGGATAGGGCAGGCGAAGGTCGGCACGCTTCAAGCCGGAGAGATCACAATTCTGACACGTTCCGTGCCGTCTCCCTTCTATGTATAGATACTACTGTAATAGAGAATATAAACTAAGAAGGGAGACGGACCGGATTGCTCACTCTCCGGCGTGAAGACTCCTCTCGCCATGGTCGACGGCTCCCGGCTAGCCACGGCGCACCCATGGTCTTCCGCGGCTCTCCATGGATCTCCTCCGGCCTGGCACGGTTTCTCCATGGCTCGGCCGCTCGATCGGTATTGGTTCACGGTTTCCGTCTTATGGAGCGGACGCGCCTGGTTCCTGGATTTTCGAGGACAAAAAGAAAGGCGAGTCGTCATGACCCGCCTTAGAGAAGGACCGCTGTCGCTGGCGATCACGCTGCATGTAACCAACAGAACGACGGACGATCGCCTGCTACGCGTGTGATTTGCGTAAAATTGAAGATAACGCTGAGTTGTTGGGGTTGAAGACGGCTGAGCGCGGCTCATGCTGGCGTGGTGAGGAAGGGTAGGGCGGTGTAGGATTGTAAGAGGAGTAGAAGGCATGGCGCGGCACACCCACCCACTCGCTACGATTCCTATCTTCTCTACGATCTACACACTCCACACGCATCTGCGCTCTCTACTACTCACCTACACACCGGTGCTGTCTCTCACATACACCATGATCTGCTCTATAGGCTCATGCGTGCTCTCTAGGTGTGCTGTCTCTCTAGTGAGCCGTGGTGTGTCTGCTTTCTGTCTTTCGCGCGTTGTCTGGCCGAGTGTTGCGCTCTGTGCGTTGGTCTAGCGTGTAGCGTTGACGAGATTGCTTGCTGAGTGTGTTGGGTGAGTTGTTGCGTCTCTCTGATCGCTTACGCTTCTGGAGCGAGTCTGTGCGCTTCTCTGAGCGTTTTGGTGTTCGCTGGAGATGAGCTGCGATTTGGTTGACAGAGGGAAAATTTTAATTTGGGAGGGCGTTTGTCAACCTGGCGTAAACTTACGTCAACGGAAGACGCCTAAATGAGATGCTCACTAGACAAATATGGCTGTTTTCGTGTCAACCGCTGTCAACCAGGTATGAGGAGGCCGGTGTGTTGATGGACCGGCCTCGTAGAGAGTGGACCGTGCCTTACAGCAGATCCGGATCGAGGATCTCGAGAGCGTTGTCCTTCTCTGTGAGTAGCTCGCCTATCCGGTCCGTGTAGTATTCGATGAGGCTGGACATTTCCGGAGAGGGTGCGCCGTCACGAGCGAGGAGCTGGTCACGGCTATAGACGATGCGATGGATCTCGGCGTCGATCCGGATGATCCTTGCGGCGACTTCGGGTGGAAGCTGGTAATTAGTGACGAGCATGGCTGGTCTGCTCTAGCGTGAGCGTGGTGAGGCGGCTCTCTTCCTCTATGGCGAGATGTGCGTAGGCGAGCTCCTGGAGAGCGGCTGCTGCCTCTTGCCTGGTCCAGCCGTATTGCTCGGCGAGGTGTAGCGCCTGGTTGAAGGTGGACTGGAGCGCTTGCTGGCAGTCGAGGTCACGATCGGCATAGGGTGTGAGTTGCTTTGGTTGACGGATCATGGCTGTTCCCCTTGCGTTCATGGATACGTGAGACCTAGCGCATAGGTGGAATCTTGTCGAGCGCGCTACTCGGTGACTGGGTGGGGCAGGGTGCTCATGAAGCGTTTTGCCTCGACCTCGGCGTTCGGATGCTGGGCGATCTGGGTGATCTCCTCGACCTCGACCTTGAACACCTGGTCGGCGATCCGGATGAACATGGATCCGTTGCTGCTCAGGCCGACTTCGCCTTTGTTCAGTGCGCCGTTCTTGATCAGGGATTTGGCGAGGTATTTGTAGAGCTCATTGCGGCTGGTCATGGTTTGCTCGCTGGTTGGTTGACGAGCGGAGCCTAGCCGGGCGGTGTGGGCTTGTCGAGCGATCAGCCATGGCGTGTTGCTGCCACAGGAAAAGGCGGGTAGATGCCGCCCTACTTCTACCGAGGCGCCATTGCAGTGACGCTCCGGAAGTTCCTGTGGCAGATCAACAAGGTGGAATGCGGATCCTTGTCTCTGGCCTGCGGGTGTTGTTTCACGCTGCCACGACCGCCCGCTGCGCGGCAGGAGAGGGTGGTAAGGCCTCTCCTGTAGGTGATTAGCCCATGCAGCCGGTCGGCGGTGTGAAGCCGGCGTAGTCGTCTGCCTCCTCGATGTCGAGTGTGACGTCCTTGACGATACCCGCGGCGTTGCGCACGGCCAGGGTAATGGTCTTGCGCTCATGCGTGCTCATGATTGCCTTGTAGGCTTCGAGCGCGGCGTGCTTGTCGTCGTCAGCCTTGACGTTGGTGGTGATGGATACCTGGTAGGTCAATTCTCTTCTCCTGGGATTTTGATACCTTGAGCGCGGAGCTCGGCGTCGATCTCCTTGTTGCGCGCCTCGGCGTCGAAGGGACCGTATTTCAGATGATCGGCTCTGTCCGGCAGCTCTTTGAGCCAGACACTGTCGTTGTCCATGTCGTAACCGGCAAGGCTTAGACCGCCCTGCCAGTAGCGCTTGATCTTACCGTCGCGATCCAGCTTAAACTGGTCGGTCTCGTGGTTGTAGATGGCGAACCATTCAGCGCAGTAGGTCGGATCCGGATGCTTAACCACCCAGCAGGCATGACCAGGGCGGTCATACACCGAGGGCACTCTGATAACGTGGGTCATGCATTCTCCTTGAACAGATGCTTGAAGCGGTCGTAGTCCAGGATGATCTGCAAGGGCTCGCCATAGAGCGGTCTTACCGTTTTGCGCCGCAGCTTCTTCCACAACCGCTTGGAGCGGTGTCTGCTAGGCGCCGGCTGATCGTAGATCGTGCCAATGACCGGCAAGGCATTGTGCGCGGAGCGGCGCTTGACCTGGGTGATGGTGAGAACCGGCGCCTCGTGATGTTGTGCCAAGCTAATCATGAGGTTCGCCGTGTCTTCGTGTCGCTTCGTCCAGAAGATGCCTTCATCGTCCAGCTCGCGTGGCAACAAACGGACCTTCAAGCCCTCGGCAGTTTCGTTCATGCATCGACCTCGTCGTGCTCTCATGTTTCGATGATCTCTTATCGCACGACCGTTCGCGGATAGAAATCTGGATGCGCGCGGCGTTACTTGGTGAGATCGATAAGCGGCAGATCGCCAATAAACAGATCCTTGGCATCGGTCAGGTCTGCCGGCACGCACAGGATCATCACCGCGGATGCCTTGAGCTCCTCGGCATTTGCCTCGAGCATCTCTTTGCATTTCGCCATGGGCAGAACGTTGTTGGTGATGACGACGCGATTAAGGTCGCCTTCTTCCTTGGCGATGGTGATCGGCCGGGCCGGCGTGTCATCTGTGATCTCTGTCGCCATGGCTGGCGCGCTGGAGAGGATCAGGAGTGCGGTTGCAATGATGTGCTTCATAATTGGCCTCGGTTGCTGTTGAGAAGCAAATAGAGGCCGTGTGTAGGGCGTGCAAGCGGATATCCATGGGATCGGCCGGCCAGAAAGGCGCCGATGAGCGCCTGACTGCCTTTTAGTGCTGCGTTGCTGCGAGCGCCAGGAGTTTGCGCAGGATCGCCGCAGGCTCAATCCAGAAGTCGTCCGGCAGCTTGCCTGCGCATTGCTCGCGCCATGCCGTCCAGTCGAGCGCGTCGTCGCCGTGTGCGTGCTTTTCGCAGCTCATGTCGAGCTGCAAGCCTTCCTGCCGCGCCGAGAAGTTCATGCCGACGTTGCCGAGCCTGAAGGAAAACCAGATCAGTTCGCCATCTTCCTCGTCGCCGTCGTAGACGTTTATGTCCATGTCACCGAGCTTTGCCATCTGGTCAAAGCCGCAGGTGCGCGTGTTCTTCATTGCGTGAACGAGCGCGTCGTTCAGCGTCTGCGGCAGCATGGTGCGAATGTGAAAGTATTCCGAGCCTGCGTAGACGCACTCGTTGTGAATGGAGATCTTGAGTTCGCTCTGCTGTATCATCGTGTCGCTCTCTCGCTTGCGTTTCGATGATTTGTTTTCGCACGACAGAACGAGGATTGCGGCAGGCAGCGCGCGGTATTGAAAACCAAGGGGCGCCGGGCTATGTTAACCGGAGTGACAGGTGGAGCGCGAACCCCACCTGCCGCTTTACTGCTTAGCTAAAGAATTGAACCCGCACGGTCGCTTGCCAGCTCGTGCGGGTTTTCCTTAACGTCAGCGTGATGCTAAATGGTAGAAACCACATAGATCACCTCCGTAATCGAGGGCGAGGCACTCGCCTGTGTCGGTGTGGCCCATCCTCACCGACGCGCCGGCTGGCTCGACGCACGCTGCTTTCGCCCTCGAATCTCTGCGTTATATCAGGCTGCGTCAGTATTTGATCGGAAAAACACGTCCGTCGACCAGAACGGACGTCGGCTTGTAGCCGGTAGAGACCGGAGTAACCGGGTCATCCGTCAACGAATAGGTGAAGCGGCTGACAGGTTCATCCACGACGAACGACTGGTGGCTCATAAGCACATCGATCACCTCGGCCGCATCGGACGCGCCGAGGGCGTTGAGCAGGTCCATCACCGTCATGACGGCATCACAGCTAGCGTCGTCCGCGTATTCGACTTTGATATTCTGCGCGATAAGTTCGGAAAAGGTCATTTTGATCTCCGAGTGTTCATTGATCTCGCTCCGGTTTCAGACCGTCTCCGACTACTGACGGTTCTTAGGCTGACGTGGGAGCGGATCGTGAGCACTCAAGCAAATTCCTCGACAATGATCTCCGGACGGCCGGCACGAGGCCTACTACAAAGGCGGGCCGGATAATCAAGGCATGAGGGTTGAGCTGTTTTCACCCAGGCTAACCGAAATGGTGGGGCGACTTTCGGACTCAGCAGCCGGGAGGTAGGGCTCTTTTGCGCTGCCCATCTCCTATTGTAGCGGTCTGCCTACCGTATGAGCGTGACGGCGCTATCTTCGTCGCCGGGCTATTTGTAGTCGAGGTAGCCACCCTCTGATCTAATGCCAAGTCATTTGCAGTGCGCCTCATTCATGTCGTTTCGCTCTCGTTTGCTGTTGATGATTGTTTATCGCACGTTCGATTGCGGATTGCGGTAGGCAGCGCACGGTTGACTCTGGCAGGGCAGGTGAACAAAATGAGAACATGAAGCACCGCCGAGGAATTGACCTGATCACCTACGAGCTGCCGCACCAGGCGCTGCCGACCTTCGATTCCTTGGCCGAATATGTCGAACTGGGCGGCAGGTGTTCGAAGTGTGAGCGTGAAGGGTGGGTCGATCGCTGGGAGCTTCAGCGACGCTACGGCGCCAGGAGCTATATCTCGCAGCTCCGGCCACTGCTGCGCTGTCGCAAGTGCGGCAACAAAGGCTCAAACCAGTGGATCATGCGGCGAGCGCCACGTTAACAAACCATTGATAACCATGGTTAATGTGTCGTAAACGGAAGTGGGCGGAATCTTAACTTCCGTCAGCCGGACGGTCGGTTTCGCAGACCCTTCACTATCGATAACTTTCAAGTATCGATAGTTAAGCTGAGATGACGCCAACCATCGCCTTCGCTACCGCTTCGCGAAGGGTTTCACCCTTGAACGGTCCGGCAATAGGGTGATCATCGTGGCACACCGTGCATTCGTAGCCATCCACCACGTAGAGAAATTCGACGGTGCGATGCAGCGTTGTGTTCGCCTCAATCCAGTCAATCATCTGCTGTTCCATGTTGTCTCCTTAGAATCTTCCGTAGTTGGGATGGTCAAAGCGGGATCGGAGCTCCTGGGTAAGCTCTATGATCGTGGTTTCACCGCGGCGAACAGCTTCTCTGATCTCGTTCAGGCGCCGATTGGCGAGCATGATGAAGCCGAAGCGCTCGAGGATCGCCCACTGCGGCATACCGGCAGCCCAAATCCAGATCGCGACTTCGCCCGTCTCTTTGCGCGACATGACGTAGATATCGCCGTTGGTCGACATACCCTCGTGCCATTGCCAATCTGCAGGCCAGGCAGGCGTCAATTCGTGTTTCTCGACTGGATTGTCGGCAGCCTGGACGATTGCGGACCACTCCTCGGGTGTCGGTGCTACGCCGGTCAAGCGTTCGTTCTCTGTGCGCCACGGCATGATTGGCCGCGGATTGATCGAGAAGTCAGCCAGACCGTTGCGGGCGAGATCCTCGTCTGTCACCTGATCGAGTGGCTTGCTCATCAGGTCGAACCGATCTTGGGGTAGGTTTTCCGCGCCACTTTCTTGGTGATCTCGACCAAGAGTTTCATCTGGCGCTCGACCTCGACGAGGCGCTCATGCATTTCGAGGAAGAACCGTCGCCGTTCGTCCTCATGCACGGGCACCTCTTTGCCGCAGTTGGCGCAGCTCTGAAATCCCTGGATATGCTCCTCCGCGTCGGGGAAGGAGGTGCCCTGGCCGCACCCGCAATATCGCCAAACGCCCATCAGCGATCCGCCCGCATCAGGTCAAACACATGCTTGGCGTCGTAGTCCGACGGCTCCAGGCGAAGCTCCCTGCCGGCCTGATCGATAAAGTGGTTAAGGCTCGACCCCATGCCCACGTCGGGGTTGGAGTCGTCATAGCGCTTTAGCGCCAGGGCGAGCCGGAAGACAGCGAGGTTGTTGTCGACCTGTTTCATTTCTTGAGATGCTCCATGATCACAGCGTCCTCGATGAGAAGGCGCCTGGCAAAGTCGGTGGGATCGGCCGGCGAGGGTTGGTCGCAGTCGCAGGGTAGGGAGATAGGTTCTCCCCACGGATGAGTGCCGCCTGAGTCACGCAGGCCGGTTCCCTCGCAGGATGGGCAATTCGGGTCGTATTTACTCACTGGGAAGATCGCCCGTCTCAGCGAACAAGGTGAGCGCCGGCAACAGCGCCTTCACCTGATCCTGGGTCAGATGCATTCGACTCGAGATTACCGAACCATGCGGCACCGGGACGTCCTTCCAACCCTCACCAGGAACGCAGACCTGCACCTTCGGATTGTCGATCCCGAACCAGATCGCAGCCTCGGTAGCGAGGGATGATGCCTGAAGACTGCACTCCTCGCCGTAGCGATCGGTAAAGGTGGCGACGGCAAAGCCGCGCTGGGTGGTTTCGAATTTCAGGTTCATGCGAGTTTGATCTCCTCTTCTATCGCCGGCCGCACGGCCTCGTGGTAGAACTCCATGTCGTCGTCAGTCATCCAGCCGTCACCGCGGCTGTAGTGACCGGTCATACCGACGATCACGAACCAGCCTTCGCCAGGCGGATCGATGATCTGCTGAATGGTGTAGTCGAGACCGGCGCCATAGCAGCGCTCGTATTCCGCGGCACCGGTCACGCCCTCCTTGCCCGAAATGACCGTGGTCGACTCGATGCTGAAGTTGGTCCACTTATCCGTGGGACCAGCCGGGTCGTGCATCACGACCTCGATCAGGACGTTCTCGGGCGACGTGAAGTCGAAGATCTTCATATCCTCGGTATCAGCGTCATCAGTGATAGGAATGAGCTCAAGCTTCACCCTCATTCGACTTCCTCCTCGATCGGCGTGAGCTGGTCGAAGGTCCATTCTTGTCCATCATCGCACTGGAACATCGGCTTGCCTTCTGCTCCGCGGTTCGTGAGCTGACCGTCCCAATAGCACTTGGTTTCGCCAGCAAAGTCCGGCGTTCCGTCGGCCGCGATACCGTTGATGAGGGCGCAGGCCGGCACGGTCTCGGCAGTGCCGATGATCATCGCGCCAGTCGGAGCTCGGTAGCGCCGGATCGGATTGTCATTCTCGGCGAGGAAATTATTGAGCGCGTCCTCGACCTCGGTCTTGGTCGTCATCTCCATGATCTTGACGGCGTGCTGCCAAGCCTTCTGCGAGCGCGGGTCTTCCGCCTTCCAGAACTTGTGATCCTCGGGCACCTGGTAGCCAGTGCCAATCACCTCGGCCAGCAGATGCCGCGCCAGGTCGTTCGTCTCCATGACGATCTGCTCGTCAGTTCTCATGCCAACCCCGCGATCAGTTCGCCATTCAAATCAATCGCAGCTTTGACGCCATCGACATAGACGACGTAATCGTCGCCAGAGTGATATCCGCCATACCAGGACAAGATCGGAGCGACGCCATCCTTCGAGACATCGAACGCGACCTCTTTAGGCGTGGCGTCTTCGTTGATAAATCGCAGTTTAACCGTGCTCATGCAGCTTTTCCTTCTTCCATCCAGATGTTCACCGGGTCGTTAACCGTGTAGTCGGCCATCTGCTCTTCCGGATCTTGTCCAGCCTCGTTGATGATCAGCACCCAGCCCCAGCGCTTACCCTCGGCATCGAGGACAATTAGGTTCATGACGTCGCACGCCTCGAGCGCTTCCTTGGCCTCTTTCTGGCTCGGCCCCTTGTAGTCGGCGTCATCTTGATCGTCGTAGTAGCAGACGAACGTGCAGCCGATGGATGCGCAGTGCTTTAACAGTGCCGAGAGCGTCTTCATGTGCTTTCCTTTCGTTGACTATGATCAATCATAGCAAGCGAAATCGCGGTTTACGGTAGGCAGTAAGCGGTTGTTTTCACTGCAGAAATAGATAGTCAGAACCGCCCGAAGTTGGGGTGGTCGTGGTATTCTGGAAGGGGAGGCCAGGGCTCGCCGTTCTCCAGGGCGTCACGCATGGCGCGCACAGCGGGAGCACCTCCTGATCGGTAAGCCTCGTATTCTTCCTCATCGAGGGAGGTGCAGAACGAGCACGGCGGATGACCGGTTGGGCATGTGCAGCCTTCGTCGAGGAGATCGCGAAATACGTCCTCATCCATTAGAACCGCCCGAAGTTCGGGTGAGCGGCGTATTCGTTGATCGGCGCCGGGATCGGAATGTCGTCCTTCACCTCGAGCGCAAACCTGGAGCGAGCGAAAACCTCTTTAACTGCGCTCAATTTGCCTTGGTCGACGATCCGCCAATGGATCTCTTCGCCCTCCTTGGATGCGGTCGAGGTGAAAGCGCGTGGATCGATCGAGCGCGTGCGCTCTTTCCAAAGCGTGTAGGAGATCTCCATAGGCCCGGTGAAACCGTCGATCTCCTCCCACCGATCGTGAGGGTATGCCTTATCGAAGGTATCAAGGTTGACGCCGAACTGATCCAGCGCAGTGAGGCGATCGAACTTCGTTCTCATGTCGTCAAGATCGCCTGAGTCGTAGAACTCCCAGTCACCCTCGACATATTTGCTGATACTGCCTTGGCTCGAAAGCACACGGCTTGCAAACAGCGCATACAGGCCCTTGTGGATCAGGAGAGTAACAAGACCCACGTCGTATTCCGGCTCTCTCACAGTTTCATCTCCAGTTGACCGGTCACGCGGCGCCAGCAGTCAATGACCAGGCCAGCCTCGGATCGGTAATTCAGTTCGCGCAGCAGGTGATTTGAGAGCCGGAAGTTGACCTGCTCGAAATAGATCCACTCGAAGCGTCGGTCGGCGATCTCCGGCACCTCGTCCAGATGGCGCAGTAGCTCGGTCAGATAGCCGCGCCCGCGATGTTTCGCGCGCAGCTCTATGTTGTGAATGGTGAGAACGCCGGCGCGCACCTTGTGCTCTATGCGGCGATCGTGCGTGCGCCAGGTCAGCATCCAACGTGCGTTCCTTATGTCGCCGCGGGAGCCGCCCGAGGACAGCGCAGCGTGCAGATCGCAGAGCATGTCGATCGGAACCTGGCGCGCGATCATCGCGTCTCCTCCCAAACGGATGAGCAGATCGCGATGGATCGCCAATAATCAATTCGCTCGTCTTTGGACCAACGATCACCAAGGATGAAGGAGCTGATGAAATCGAGGTCGGTCCAGTAAGGATCGGCGATGCGAAATAGCAGCCTCACCGCGAGCGCGCGGGCGTGCCTACGATAGTCGTATGGCGTTGGCTGACAGTTGAAACCCATAGGGTGTGACTGTCCAGCCAACGGATTACGGTCGACCAGCCAGGCCATCACCTCGTCAACATTGCCGCTAGAGGGTTGCTTCCACGAGAGAATGTCCGCGTTGACCACATCCTGCACGCGGTAGGCGTGCTTGAGGATCTGGGTCATGGTTTGGTCGTCTCGGTAGCGCCAGAGAACACCCTCGCGCTCCGGATCTTTGAAGATAATGGGCTCGCTCATTCGTATTGCTCGCGACAGAGCTCATCCATGCGCTCGTGCGTCAGGTTGGCATCGACAGCGATGTAGAGCGGCTTGCGCATGTCGCGGTTGGGAAAAGGTGCCACGGTTGTAGTAGATGGCGCCGCGGCTGTTGCAGGCAGCGCGATTGCACTCGCCATTGAAGACACGACCCTTAAACTCCTGACCGTGGCTCTCGTAGCGCATCGGGTGCGAGGGCTGGATCTCGCCGATCGTGCAGCGCTCCTCGACCTCCCGGACGGTCATCTCCATTGGGAAAACAACCACGTCATCGCCGACAGCAAGCGCTCTTGTGCGCTGTTCGGGCGTAAGTCCATCCAAGAAGCCGATGAGCGGCCGCGCCTCGCTGCGTCGGCTAATCGTGGGGAATTTGGCGTCGAACTGCGCCTGCCGTTCGATCTTCTTTACCTTCCGCGTCAGTCTACCAAGCGCGCCCATCAGGCCTTCTCCTTCGTTTCCATCTCAGTGATCTTGTCGAGGATCACCTGGCGCGCCTCGTCGATGTCCGGCTCCTCGCAGAAGACGGTCTCGGTATGATCGAGCAGCCAGGACGTCAGACAGTCAGCCGCGGACTGAAGATCCTGCTGCTCGGTGCGCTTGCGCTGCAGGAACCCCTCGAAGTGATCGAGGAGCTGACGCCGGCCGACGTCGAGCATGGACCTCGACTGGTAGGAAGCGCGCAATTGCCGGATCGCGCCGGCGAGCTGATCGAGCTCGGCGTTGTGCTTGCGCACGATCTCTTCGGCGCTCTCCCCATCATTGGCGAGCAGAACATATCGATCGCCGGAATAGACGTGATCGTCGTGTTGGACGTGCCAATACATTAGAGTTTCCTTGAAATGATGCCACGGCGCTCGAGCGCACGTCGGGAGAGCCGCTGTGCGGCACCAACGATGGCGAGCCCCAGCGGAACGAGAATGGCTGCTGCGCTGCCCGCAGCTACGACAATGGCGATCTCCATCACCAATTACCCGGCTTTGTGTCGGAGCGGGTCAGGTTGCCCTTGAACCAGGCCTTGAACCATTCCCAGGCGTCATCGCTGCCATCGTCGACAGCGACCTGGGCGGCTTCCCGCATGGTGTAGCCGGCGTGTTCCCATTCGCCATCCGGGCGCTGTTTGTTCAGATCGATGACGATCGTGGTCTTGGGTATGCGTGCTGCTTTTGGCATTCGCTATCTCCTCAATCATTATTGATTGATTCACTGTCGCACAGTGAATCGTGGATTGCGGGTGGTTTTAGACGGCAACAGCGAGGCGGCGGTTGCTGGCCGCGCCGCGCGCCGCACGGCGAATCTGGCTGATCACGTTGAGCTCCTGCCGGCCGGGCAGCCCGGAACCGTCGCCTCGAACCCTCTTCGGCACGATACCCGCCATCGTCTCGTTGACGATGATGCGGATATGCTTGGAGCCCACCTCAAGGCGCCAGCAGTTGCCGATATCCTCGAGGGTCTTGCGGGTCTTCTTCGGTAGACAGTTCAACGCGTTCATGCATTCCTCTAAGCTGTTGTATCTATGCTGTTATCGCACGCGCTCATTCGGAAAGCGCTCGGGAGCGTTCGGGAGCGTTCGGTAGTCAGAACCGCCCGTAGTTGGGATGATCGGCGTATGGATTGGGCGGCGCTGCGACCGGTTTAGACTGGGCGTAAGTCTCCCAGGTTTCCTCGAAGGCCTGCAGAATGTCCTCATAAGGAGCATCCATGATCGGGCCTTCGATAGAAACACCGGTGATCCGATCGGTCACGCGCCAGAGGAACTCGCGACCGACGCATATTTCATCCCACTGGTCGTCAAGACTGCGAGGTAATTCGTATTCCTGAGTCTCAACCAGGAAGCCGAAGTAGCGGTCGCACTCTCGGGTCTCGAGCACCGCCTCCTGGAACATCAGTAGTCCTCGGCGTAGAAGATCGTCAGCACGCGCCGCGTGACCTTGGGATCGGCCGGATTCTCCGACCCGCTCTCCATATCGGGAGCGTAGTAGTCGATCTTCCACATGAACTTCTGATCGCCGATCGTGAAGGCGCCGAAGTCGTGCTCGCCATAGGGGTCATCCTTCGGATCGAAGGCCGCATAGGTGCACACTTGCTCCACGGCCGCGGCGATCTCGCTGTGATCAGCCTGTGCCAGACCACCGACGATGTGAATTTTGCCTTCAGCTTCGCCACGGCGCAGCTTGTCGTTCAGCGCCCGGACGTCGCCGGTCCATTCGTCGAGCTGAGCGACCACCCAGTCGTGATAGGAGAGCTCGAGCCCCTCCTTCTGGGCCTGCCACCAGGCATCGTGGGTGAAGCGCTCGTGCTGATTATTCGAGGTCCATCTTGTCACCGGTCAAATCTCCTCATCATTGACGCCGCTGCCATTGCCGAGCCGAGTGCTGCGGCCATAGAAGCGTGGTGGAGCGCATCGGTGCTACGCTGACGCGCAGCCCATTTGTCGCTCGAAAGCGCGCTGGCGACTCGCTGTGGCTGTTTCTCGCGCGCTTTCTTCTGGTTCGGGCGCTGTCGGTGCTGTTTCTTCTTCATGCTGCGGCCTCGACGTGCTGGCGCGCGAGTGCATCGACACCCTCGGTCTCGGAAATGGCCGTCGCGCGGTATTTCTTGCAGCCGCAGTCGAGCGACCGGTTCGGCTTCACCAGGCTGATGATGCCGAAAGAGGTAGCCGTAACATGACCGCACTCGTCGCAGCGCAGATAGGCGCGGACCTTCTTCAGATTAGGCTTCAAGGGCGAGCTCCTTCTTCTGCTGTTCGATCTGGTCCATCGTCAGCGACCACAGCACCGGGTCGCCGCGCTTCAAGACTGCCATCACGTCGTCCTTCTCCTTCAGGAAGAGCGGTGCGAAGCTCGGCGCGAGCTGTGCGACGTTCTTGGTATTGTCCTTGATGTCGGCGAGCTTGACGGTCTGGACGCGGGCCGGCGCCAAGGCCAGGCGCTCGATATTCATGGCGTGGCGTTCGCGGCGATTGCCGGCCTCACGCTCCACGTTGGTGAGATAGTAGAGACCCTCTTTGATCTCCTCGTCGAAATGGGCGCGGATCGTCTCGAGCCTGACGCCGGTGTCCTCGACCGTATCGTGCAGCCAAGCCATGCAGACCTGCTGCCAGGTGTGATCGGGCAGCGCCTGAATGATCTTGGCGACAGCACGCGGATGAACGATGTAGGACTCGCCGGAATAGTTGCGCGTCTGACCGACGGCTTCGTGCGCAGCAGTCGCGAAAGCCTCGGCTCGCGCGATCATTTCAGTGCCATAAGCAGAATAGCTCATGCTGATCTCCTCTTGATCAATCAATGTTTATTTATCGCATAAGACGTCAAGGATTGCGGTAGGAGCGTTGTGGTTAGAAGCGGCCGAAGTTCGGGTTGAGCTGGCGCATCTTCTCCTGCGCCTCGGCGATCGCCAGCTCATGCAGGTGCTCGGCGCGGGCTACTGCCAGGTTGAGGCCACTGACGGTCTCGAGCTTTCCGTTCTCGTCGCGGATCTCATACTGCGTGATCGTGCCGGCAGCCGGATTGGGATGGCGCGGGTCTCGTTTGGTCTTATCCAGGCGCCACACCTCGATGCGGCTGCCCGGCCACTGCGGGTTATCAAAAACGTGCTCTGGTCCAAGCGCCGGCTTTCTCGGCACAGGCGGGCTCCAGCCGAGGTCGTCGAGAAGAATCTGAATACTGTTTTCAGCCGAGACCCCTCTCAAAGTCGCGTTCGCGGTCGTTATCTGGGCGCTGCGGGACTTGCCGTGGCGCCTGGGCAGCGAGTAGTGCAGGTGGCCGAACTTGCTAATGTATGCGTCCACGGACGAAAGCATTTGTTTCTGGAAGTTGTTGAGGTCGGACATTTCGATCTCCGTTGTTGATTTGCTGTTAGCGTGCCGCGCGGCGATGATCAATCAATATTTATTGACTGTGCACGACAAAATGAAGCCCGGTCGATGCCGGGCTCATTTCATGCTGCTTGCGGTGTTTGTTGCGCGACCCACGTATTGAACGAGGCGTCATCCTCAGCGCCGGTGCTTTTGATCGCAGCACCGATGCCTCGCATGAGCGCACTGCGCTGATCCTCGGGGTAGTCGGTGAGCGTCTTGATCGGGCACTCCTCAGCGTCCGGGTTCAGAGCGAAGAATTGCCTGACCATCGCGGTCAAGAACGCCTGGCTCGCGAACTCGAGGCGTTTACGGCTGATCTTTTGCACGAATGCCGGCCCTTTGCAGAATGTAATTGACGCTCGCGCGGTTCCATTTGGCCGCGCGAACTGGGGTGAGACCGCTATTATCCAGCGCCCGCTTGATCTCAGCAAGCGAGGCCTCTGGATTTTCGAGCAGAACGCCCTCGATCACCGGTAGAATCTGCTCGTAGCGTTCGTCAGCCGCAGCCTTCGACGCCGCACCAGACGCCTTGGAAGCGGTCTGAATGCGTTCGGCGACGGTCATCTTGCGACGGACCAGGGTCTTGCCGGGACTGAGATCCTCGATCAGCTCTGGCCGCTTGCTCAGACAGATGGTCAAGCACTCGATGATCCGTTCCGGTGTGCGCTCCTCGATCGAGAGCTCGGCGAGATAGTCCTTGAGGCGCTTCCTATGCGGCATTGCTGTTCGCAGTCGGAATGGTAACTGCCCCCTCGTTGATCGCCACGGACAGGATGGTCTGCTGGAGCTCCGGCATGTTGGCAAGGATCGAAAGCGCCATGAGCGTCTGCCCATTCAAAAGTGACTGCTTGTCGCAGTCAGACAAGGAGCTATGCGGTTTTTGCAATGCAGCCGTGTCAATTCGTTGTTGGAACAATTCGATTTGTCCATCCTTGCGAATAATCAAGCCGCAGTCTCCATCGTTAATTCGAAAATTCGAGCTATCGGGGTTTTCCGAGATTGCGTCGTTAACGATTTTGAGCGCGTTTGTCATCATTTTAGGGGCTCCTCATATTTTCAACGCGGTTAATATTACGCGAATTGTTGTTTAGTCGCTAAGTCTAGATAGTCAGTTAGACATTGGGGTGCATAAGAAATTTCGTGGTTCGACTTGAACACAGATTCGCCATACGCTATTTGGCGTCAGCGCCCTTTGCGGCGTTAACAATCGGGTAACTCATTTAGTGGCTGCCTGATCAATCGCCGCTTTCGGGATCGGTTCCGGAAGCGAAATCCCCGGAAAAGGAAACGCCAACAATGAACCCGCGAGGCTTCGACGACATTCTGGAATCCCTCAACGCCGCACTCCGTGACCGTGCCGGCGACTTCCTTCGAAAAATGAATGTGCCGCTCGACCTGGCTGCCTACGACGCCCAATCTTCCTTTGATCTCAAGGACTCAGCTCGTGAAATGCTGTTTTTCGGCGCTGGTCTGTTTCCGGCAGACGGCGACGCGGCCTCGCCGGAAATCGATGACTGCCGCGTGCCGAGCCTAGTGGAAAACTAGGCTCCGCGCCCCGCTCGCCAGTTCTTCTTTAACTCCTCCATTCCCTTCCGAGCCAGGTCACCTACGAACCTCGGATGCTTCTCCCAAAAGCTCAGCTTTCGCTCGCATATGGTGAGCTCCTTCTCCGCCTGCCACTTCTCTGTTCGGGTGCCGTGGGTTGCAATAAACATAAGGAACAGCTTATTTTCGAAGTGGCGCAGGTAAGCCTTTGTTCCGTCCATACGGTCTATCGAAATGTTACTCGGACCACTGCGGACGCTCTCATCGTATATAATCGCCATGTTCGCTCTCTGATGTTGTATAACATCGCGAACATCGCATTTTAATACTTGACTGTCGGCTGGTTAACAGCGGGCATGTGAGCCAAGATGCTGGCTCGGAGACTAGCGGTTGCCCTATACCCGCCAAAAGGCGGCGCATGGGACGCGCCGCCTTGGTTTATCGTTTAAGCAGTCGCTGTTTCAGCAGCCTTCTTCGGCTTCTTAGGGTTGCGGTGCCACTTCATCTCTCCGGCCATGATGGAGCCACGCGGCATGACGCGATCAGCAATCTTAGCCAGGCCGAACTTCTCGATCTGCGCCTGCACCTGGTCGGCGTTCTTGTAGGCCGAGGGTAGCTCGGACGGATCGACGGACCCGGTGTAGAAGCGGACGTCGAGCCCCTTCGTCTCCTTACCCATCTGGATTGCCTTGTCGCGCGGGCTGAGGCCGCGGTCGTCGGCGCCATATTCAGCAGCCAGGCGCTTCATATGCGCTGTGCGCGACAGATTGCGGCCGGCACCGTGCGGGGCAAAGCCGAGGGCCGCTTCGTTGTTGACGTGCTCGGAGATCAGGATGGGTTGCGCCATGTTCAGCGGGATCAGCGTATAGCCCTGATCGTCGGCCGCGAACCCGTCAAAGGTCGGGGTTGCGCCTTTCGCGTGGTAGAACAGGCCATCATCACGCTTGAACACGAAATTGTGTTCGTTCCACATCTGATCGACAATCGCATTGCCGAGGTAGTGCGACAGCAGATGATGAATGGCGAAGTGGTTGAACTTTGTCCACAGGCGGATCACCTGCAGCGCTTCCCAGTAGGCAATGCCATCTTCACTGTTGGCGTCAATCCAGGCGTTGTGCAGTGGGACGCGCGGCGCGACGATGCGCGTGTGGCGCTCAGCAGCCTTCTTGCCGCGCTTGTAGAGCTGCGCGCCGAGGCCACGCGAACCGTGATGCGTGACAACAGCCATCTGACCGGAGCTCTCGACCTCGCCGACGTAGAGGAAGTGATTGCCGTCGCCCTGGGTCATGAAGTGTTCGATCGCCACGTCCTCGAGACCCTTCAGGAACGGATTGGCGCCAAACTTGGCGATGATCTGGCCGAGGATCGGCGTGAACGCCGAGGGAATCTCCTTGTCGTTCGGGCGAGCGCCTGGTCCGAAGTGCGTCGCCTTCATCGCAGCGCTGAGCACCTTGGCCGTATCGTCGTTGCGCTTGAAGACCGACATTGCGACCGAGCAGCAGATATCTGCGGAGTGGAAGCCCGGATGAATCGCGTCTCGGGTCGCCACAACGCCGCCTACAGGGATCGTGCCCATCTGGCTGCCGGAAGGGCAGGCGTCGGGCATAACAGCGCCGCGCTCGATCGTCGGCGTGCGCAGCAGCGCATCCATATGTGCGACGACGGACGCAACGTTCTGGATCTCGTCGGCGGTCTCCGGCTCGATGAAGCGCTCGAAAGGAATATTGTTCGTGCGCAGCGGGATGCCTTCAGTCACGCTCGGCATGACGCGCAGCGTGAAGAGGTGGTCGATGATCTGGCGATCGGTCTTGCCTTCCGCCTTCATCTCGTTGGCGAGCGGGATGGCGTTCTTGAACCAGGCGCCGGGCTCGAGGCCCCAGGTCTTAAGGGTCTTGCCGCTGATAGTCTCGGTCATGTTTTCTCCTTATTTCAGGCCGTCGAATGAGACGGACACGATGATGGTTTCGGGAATGGGTTGGCCGGCAGCTTCGAAATTACGTCGGTCGAGAATGACGGTCTTGGCGCAGAAATCGCCGTCGGGCGCGTTGTAGATGAGTGCAGCCTCGGTCTTCACGGCGAGATCGAGGGTCTCGTAGGAGAGAATGCGCTCGTCAGTCGGATAGGTCGTGCTCATCAGTCTGGATCCTCCCAGGTCTCGGCGAAGTGGCAGTTGGCCGGCATGTCCGCGAACATCGGCTTGATCTGCTCACGCTTGTAACCAGCGAGCCCGCAGCCAATCGGCGTGACGTAAAAGCTCAGCTCCGGATGCTCGCGGGCGAAGTCCATGAACACCATGACCGACTTCTCGACCTCGACGAGGCCGCGTGTGCGGATCCATTCGTCCTTTGTCGGGATGCCGTAGGAGGTGCCCTGCAGGCCTTCACCCTGACCCCGGATCGCGCCGTGATGTCGAACCGCGTAGAGCGCAGCGCCGGCGCCATGAATGCCGGCCAGGTTCGAGCCAAATACGAAAATCTTGGTCATTAGCCGTCGTCCTTTGTCCAGTTTTCGGGATAGGTGTCTTTTGCCGCGGCGAGATCAGCGCAGTCAGGGCACATGCCGTCATAGCCGTCGCCAGCATCATCGAGAGGGGTGCCGCATTCGGAGCACTTGTCCTCGTCGGCGCTTTCGGAGCAGTCGTCCGCATTCTCGTCTGCAACGCCGGCCTTGCCGTTCGGAACCCAGATCCACGCGTGAACAAAGGCACCTGGATCGTCGCCGAGCGAGACGATGGCGTCATCGTCGACTCCCATGTCGTCATCGGCCTGGGTCTGAAGATATGCGCGATAGGGATCAGCCGGGTTGTGAGCAGCGCGCTCCTCGTGGAAATAGTCGAGGACCGCCTGACGCTCCTTCTGCCGAGCCTCGAGCGCGTCGATGTGCTTCTGATTGAGCGCCTGGTTGCCATCCATCAGATCGCTGATCATCTCCTTGACGTCGCTGTTGGTGTAGGCGAGCGCGTTTTCGATCGCTCGGACCTGGGCGTCATCGAGGTTGATCCACATGGCTATTCCTCCTTATCTTCGGTCTGCTCGAAGAAATTCATGTTCGCGGCCGAGTGGGCGAGCTGATAAACATCGCGCACGCCGAACTCCCGGCGTGCCAGGTGCAGCAGATCGGTCATCAGATCCTTGATGTTCGCCACATCGTCGCCATCGCACTGATGGCTCGCCTTGAAGGCGCCCAGAGCGATCGCGGCCCAGGCTGCGCGGTCGGCGTTCGTGACGTCAGACATTGATGCGCTCGCAGAGGGCGTCGATCGCCTTGTCATCCATCAGAGCGTGATCCTCGCCATTGGTAGCGTGATCCTCGCCATTGGTAGCGATATCCAGGAGCATCTCGTTGATGTATTCGCCACCGTCGTTCACGACGTCGATCCAGAGCCGCAGCGCGGCGAGCACCATCGAGTGCTCCTGGTCGCTCAGCTCATACGCGCGCCGCGCTGGCTCCTGCACTTCAGGCGCTACGTCGGCGCCGAGCGGTTCGAACATCACGCTGTTAAAGCGCTGACCCGGCTTTTCCTCGAACTCAATCGAGCTCGACCAGTCGCCAATGTCGATATTCTTCACCTTGAGGACCTGGTCCTTGACGAAGTGCCTGCGCGCCTCCTCGAGCTGGCTGTCGTAGCCATTCTCGTTGAGGAAGACGAGCTCATCGCCGGCTGCCGGAAATTCCCGGCCATTAATCATCTGGGGCATTGCCATGTCCTTTCGTTGGCGCCTTATGGGATGCGCCGTGGAATCAGTCAATATTGATTGACCAACGGAGACGCAATATCCCCGTTGGTCTGCGCCTTGGGAGGCTTACGCCGCTGCTGCGGTCGTGGTCTGGGTTGAGGTGTTGGCTGCTGCGGCGAAGATCGCACGCAGACGCTCGGCGACGACCGAGCTATCGTTCAGCACCAGCGTGTTCTTCTGGCGCGTGGCGATCTTGACGGCTTCGAAGAGGGTCATGATCTGGCCGGACTGCGACTGCGCCGTGCCCTGCTTGTAGCTCGCCTTGAACATCGTGGTGATGTCCGTGCCGGTGATGGTCTTCTTCTCGTCCAGGAGCTTGAACGCCTGGGTCACGTAGACCGAGGGCTGCTTGCCGGCGTTGAGGGCGGCGAACAGGTTTTCGAACTTCTCGGCGATCTTCTTCTGCGACGGGATTGCGGCCATCACATCGGTCTTGTTCGCCTCGAGTGCGCCATCTTCCATCGTCGACGCGTCGCCTTCGAGAACGAAGACCTTCGCGTCGAGCGATGCCATGTCACGCGGGGCGCGCGGAGCAGAAGCCGCACGTGGCGTCTTCGGCGTCGAGGTGCCCTTTGCTGCTGCAACCGCGTCAGCGGGCTTCTCTGCGACGTCCAGTTCGCTTTCCTGGCTCGCGTAGCCTTCCTCACGGTCGAGGTTGATCTCAAGAGCGTCGATGTCGACGTTTTCGAGATCCTCATCCGTCACAACCGGCTCCTCGACTACGGCGTCGGCTTCGAGAACGACGGTCTCTTCCACCTCGTCCGAGATCTCCTCGTTGTCCAGCCCGTCGAGCTCGAGGTCATCGAGGAGGTCGTCGAGCTGATTTGCGGTTGCGCCGGCAAGAGCAGTGGTGCTGTTCAATGCGTTCATGTCTATCTCCTTTGCGAGTTCGTTTAAATCGTTGTTTTCGCTTGCATTGTCTGTATAGCGCGTCATTGATTGGAACTCGGTAGGATAGATCAGGCAGCTTGCTGCATCGGCGGGGCGATATACGGACGCTCGACGGCGCCAAAGCGGCGCGCGTTGAAGAGGGACTCCATCATTCGATGGACGTCGTAGTCCGCGGCGTGCGCGAGCGCCGGATCGTAGGGAACGTCGCACGCCAGGCACAACTCCTTCAGCGACGGCTTCTTACCGTCAGGCGTTGCCCAGGTGTATTGCATCGTGTCGATCTGCTGGCGCTCCGGCATGACCAGACCCACGCGCTTCAGCTCATAGGCGATGAACGGGAGGTCGAAGCCCGAATTGTGCGCGACGTGAACGTCAGCCTTGGCGAGGAATGCGTGAACGACGGGAGCAACCGTGTTCCAGATCGGCATACCGACGAGATCCGCGGATGAGATCTTGTGGACGTCCTGCGCCTCTTTTGCGATCGAGCGCTGCGGGTCGATGCGCTGATTGAGCTCCTTGAGGAGCTTATCCTCGCGATAGAGCCCGATGTAGATTTCGATGATGCGGTGATCGCCGTATTCGAGGCCGGTCGTCTCGATGTCGAGACCTGCTTCAATAGGGTCCATTATGCGGCCTCCTCAAGTGCCATGTCAGAGCTGTCCTGCAGCGTGCGATCGGTAGCGGCAGACCAGTCGAGCTGCTCCCACTTCTTCATCGCCTCTTCGCGCGAAGCCGCCTTGACCGTGTAGGTCGCGGTGTGAAGCTCGGTGCAGGTCATCGTGAAGGTGAACTCCGGCTCCGGAACTTTCCCGCCGAACATGCGGAGGTCGCGCTCATCGGCGATACCAGCGCGGATACGCATCCAAGGGATCATTGCGTGATAACCATCGCGCACTACGTCCGGAGGCGGCTGATCAACGCAGAGGATCTCGCAATCGCGGGTCTCCTTGATGCCATCGACGAAGATAGAGTTGGTCGCGAACGTATAGCGGCCGCTCCACCCGCCATTGATGACGCTGAATTTGAAGCCGCTCTCATCGACGGTTCCTGCCTGGGCGAGAACGTTCATATGAAGAAGCAGATATTGTCCGCTCTTTGGTTTCAGACGTGTATCCATGTCTTGCCTTCCTTGATGTTAATGATCGTAGATCGAGCGACGCCGTATTCCTTCGCTAGCGCCGTGGGACTCGCCGAGGACGCGCGGATCTCCTGGACCTGGGGCGCTGTCAGCTTGGCGTTCGAGTTCTGCGAGCCACGGCCAGTCTTCAGACCGTTGGCGTGCGCGTGCTTCTCGTTATCGCGACCTGTCGACCATTCGAGCTGATATTCACCCCACTTGGCGATCAGCTCCGGCGTCGGCTGCTTGAGGTAGTTGTGGCTCTTGTCGCCGTCGATGTGGTTGACCTGCGGCAGATTGAGCGGGTTGGGCAGGAAGGCGAGGGCGATCACGCGATTGACGAGGACCGATTTCGTGAGCCCCTTGAAGGTCAAATTGAAATAGACCCGGCCCGCAGCCTTGTGTGTTCGCTGCTTGATCTGATGAACCTCGCGGCTCATCGACTTCAGATCCTTCGAGATCCACTTGCGGCGCCAGACCGTGCCATCTTCACGCGGAATGATGTATCGGCAGGCGATCGCCTCTAGAATCCAGGCATCCTTGTCGAACTCAGCCATGCTTCTTCTGCCCCTTCAGCGTCACGCGCAGGGCGGCGTGCACCATCTCAAGCGTGCGGCTGTCGCTCTCGAAGACGAGGCCCGAGGTCAAATCCCACATGAGATTGACCAGCAGGTAGAACTCGCGATCACTGATCCTGCCGTCGGTATGCGCCTTGGTGTAGCGCTCAAGCTGCTCATTCAGCTTGCGGCTCAGTTCCTCGACGTGCGTCGGCCATTCAGCGGCTGCAGGAGACACGCTCACTTGCGAACGTCCTGTTCGCGCCACGAGAACCAGGTCGTCTCTTGCGGCGTCTCGATGGAGAAGCTTTCCTGACCGAGGCGCTCGCGCAACATCATTGCGAGGAAGTAAGCCTGCTCCTCGATCTGACCCGGCGTCTTTGGGAAGCGCGGATAGTTGATTAGACCGACGCGAACGCCCCGCTCAGTGTCTCCGGTGTAAACGTAGTCGACAGAATGAACGGTCACGCAGAGCCCAACCTTGTCGCAGAACTCTCGGCAGACGCGACGAGCATCCAGGTAGTCGCCGGCGATATGAATCGTCACCGGCCAGGAGGGCGCTGTTGCAATGTGTGGCTCGTGCATGACCGTTTCCTTGTTAATCAATCAGTATTTACTGACTATAGAGATCAAAAACTTGGGATGAAAGCGTATTTTGAGCGCTTCCGCAGGAGTTCTTCGAGGCGCATGAGGAACGCTTCCTTGGCCGGATACGGATCGAGCATCTGAATCTCATAGGGCGCAACACGACTGTCGTCATGCGGCTTGCCGTTCGTCCAGTCTTCATTCGGATCCTTGATGATCATTTGCTCGATTTCAGCCGCGGTAACGGCCTCGTCGGCGATCTTGACCTCCTTCGGATACGGATAGACGAGGTTGAAGCGAAGGGCGCCGGCCCACTCGTTCTTCTCCTCAACCACCTGGAACGGCGCGCGGAAGAGGGGATCGTATTTGAGCGGCCGGATCAGATCGCCGTTGTAGGCCTCGGAGCCGTCGTGCAGCAGACCTTCGAGCGCGTATTCGGGCTTGCCGAGCACCTCTTCGATGTAGCGCGAGACCAGAATCGAGTGCTCAGCCACGGAATAGAAGATCTTGGAGCGGTAGATCTTGTGCTGGGTGGCGCCGTTGTAGCGGCAGCGGTTCGCCAGGTGGTGCGCGATGACCTCGGAATGGACTTCGCTCGGGCGCGGGTCCATCGGGTAGTATTTCTTGCCGTTCGACGTGTGCATGTAGCGCCCGCGAACCGGCTGGCCGTTGGTCACGGTCGGCTCGGGCAAAACGACAGGCTCGGCCGGCAGTTTACCGTAGATCGGATCCTGGTGTCGAATGCCGGCGATGGAGCCGTCGGCGTTCAGAATGGGCTGCGCGTTTGCGAAAGACTTGGTTTCGATCACTAGGTTCTCCTCAGAACATTTTGTCGATGATCAGAAAGACCACCGCGAGGGCGATGAAAATGACTGCGCCTTGCCGATTGCGTCGGCAGCGGCTCTTGATGCGGTAGTAAGTCGCCATGATTTCCTCTGCGATTGAGGATCGGCACCATTGCCGACCCTCGGGTGCCTGGGATCAGCCGTTGGGCTTCAGGCCGTTCTTGTCGAACAGCTTCTTGAGGGTCTTGCGGCAAATCTTGAGCTCCGCCTCGATCGCGCGGTTGGATTTGCCTTCAGCATGCAGCACGAGGGCGAGGGTGTGCTTCTCTGGCAGCGGCTTCTCGGGCTCAGGGCCGTCATACGCCTTCTTCTTAGCGAGCGCCGGCATCTTGACTTTCACCGCGATCGCATCAGGCGCAACGCCCTTCGACCTGGTGATCGACTTGGCCTTCTTCGCGGGAGCCGCCGAGGGTGCATTGTTGATCGCAGCGCTCATATCGCCGGTCGCTGCTGCCTCGCTGATATCGAGGATCTTGCCGTCGACGTGCAGATCGCCGTTGATCATCTGGACGTGCTGCTTGGTGATCTCGCTCTCGGGCTTGATGTCGGGCGCGGCCGCTTTCGCAGCGTCCTTGATCTCCTTGACGGTCACAGACGGCTTCTGGACCTCGTCGTCGAGCGCCTTGGCCCTACCAGAGGTGCCGTGAATGATCTCGGGCGCCTGGTCGACCAGTTGGGTAATCTTCAGCCCACTGCCCTTTGGTCCAGTGATGCGAACCTCTTCGAGCACACCGACGTGATTACCAGTGATGACGTCCGCAAGCAGCTTGCTCGCTTCATCGTCGCCAGTCATCGGCTTGTTCGAGCGCAGCAGATTGTGAACCTTATCCGGGATTCTGCCGACGACGTGGTAAGCAGCGACACGCATCTTGTCCGGCTCGCCCATCGGCACAGCGATCACGTCTTCCGGCGCGATCTTCACCATCATGATCACGTTGCCGCCGAAGTTCCGCAGGTAGCCGCGACGCGCGATGTGCAGACCGGAGGAGCACTCGGTGCGTCGGCTTGGATCGACCAGCTTCTCATCCATCACGACGCGCGAGCCGACTTTCTGCTTCACTTCGCCGGAGTGGCAGTCAACGATGATGTCGCCCTGCGTCTTCAGCACCTTGTAAGCGATGATCGAGCCGTCACGCGCGATTGGCAGATCACCCTTCTTCATGAAGTTGAGGAGCTCTTGGATGGAGTGGCCGCGCTTGTCGATGACTGCGGCGCAACGCTTCATGAAGTTCTCGACGCCTTCAGTGTCGCCAGCCTCAATGGCTCGCTCCATGTGAACCTCGAGCGCCTCGACGCCTGGCACTCTCGTGTCGCCGATGATAGCGACGACCGTCTCTTGCTCGGGATCAGCCTTCGGCACGCCGTAGGTGTGCTTGCCATAGGAGCCATCATCGACAGTCGCGGTCGGTGCGAACGCTTCTGCGCCCTTCGAAGCTTCATCTTCCGCCTCGGGCTTGAACCAGCTCCGGACAGAGGCGATCTTCTCCTTGACGAAGCGGATCAGCCCGCCCGACTTCTTCTCGATGTGCGCATGGACGTCGAAGCTGTCGAGATCGATCTCGACCTTCTGATGACGCGCGATATAGGGCGTCACCTTGTCCATGATCTGCTTCGTGCGCCAGCCCTCGAGGGTGAGGTTCGTCTCGCGCCCATCCTCATGATAGAGGGTGATGCCTTTTTGACCGGCGATTGCGGCCACGATCACTACAGTGTTCTTGCTCATGCTGCCTCCTTCTGGGCGATGGCGTCGTTGGTATTGTCTGAAGTCAATTTTGATTTACTATCGCAGCGCTGCAAATAGCGGATGACGCCAAGCAAACGCTCTTTCCGTTCAGCGCTGACGGAGAGGCTCCCGTTGACCCAATTGGAGTTAACGAGCATCGAGAGGTAGCCGAGCCTTTCCTCAATGTGGACGTATTTGACGATCAGGTGCCCGAAGGTCTTCTGTGCATTCTCCAGGATCAGGCTGATCGGATCGGCGCAGCGAACTTCAATTGGCAACTCCTGTGCGTTGACCGGGAAGTTCCGAGCGACGCTGATGAGCCGTTTGGTCTCTTCCCAGGTCTCGCCGAGCTTCACGCGATCCGGGAAGATCAGTTTGGCGATATCCGGGTCTTTATTTGCGAGCTTGACGGCGACTTCGCCACACTCATTAGCGTAGTAATTTTCCCAGCCCTCGACGAACGCATGGTCTTGCAACATCAAGCCATATTGAACTTCCCGGTTCTTGGTCAGCTTACTCAGACGCCTGTTGATCTCCTCGAAGACGTTGATTGCGCCCGCTTTTCGCAGCTTTGCCTCTTGATCCTTCGTCGTGACGACCGCGATACCCGGAAACAGCTTGGCGAGCCTGTAGCGGAACGGCTCATCGATGCCGATTCTCATCGTGCCGTGATGGATATAGGCGCGCATGAAGTATCGCGCCGACTCGAGCTTAGCCTCGACCACGCTGCGATCGTCCATGTAGTCGTCGAGATTGTGGAACGTCTCGGTCGGCTTTTTGGCACGAACGAGCTTCGGCTTCTCGAAGGCGAAATCGTATTCGTCTGTGTAGAACCTGAACTTTTCGGAGAGGGCATCGATGCGCTCAAGGAATGCCTCTGACGGCCTCTTTCCAACGACGAAACCGAGGTAGAGCTTTTCGGTGCGTTCGGTCGGATCCTCTTTGTGCGCGACGATCATCGAGGTAAGCTCGCGCTTATTGGGCGCAATGAAAATGCAACGGTCAATATCGCCGCAACTCTTAATGCCGGCACGAATGCTCTTCAGCCGCGTGCTGCCGAAATAGTCCTCGCCGTCATCGTAGATCATCGCGCCGTCAAGGAGATTCAGCTTCATCGCCAGCTTGATAAAGCGGCTGAAATCATAGCGCTGGATGGTGCTATCGATCTTTTGACCAAGCCAGCGCGCCTTCCGCAGCGGTGCCCGCAGGTCGCGGCTGTTCTTGATCAACCCGTCGTAATAGTAGTTGAGCTTCACCCGGTCACGAACGTGCTTTGGTTCGTTCTGAATGATGAAACCGGCGATATCGAGCGGTTCAACGCGAATGCCTGCAGCGAAGCTGACCAAGAGGCTCGGCATGTCGCTACTGCGTGCGTGATCGAGGGTGAAGTCTTTTGTGGCTTCAGCGAACACACGCTTGCCGGCAGCCGGCAAAGCCGCCTGGATCGATTTGTGAGCCCGGCGCAAGAGGCGCAGGATCGTGTCGGTGGTCATGTCCGTATACGAGAGGGACTCGCGGCTGGGCGTGACGCCGACCGAGTTGGGAGGCGCGACAAGCACGAGCTTGTGATTTTTACCGATCAGCTCGCCGGCATCGCGCACCGCCTTGTAGACTTCCGTGTCTGTCGTCGAGACCGGGTAGAGAACCGTGCCGTAAAGCAAATAGACTGGTGCTTCGTGCATCGCGCCGAACCAGTCATCGACGGTGCAGAAGCCCTGCTTGCGCGCGGGATCGTAGTCGAGCGTGCGCAGCGCCGTGTCGTTCAGCTTGACCTTCATGCCGCCTTGGTAGGTGACAATCGAGATATGGCGCGAGAACTCGGCTCTGTCGTCCTTATCGTGCAGCGGAACAGTGACGGTAATGCCGGTTTCGGTCGTCGGCACGCTGACGATCGTGCGGATCTCGGGTCGACCGTCAGTCGCCACACCACCTCGGCTCAGCGCGTAGACGTTCTTGATGCCGTTGTGGCAGCTCGTGACAGTGAAATGGTCGGAATAGGCGAAGGGTGACTTGGAGCCGAGGCCGAAACCGCCCGTCTCCTTCTCGCTCTTGACCTTGGTCGACGCGCCGTAGACGCAATAGATCGGAACGATCAGCTCGTCCGGAATGCCAGGACCGAAATCGCGGAAGACGATCTCGTTATCGTTGAGGGTAATCTCGAGCGGCTGATCCGTGCGGCCGCTGATGATGTGCGCATCCCAGCCATTGCAGATAACCTCGCGGATCATGGCGCGCTTCTTGTCGCGGTAGAGGGTCGAGGACAAAACCTGGAAGAACTCGGCGGAGTCTGCCATCGAGAACGATCGAGCTTTGCCACCGCCGATGACAGCGTGCGTGTCGAGCTCCTTAATCTGCGATACCTGCATTGCGTTTCCTTTCGTGCGTCGATCGTTGTTCGATCAATCAATATTTACTGAATAGCACGCGCGCACATGGGATGCGCGCGGCATTGTCAGGTGATCAGTGCATTCCCGCTTTTTGCTTGAGGTCGTCGATATCGTTCATGCGCTCGATGATCTCCTGAGCGATGAAGTCGACGCGATCCTGAACCGGCATTACCGGCACCATTGCATAGTTGATATCGCGATGGATCTGCGACACCGCGCCGTGAATGAGGGCGTGAATGTGCAGTTGGAAAGCGGGATTCGCCGCTGGCGTGGCCTTCGAGGGATCGACCTCATAGACGACGAGTGGATCCATGATGAAAACCATGTCGTAGTAGGCTTTCGTCTCTTCCAGGCAGCGCTTTGCGAACCTGTGCGCCGCCTCGAGAACGACCTGGCCGCACTCCAGGTGTGAGGTCATGCCGAACTGCGCCATCGTATAGGCGAAGTAGTCGAGCGGCGTGCGATCGGTGATCAGCGGGCGAGGGGAGTGCTTGAGCTTGTCCAGATGGTCCTCAAGAACGAGCTCCTGCATCGCAACGCGCTCGCCGAGCGTCATCTTGCCGACCGGATTGTAGCCAAACTTCTTGGCTACATCGAACGAGGAGTCGAGAAACTCGACCCCAAGCTGTTCGGCGAGAAGCTTTGCGGTCGAGGTTTTCCCCGACCTATGAGTTCCGCAAACGCCATAGAGCATCAGGCTGCCATCCCGGTCGAACCGAAACCACCTTCGCCGCGGGCCGTCTCGCGCAGCTCTGCCTTTTCAACGAAATGCCCGCGGACATAGGTCTCGACGACGAGCTGGGCGATGCGCTCGCCATGCTTGACGACAAACGGCTCGTCACCGGTGTTGAGCATGATCACGCCGATGTCGCCGCGGTAGTCGCTGTCGATCGTGCCACCGAGGATGGCGATGCCTTGGTTATAGGCGAGACCAGAGCGACCGCGGACCTCAGCCCAGATGCCAGGTGGCATCTCGAGCGCAACGCCAGTCTTGATCAGCTTGCGCTCGCCGGGATCGAGCGTGAACTCGGTGAAACGCTCGTTGTTGAGCGTCAGCTTGATGTTGGCGACGAGATCGGCGCCGGCAGCCTGGTCGTTGGCGTATTTCGGCATAACTGCGTCGGGGTGGAGGGCTTTGAATCCAATTCTCATGTCATTCTCCAAAGAGGGCTGAGGCGAGAGCCTGGGCGACGGATTGCTCGACTGCTGCAAGAGCGGCCGTTTTGGCGTCGGCGGGCGTGTCGAAGGGACCAAAGAGCTCGGGTGAGGGCATGACCGCGTAGTAGTAACCAACGCCGCCTGGCTGGGCGACATAGTGGTCAATGTGAATGTCGATCTTTTCGTTGTCTGCCATGCCAAGCTCCTAAAACAAAAAGAGTGCTCAATCAATATTTACTGAGCACTCTAGCGACAAAAATTGCGGGTTACTACTGGGTTTTCGCGACCGTGATCAGGGGAGCGTCGATATTCAGAGGCACGTCAGAGGCCCAGGTATTGACGCCGGTGAGGATGATCAACGCGCTGGAATTGGCATCGAAGAAGAACGTGTTGTCGCATCCACCGCCCTTGTAATAGACGCCCATCAACGAAGGTGCAGACGTGATCGCGATGGGATTGGAGCCCTGACCGCCCACTGACACTTCCTTGACCTGCTCGGGCGGCGTCATGAATGAGCAAGAGGACTGCGGGTAGGTCGACGCGACGTAATAGCCGAGCTTGGCGCCGTTGTCGGCCAGGATATAAACATACCAGGTCTTCGCCGGATCATCCATGCGCTTCATGTATTCGGCGAGGTTCTTGCGGGCGAGGAAGTTCTTCGTCACCGGGACCGGGATCTTGGCGGTTGCCGACGCCATGACGTTATCCTGAGCCGCACGGTTGGCAGTTTCGGCGCGGGCTGCTGCCTGGCGCGCGTCGCTGGCCGAACTCGGCTCACAGGCCGAAAGGATGATGGCCGAGAGGCCGATGGCGACGAACGCCGCGATACGAGAGAGGAATTTCAAGCTGGGATCTCCTTGTTGGCTTGATGGATGGGTTACTGGGCGCAGGCGGTCTTGTTCTGACCGGTGTAGGTGCCCGCGACGAGCTGATAGGGAAGCTTGGCGTCGTGGAAGCGCGCCGAGGTGTAGCTCTTCGAGGCGTTGGCGTTGTATTGCGCGATCACCTGGCTGCGGCGCGATTGCAGGCCGGCGAGGTTGATTTGGGTGTTGGCACTCTGCACGCCAGTCTGGGCATCGATCTGCCCTTCGATCGCCTGGACGCCGGCACACAGGTCGAAGAACTCGTTGTAGAGCGCGGTGCGGGATGCGCCGCTCTCGATCTGTCGCTCGGCCTGGACGCGCCCGAAGAACGGAGCAGTGACATACTGGAATGCGCCTGTTGCGAGCGAGAGGGTGGCAAGGCCGGCGAGACCTGCGAGGCTGAAGCCGATGATCTTGAGTGTGGACAAGTGATTTCTCCTAAGTGAGGATTGATTGATGAGTAGACGCCTATTTGGAAACAGGCGCCTTGATGGCAGGGTGCGCGTCGTAGTCGACGATGGCGAAGTCGCCCGGCTCGAGGTCGAAGAGGTGCTTTTCGAAGTCCGGATTAATGAGGAGCTTCGGCAGCTTATTCGGCGTGCGGCCCAACTGCTCCTTCGCCTGCTCGACGTGGTTGGCGTAGAGATGCAGATCGCCGAAGGTGTGGACGAAATCGCCGACCTGGAGACCCACTTCGCGAGCGATCAAGTGCGTCAGCAGCGCGTATGAGGCGATGTTGAAGGGAACACCCAAGAACCAATCTGCGCTCCGCTGGTAGAGCTGGCAGCCCAGCTTGCCGTTGGCGACATGGAACTGGAACATGGTGTGACAGGGCGGGAGCGCCATCTGATCAACTTCAGCCGGGTTCCAGGCCGAGACGATGTGCCGGCGACCGTGCGGATCACGCTTGATGCCGTCGATAACGTTCTTGATTTGGTCGATCTCGATCCAATCGCCAAACTCGCCGTGTGACTCGAGACGGTTCGTCTTCCATGAGCGCCACTGCGAGCCATAGACCGGCCCCAGCTCGCCGTTCTCATCAGCCCATTCGTCCCAGATCGAGACCTTGTGATCGTGCAGGTATTTGATGTTGGTGTCACCGCGCAGGAACCACAGCAGCTCGACCGCGATCGAATGGAAATGGACCTTCTTAGTCGTCAGCAGCGGAAAGCCTTCGGACAGGTCGAAGCGCATCTGCTCGCCGAACAGGCCATAGGTGCCACCGTTGCGACCTTCGCGGTAGACGCCGGTCTCCAGGAGCTTCTTCAGGACGCGGAGATACTGGTGATCAGCCATGTTGCCGATCGGTCGCAGATTGCTCTCGCTGTAGATGTGCAGTGCGCCGCGATCATCCTCGACGACGAAGCGCTGCTTGCCATCCTGCTTGTCGAATGCCGCGACAATGGCGCCGTCGAAGCTGTAGTCGCCGGTGATCTTGGTCACGCGCTGTTTGAGTTGGAGGGTCAAGGTGCTTTCTCTACTTTCTCTTCGGGGAGCTTCAAACCAAACTTCACCGCCTTCTCCATAAGGATGAGCGCACGTCTCGCTTGAAGCATTAGGGTGTAGGTTCGCTCGAACTCGTCAGCGACAAAATCCAAATACGGATCATTGTGCTTCTTGGCTCGAGCCCGCAAAGCCCTGATGGCTCGCGATGAGGGAGTTGATGCTTCAAACGCCGGCATCGAAGCTATTCGAAGCGGACTTTCCGCCAGCGAGGATGCGTTCGGAGACCTTCAGCAAGCCGACCGGAACGAGGTTCGCCGCGTCGTTGTCGACGTCCTGGTGAATGAGCTTCGCCAGCTCGTTCATCTCGGAGTAGGTGAGTTTCTGGATCAGGCCGGCGAGATGCTTCAACCGATCCTCGGTCTTCTCCGGCTGATTGTTTGTGATCCTACGATCGGTCACGTTTTAGTCTCCTTTCGAGATTTGCGGCTTCATCAGAGCGTTCGATGAACTCGGCGTGTCTGCCGTGAACGAAGAGGGCGGTTGCTTCCTCGCGGAGAGCGCCAAGCTTACGGCGCTGCTCCATTTCCCAGGCCCAGGAGCCGACGTAAGGCGTGATTGGCTTGCCGTTCGTCGACAGACCCATCAAGCGATCCTCGGGCCGTCGTTGACTTCCTCAAGGAAGACATTGGCGCGGTATTCGCGACCGTTATGGGTGAACGTGGTCGCGATCGTCTGCTTGCCTTGGAGGAAGCCTCGAACGACCGTCTTGCCGGAGTTAATCACGTCGAGCGCACGGTCGGTGACGACCTTCACGCGGTCGAGCAGATGACACTCGGCGTCGGTGATCTCGGGCTTGGCCGGCGTCGGCTCGGGCTTCGGTCGCGGTATAAATTCAAGGATAGTGGCAGACATTGCGCTTCCTCAATCAATGTTGATTTATTGCCTTCGACAAAGCTTTCCACCGGGACAGGCAGCCAACCCGTCCATTCTCAACAGCGCAGATTGTCGAAGACTTTCTCCGCGCTATCATTACTCGCCAGCGTCAATTCGCGGCCGGTGTCTCGTTGCCCTTTCGAGCGAAATTCTGGAGAGCTGGACGGGACTCGAACCCGCATGAACGGATTTGCAATCCGCCCCGTAACCAATTCCGGCACCAACTCCCTTATGAGAACGGATCGACCGGGGCGAACCGGCTTTCAGCAGCGATTACGCTCTAACTGTCATCCGATCCGTTCGCATAAGGGCCGGGCTTATTTTCTGACGATCCCGGCTCGTCTTGGTCAATCAATTTGGACTTAATCCGACGGCCACTTACTTCTTCATCGGCACCTCGCTGTTTGTGTTGCTGCGCTTGATCTGTGATCAATCAATAATGACTTACTAGCAAGCGCAGCGATGGGACTCAAGCGACAAAATGCAGATTATGCACTATGCCAGATGGATCCTCAGTTGTGAGAAGCCACCGACGTGCTGATCACCATCCCAAATCTGTGGGAAGGTGTCGTGACCAGTGCTCTCCTTGAAGGCGAGCTGCGCCTCGAGCGTGTCGAGGTGCTCTTCTTCAAAGTCGATGCCACGGACGGCCAGGTGAGCTTTGGCGCGGGTGCACCACTTGCAATCAGGGCGGCTAACGATCTTCCAGCCCATTACGCAGCCTCCTTCTGACCTTCGGAGAAGTCGATCGGGCAGGCGCCGGCGCCGCAATCCACATGCTCGAAGCCGATGTCTTCCTTCACGTTGTCATTCTCGATCGCAGCCGCGATCATTTCGAACTGCTGCTTCGTCACCGGTTGCTCGGGCTGATACTCATAGGCCGAGGTATCGGTCTGCGGCATCACAGAGCAGCAACGGATCGAGAACTGGCCGTCGATCAGCGTGTGCAGGAAGTGTTCGAAGGTAACAACCTTCGGGTCATATTTCAGCGTGTAGCTGACCTGGTTGCCCGTTTCTTCAGCCAGGGACTCGCCGTTCGCGTCGACGCCATGGATCCAATACTTCTCCAGCAGGCGCAGGAACTCATACTGTTCCTCCGGCGTGGCTTCGGCAGCCGTCACCACCCAGGCGCCACCGTCGAGCTCGCAAATCCGCGGCTTGGTCGGGAAGCCAACGACGGTCGTGCCTTCGTAGGTCTTCAGACGCTTCACCGGATAACCCATAGCCTCGTAGTCAGCGACGAGCGGATCGTCGTTGCGGAACTGCACCCAGCGGATGAACTCGCGCATCGAGGGCAGGTGAGCGCCTTCAGTGAGGCCGAACAGCTTCGAGGTCGTGCCGGCAGGCTTGAACGTGGTGTTCGTGTGCGGGACGACAACGCCGAGCACCTTCGCGAACTGCTCCGCTTCGTCGACGATGGCACGCTTGAAGCGCGACAGCATCATCCACATTTCCTTCGACTTCGCCTCATCGACGATATCGTGCCAGGTGAACTTGAAGCGGCTGTAGACCCACTCGTGAAAGCCGGTAATACCGACGCCGATGCGGTTCGTGCGATTGACCTCGCGCCGATAGAGGCAATCCATCGTGTTCGTCCGCATGAGGGCGCGGACAGCCGTGCGGAAGGCATCTTCTGCATCATCGTCGTTCTGCGCGTGGAAAGGCACCACGTCAGCGATGACGCAGTAGGCGCCGAGCATCAGCAGCGTGATCTCGCCGCAGGGGTTGGTAATCATCGTGTATTTGACGCCGATGACGACCTTTGCGAGCGCAGCCATCAGCGGCACGGTCTCAGCATCGACCTGGAAGCGCGAGGAGCCGGCGTAGAGACCATCGACGTAATCCTCGACGCCATCGTTGACCTGCGTGAGCTTGTCCTGATTGATGATGCCCGGTTCGCCAGTGCCGTCAAAGTAGGATGCCTTGGCGAGCTCCATGAGCACCTTCCAGGCATGCGCTTCGGTCTCGGTGATCGCATTGATGGCGCGCAGGAAGACCAGACGTTCAACCGAGTTCGTCAGATCGCCGTCGCCAAGCTGATTGCGGACCCGCTTACAGGCGGTGCGGAACTCGTCATCGATCGTGACCGAGTTGTTCGAGGACCAGAGGAAACCACCGCGCTTCAGATTGATGAAGCCGAAGATCGTCCGGTCCTTCCAGTGCTTCGTCGCCATGCGGGCCGCGCGGCGTGCGCCACCGACGAGAACGCATTCGGCGAAGTAGTGGTCGGCATACATGGCAGCGCGCCATGGCTCCATACCTGCGTCACGCAGCAGCGCAACATTGGCGATCGCCGACATAAGCGGACCAGGTCCGGACGCCGGGCGACCCTGCATGCCCTTGATCGGGGCGCCGTTGTGACGAACGCCGGAGAACTCGAGGATCAGAACTTCGTCGCGGCGTCTTTCGAACGTCATGCGCTCGATGACTTCGACCGCTTTTGCCCAGCCTTCGCGGCTGTCGGGCACTTCATAGACGGTGATCTTGCGGCCGGCATAGAGGTGTTCGGCATCGCGGCGCGTCTTGTAACCCGAGATAAGGCCGCGTTGCACGTCCTGGTGCGACCAGTCGATCGTCGGAACGACGATCGGCATGAAATTGTAGTTTGCCTTGATCATCGCGTCGTCGTAGGCGCGGCCGACGCCAGAGCCGTTGAGGAGCAGATAGAACAGCAGGAAGGTCGCGGCTGCGGTCGAGCAGTTGGTAAAGACTTCCTGGTTGCGGGTCGGCTGGGTTTCGTCGCCGTGCTGCAGGTGCCGACCGGACATCAGGAGCGAGGCCTGCTTCAGGTGGTGATGCATCCGGTCGAACTCGACCGCGAAGGCAGGCGGGTTGGCAGCCCACTCGTCATTGGTGTGACCGTCGTTGTGGAAGCTCTCGTAGGCGCCGGGCATCAGCAGCGCGTTACCCATGGCGACACGGCGGGAAACGTCAGCCCAGGTTTCGACGCGTGTCGTGCCGTCCGGATTGGTGATTTTGCGGTTGATGGTGCGATCGGCGACAGCCTGACCCATTCCGGCGAAGTATTCCTTCGCAACGGCGTGCTGAATCATAATTTACTCCTGATTTCGAAAGGGTGCCTATGCTAAATCAATATTGATTGACTGCATAGGCTTGAATTTTGCGCCGTTTATGCCGCGAGCTTCTGGCTCGCCTTGAGAAGCTGGACTGCCTGCTTGAAGCTCGGAAGCTTGATACCGGCGTGGCAGACGCCGCAGCCGTCGGCCAGGTGCTCATTGGCGTTCGTCGGATCGCCCTTCTTGTAGCCCTTGCCGTTCTTCTGATGCAGCAGCCACGGCGCGTTCGGGTAGAGGTTGAAGGCCCAATGGATCATTTCTTCCTTGGACGCGGTGCGCGTGCCGACAGCAGCGAGCTTCGTCTGTGCCGGCGCGACCTCTTCAGGCCGCACACTGAGCGAGGCGTAGATGCCGATGACAATGCCGAAGCCGAGCACGGCGTCGTAGGACTTCCCACCGAACGGAACTTCGGCGAATGTAACGACGCAATCCTTGGTGAACTCATTGGCTTCCTCTGCGAGCTTCTTGGCACGCTCATAGGTGTCAGAGGACGCGCGCATCTTCTTGGTCTGCTCTTTCTCCGTCTGGATCAGGAGAAAGTCGTCGACCTCGAGCGTGCCGGTGTCGAGATCGTAGAGCATCTTTGCGATGCCAAAGTTTCGCAGCGAGCCATCGAGGCCAGCGATCTTGATCTTCATTTCAGAACCTTCCGAAGTTGGGATTGGTCTCATAGGCCTTGTCGGCCTGTTTCTTCTCCTCGGCCGCGGCGTCCGCGGCTTCGAGATCCTCTTGCGCCAGGCGCTCCTTCACGGTGCGCACGACCATCGAAAAGTCCTCGCATTCCTTAATATCGAGGGCATCTGCCAGGGACGCGCCGACCAGGGGGAAAACCTTGTCCATCGAGGCTTCGTCGACATCAGCCCATTCGTATTCGGTGCTGTCGGCGGGATACGCCTTGAAGACGAGCTGCCCCTTGGCGCCGACAAAGAAGTCGTTGATCAGGTGGTCGCTCTCCGGCTGCAGCGCCTTGGTGCGATAGCCGACGGACTTTCCATTCTCGATCTTCATGACCGAGCGACTATGCATGCCTTCAACCGAGTAAACCTCGTCGAGCGCCTTCAGCTTCTCGAGGATGACGCGACCGGCGCGCTCCGCGAACGCCTTTTCTTCCTCGGTTACGGTCTGTTTCTCTTTCTTGCTTGCCATTCATTCCTCGTCAGTCAGTTTTTACTGACTGCTAAATAGTCAGTTCGGGCTTGGTGTTTGCGAAATTTTACGTGGAGATCAGCTCGCGCATCTCGCAGGCGAAGAACCAGGCGCGCATGCCGCCCTTGTAGTCTTCAGGCATCTTGGGCGCAGTCTTCTCCCACTCGTCAATTTCCTTGGGATGCACCGACCAGAAGCGATAGGCGAGGGCGTCGATATCGATCGCCTCGGATTGAGCGGCGATCTTGCGCACATCAGCGGGTTTGAATTCATCTGTGATACAGCCGTCGTGTAGAAGGGTAATACACGGCTGTAGATGGCTTGAAGCGTATACGCGCCGCAGCTCGACACCGATGATCACACCTTCGAAGCGGTCATTGACTTCAGAGGCATCGACGACCACTTCGTCACCGATCCGAAAGCTGTTGAGATCGGGCAGATCGAAGTTCTTGTTTTCCATCGACAACTTAAGCATTGGCTTCTCCCTCTGTCTTGGTGGGATGAGGAGCGGCAGCGAGCATGGCGCGGTAGGCGCGCTTGGGAGAGTTGCCTCCTGCAATTGCGCCACTTGAAAAGGCCGCAAACTCCATTTCCTCGGTCGGTTCTTTCGGAACCAACTGCCACCCATCCGGCACGCTCACCGGCTCAATGTCGGCAACCGGGGCGGCGAGACCAAGAACAGCGTCGTTACATTCGAAACTGCACGTCCAGCGACCATCGGACATCTCAGCTCCGAATGCGTCTCCACCTTCCGAAACTTCCCGCGTGTCGATAATCCGCCCGCAATGGCAGCAGTTCGCAGTCACCACCGGCTTGCCTGCTTCAGCGGAGCGGGAGGAGAGGGCGGCAGGGACGTAGCGTGTGTTGCTGGCATGCTTGGTGACAGGAGCGTCGTAGTCTGCGTCCCACGGCTTGTCATTGACGCTGTTCAAATGGAGATACCCCATATCCGTGTTCCAATGCGTCACCCAGACCTCGGGCGGAACTCGGTTGCCCTTGCCGTCTACTGCTGGCGTGGATAGGGCGTCGGCGTGATCACGCAGGATATTCTTCGCAAGAGCGCCGGCATCGTTCAGCTTTGCGACACTAACCTGCCCGCCCCAGGCGTTCGTGATTGGATTGGAGCAGCACTGAGCGAACATGTCCTCATGCGCGGCCGCGGTAAGTCGCGCAAGTTCAAGAAGTTTCGTCTCGCTCATGCCTTTTCCCTCTCGAAACGGAAGGGAATGCCGATCTTGCTACCAAGCTGCTCTTTAAGGGCAATGGCGTTTTTCTGATCGAGGATAAACCACCCCAGATTGGGATGGCTGATTTTAATACCCTTCTTCACCTTCACGACAGAGATCCGGTGCCTCTCGTCATCTACAATCACGCTGCCACCTCTCTGACGGTCGTTTCTCCATTCTGTTTCTCGATCTCGATAACCTGGGGGATCCAATCCCTGAGACTGTTATGGGAGATCACGAAGACCGAGCCGCGCTCCTTGGCCTTCTCCTCGAGCACCTGCATCAGGCGCTCCAGACCCGCCTCGTCGAGCGCATCGTCAATCTCGTCGCCGAGGAAGAGTTCGATCGGCTTTGTCGCGCGGGTCGCCACGAGATCCTGCAGTGCAAGCGCACATGCGATCCGGACCTTGCGCTTCTCACCACCCGACTGCAGCCCGAACCGCTTACCACCCGTCATGTTCTCGACCTCGATCGAGAACTTCTCCTTCAGCTCGCCCTTGGCGTTCGCAACAAGCGTCGACCAAGTCGCAGTGATGTTGCCGTCGGAGAGCGTGCCGAGGTAATGCGCCGTGCGCTGATTGAGGAACGGCGTCACCTCATCCATGATGTGCGCGCGGACTCCTGCCGGCGAGAACACCTTCACGACTGCTTCGGCGTGTGCAACGTCCGTGTCTGACTTCACCTTGTCGGCGCTCAGATCCTTGATCCGCTGGTCGAGCTCCTCGATCTGCGCCTTGAAGCGGTCGATGCTTGCGTCGTGCGGATTGGTCTCGATCTTGATCGCCTTCGCCCGCTCTGCGTGCTGGCGCGCTCGAATGGTCGTATTTTCCTTTTCGCGAAGCTGCTGATTCACCTCGTTCAGTTTCGCTTGTAGATCGCTTCTGAGCGCTGTGGCTTGCGAGACGTCTGTCATTGACGCTTTGAACGCGTCCCGCTCTTCTGTGAGCTTCTGTGCGTCTGCCAGAGTCGCTTCGAGCGTCGATTTCAGCGTCTTGTGATCAGCAGCGACGACTTTGGCCGCTTTGATGGCAGACGCGCGCGCCGGCGCCACTTCTGTTGCCGTCATTTCGCGGCCACAGCCGTCACAGGGGCAGCCGACGACGTGATCGATCTTCTCGACCGCATCCTTCTTGACCCTGTAGTCACTGGCGAGCCGGGACAGCTCGTTGGACATACTGCGCGCCTCGGCGTCCTTTCGGGCGACGGACGTATTGAGATCGGCGAGCTCTTGCTGCTCGTGACCGACGGCTGCGATCTTATCGTCGAGATCCTTGATCCGCACCTCGAGCTCTGCCTTGGTCGGCAGACTGAGGATCACCTTCTCAATGTCCTTGACCTGGTTGACGTAGTTTCGAGCGAACTGCGTCTCGGTGTTGGCACGGTCGATGCGCGCGACTTCCCAGTCCTTGTGCTGCTGCTCGGCGATCTGAAGGTTTTGCTCAGTAGCGATCCTGCCATTCATGGTGGTGTCGAAGCTTTGGATGACGCTCTGCGCGTCCATCTTGGCCTTCTGCGAGCGCGATCGAGCCTCGCCGTAAGCCTCCTCAAGGACGGTCACACCGGACGCCTCTTCGATCAGGAGCTTGAGCTGCTTGTCGGTCATGCCGGGAAGATCAGGCATTCGCTCCTGGCCGGCGTAGATCGAGCCGACAAACACGTCGAGTGAGCAGCCGAGGACTTTGTCGACGACTTCCTGCGTGAGCTTATCCGTGCCCTTCGTCAGATCGCCCCAGGTGGCGCCGAGCGTCGCCGGCAGGTGATTCACGATCAAGGCGTTCTTGTGCTGCTTGTGCTTGCGATGGCGCGCGACCAGGTAGATATGGCCGCTATCCACGATCTCGACAGCAACGCGCGTGCCCTTGCCGGCCTTGTCGTTGATGATGGCGTCGCCAGCCTCGTTGCGCGCCGTCACGCCATAGAGCGCCCAGCAAAGCGCGTCGAAGATCGAGGACTTGCCGGCGCCGTTCGACTTGGCGCTTGTGTCGTCCAGGTTGACGCCCTGAATGAGGATCAAACCGCGGTCATTCAGAACGAACTCGGCCTGCGAGATCGCCATGAAGTTCTCAATGGTGATTTTGGTGAATTTCATTCTTCGTCTTCGTCCTTCTTGAAGCCGACGATCTTGCAGACGCCATCGATGAACTCGTAGGCGTTCTCGATCACGCGATCGGTCTGGCAGATCGTCTCGGCGCAGTGGATATTTTGCTTGTCGATGAAGGCCTGGCAGAATTGCCAAAGCTTTTCGCGATCGAGCATTTCGCCCAGCGAAACGGACAGTTCTTCATCCGCCTCTTCGTTGATGGTGACTACCGCCTGGCTCATCGATCACCCTTGCTGATGGCCGCGTCGATGATCTCCTCGAGCGCCACGGGCTCGAAACCGTTCGCATCAACACCGACGTTGAAGCGGTTGCAGTGAATATCAGGCGGGAAATTATCCGGCAGGGACAGAGCCGAGTCGTCGACACGAGGCAGATTCGCGTTCCGGAAGTTGGGCGAGTGCGTATGGCAGTGCAGATGGATCGAGCCCTTCCAGCGGCCATTCCAGTCGTCAATCGGATAGTGGAACAACACAAGGCGCCCGCCACCAACCGCGATCTCTAGATAATTCGTGATCTCCTTGACGCCGCACCAATGGCCGAGCTTCCGCATCTCAGCGGGATCGTCATGATTTCCGGTGATGATCACTTTCTCGCCGTTCAGACGCTCCATCCAGGGCGTGACCGAGTTCCAGCCGACATCGCCAAGGTGGTAAACACGATCGTTCTTGCCGACCTTCGCGTTCCAGCGCTCGACGAGCGCCTCATTCATTTCATCGACATTGACGAAGGGCCGGTTCGCCAGGCGAATAATGTTGGCGTGCGCGAAGTGCGTGCACCCCGTAAAGAACAGTTTCATGGCGCTCACTTGCTCCTGTTGTTGATGGCAGCAGTCATATCGCCGGTCGCGGCAGCCTGGTTGATCTGCTGTTGTTTGGTGGGTTGCGCGGGACGAGCCGCTGCGCGCTGCACAGACGTATCCTCGTGCACTCGGCGATCGCGCTTGCTGGTGCGCGGCTGCTCGTTCGAAACTGCCGTCTGCGCGGTCATCTCGAAGTTCAGACCGGTCATCTTGCCGCGATACATCTGCGCCGTCTGAAGCGGCAGATCGTGCATCGAGACGCGCACGCGCTCCTCGCGCTCGCCGGTTCTGTTGCCTTTGTCGTCGAAGACCGAGATCAACGTGAGCTGGTCATAGGTGATACTGTAAAGCTGCATGATGCGTTTTCCTGCATAAAATCAGTGACTTGATACAGAATAGCGTATCAAGAGCGGGTTGCTATCAGGCGTCTTCGACCACCGACCTGGCAGCGTTGAGCACGTCGGCGCAGTCACGCTTGAGGCGCTCGCGATCGACCAGCGTCGAGATATCCTTCGCATCGTCGACGTAGGCGGAAACGGACTCATCGAGAGTGACGGTGCCCGCCTTGACTGACGTGGTGCGGGCGGTTGCTGCGGTCTTCTTCGGCGCCATGATGACAACGCCTTGCGCGCCGGAGTCCTCGAGGAACTTGCGCAGCTCGGCAATCTCGGAGCTGGTCATTTCCGGGCCGGAGAAGCGCACGTAGTTGCCGTCGGCCGCAAGAGCCATGTCGCTCTCGTCCAGACCGCTAACATCGACAAAGCGCGGCGCATGGGTCGCGTGGAAGGAAACCGCACCGTCATCCATGACGGACATGAAACCCGCCTTGGTGCCGACGTCGTTCCAGCGCTGATGCGTGGTTGCGCCGATCGACCAGACGCCAGGCACAACCTGCTTGTGATTGTGATAATCGCCGGCAAAGACGTTGCGGAAGCCGAAGTCAGCCAGCATTTCACCGGTCAGGCCATGATCCGGCGTTCCGAACAGCACACCGTCGATACCGGCATGGATGAAGACGTCCATCTCTGCCTTGTCCGGATGCTTCGCCAGCTCGGCCAGATCGGCGAGGAGCAACGGGATGGTCATCCGATATGGAACCATCCCGATCTTGTGCCCGTCGCGCGTGACGCCACGCGGCTCGTTGTAAACGTAGAATGTGCCGTAATCGCTCTTGGTCTCAGCCAGCGTGTTGATCGCATTGCCGAGAGCAGTTGTATCCTTGCCGGCCAGGTCGTGATTGCCTGGGATGGCGTAGATATCGAGACCCATGTCGAGGATCTCGCGGATGGTGTCCTGGAGTGGATTGAGCACTTCGGGGTCGATCGAGCCGCGAACGTGCAGAACGTCGCCGGCGCACACGATGAAATTCGCGCCGATCGACTTGGCGTAACGCGCGGCGCGGGTCAGTTCGTCGAGGGTGATCTGCAGACGACCGTTGACGCCGTTCGCAGTGAAGTTCGAAAACGTTGACCACTTGTGGCCGTGGATATCGGAAACGATGACGTAGCTCATGCTGCCATCCGATGCGAACCGGCCTGCACGCGGACCTTGGGCTTCATCGCAACGACATTTGCGTCGTCCGTTTCGGACTTGCGCGGGCGACCGACAGGGCGCTTGCCGCGGCTGAGCTTGTCCTGGCGCTCGAGGAAACGAACGCGAGCCTTCAGCGTGGCGTTTTCTTCCATCAGCCGATTGGCTTCGCTGCGCGCGGTAGCGCTCTCGGTCACGAGAGTGTCGATTACGTTCTGCAGTAGCGACATGTCGCGGATGGTGAAGAAGAAATCCTCACCGGCGATCTTGAGCTTGCGCTGCGTGTCGAGTGCCTTCTTCAGCCCACCGCCGAAGATTGAGCCGAACGCGTCTTGCGATATCTCGCTACCGTCGTTCAACGTTTTCATCGTTGTCATTCGTTGCGTCTCCTAAGTCAATATTGACTGACTGATTTGTTTATAACGATCGGCCGAAGGGACGCAATCAGTATTTACTGACTCGCGAGAGCTTTTAGATGAGAGATTTCGTGTTTTAGCGCGGACTTTTGCGGACCGAAATCGGCGTCGAGCACCTTGTGCCAATGTAAGCTTTTTCTGCGAAAACTCACATATTCGGTAAGCTGTCCCGGCTCCAAATTTCGCAAAAACGCCCGGTAAATCTCCTGCGTTTCGATTGATCGAATTTCGCCCTCAAGCCAGTCGCACATGAACTCCGATGCGCGGCCTGTGATCATGCCGTGATTGACGATAAAGCAGGCCTGCTCGACCAATTGGAGCATCTGGAAGGCGTGAAACTCGCGATCGCTCATACCGAAGAGGTTGAGCGATTGGGCGCGGTCTCTTTCCGCAGTGATTTGCCGAGAAAGCTCTATGGTCGCTGTTAAATTCCGAGACTGCGCCGCCTGTCGAACCGACAACCCGGCAAATACTAGCGCGGCCAATGTGCCTATCGAGCCAAGACCCGACAGAAAATCCAAATAGGTCTGATCCGGGCGAAGCCATGCTCGAGCGGTCTGACACACGGCTTCGTCCGAAAGAATGCCTAGTAGGCAAAGCGGATTGTTCATTTCTTGGTAGAAGAGGGGCTCGAGCTCGAGGAGCTGCCTTGTGTCGGCGCGGGGGTAGAAGGCTGAATCTTCGGAGTCGCCAGATAGCCCTTTTGTTCTGTAATTACGTTAGGGCGGGATACGGGTGGATTCTTATTTGACATATTGGTGCTTTCGATTGAGGGTTGGTCGGCAATTTTTACTCGAGGAGTTGCCAGATAACCCTTACAGATTGCCTCGTTTTTCATCAACAAATACTGGCTCACTTAATTCTCACACTGCCTGGAATGTGGTGAAAATACTGCAAGGGGAGGTAGCGCTGAGCGGCGCCGCCTCGGCGCTCGTAATTCAGGTGCTTGGTCTTCTTCCTGTCGAAGAAGTTCTCGATCCGGGTAATATAGATATCGTTGTTCTGCTTTACGCGAACGCCGACCCAAACGATCTTTTGCAGGCGCAGGTTAGTGATGGTCTCCTCGTCCAGCGCCCAGGCCGCGAGGTCTTTTCGAACCGCGTCCGAATTGTTCTTCTCGCCGAACCGGAAAATCTGGTCGATCTTCCGGGCGGCGAGGTAAACGTCCCTATTCGCAAAGTGATAGATGTGGCCGTATATCCGACGACCGCGCCGGACGACTGTTGTCGACACCTTCTGCTTGCGCGCCATTCTCAAAGCCCTTCCATTCGTAAAGACCTTGCGCGCCGCGGATCGGGATCGGGTGCTCGAGGCGTTCCGGCTCACGCATGCGCCAGGCGTAACCGCCCAACTGATACCAGCCATATGCCTTCTCTTCGCGGGTGATATCGTCGAGGAACTCCTCATCGATCAGTTCGACGCTATCGAGAATGACCGTGCCGAGGAGATAGCCCTTCGGCAGCGTGTTAAACTCCCAATCCTCGTCGAGCATGTTCCAGAAAAGCTGGAACTCCGGATCGTTGAAGGCCGCGACCTGCTTGGACAGGACGCTTTTCGTCGCAGCGATACCAATGCGCTGACCGATCACTGATTTGGGCGGCGCCCAGGTTCGTGTCTCAAACCTTTTGTAGCCGTAGACGAGAAGTGTCGACCACGGCTGCCAAACTGAAATTACCTTCATGATGCGTCTCCGATGATTTGATCTTGAATAGACTGATTTTCATCGGAGACGCTAGCGAAAACGCTAAATCGCGAAATTACGCCGCGATAGCCGCGTCCTCGTCGATCTCAGCGTCGATCTCGGCGACAACAGGCGGCTCGTAGTTCGCCGGCAGCAATGCCGTCAGCTTGGCAAAGCCCTTGTCACCTTCGGCCTCGAGGGTGTTGGAGAGCGTGGCCTTCGGGTAGGTCTTGCCATCCCATTCGACCGTGCCGGTCTGCTTGCCCTTCTTGATCAGGTCGAGCCCCTCGAGAAACTCGATCAGCGAGCGGAAGCGGTTGAACTTGCCAGTGCCGTCTTCCTGGAACTCGAAGCGCCAGCTCGCCTCCTGGAACGGACGCGCAATCTTGTTCTTCTTGTATTTGCCGGTCACTTCCATGCCGATAATGTCGGTGCCCTTCTTGATCTGCGATGCCGACAGCCAGAGGCGCTGCGAGAAGTAGAACTCGGGCGCGTTACCACCGGTCGTCTTGCGCGGATCGCCGAACTTGACGTTAAGGTCGGTGCGCATCTGGTTGAGGAAGATGGCGCAGATGCCGAGATCCTCGCAGTGTTGAGCGAAGGCCGGGAAGGCGTTCGACGTCGCACGCGCGAGCGCCGTATTGTCGTTCATGTTGCGGTCCTCGAGCGACTTTACACCGACGACCTTACCCGCCTTCATTTCGTAGTAAGCCGACTGCGGCACCATCGCAGCCAGACTGTCGAACACCCAGCAAATCGGAGCATCCTTCGCGATCAACTTGTTCTTGCGAACGTGATTGGCCGCGACGACGCAAATCTGAAGGCTTTCCTCGAAGGTCTTCGGCGTCTTGAAGATGAACCGACCAGGCGTGGTGTCGAGGCCGAGGCGCGGCGCCAGGCGCAGTGAGAATGAGCGTTCATGATCCATGAAGCCTGCGATTCCGCCCATCTTCTGTGCGCCGGCCATGCCTGCCGTTGCGAGCGCGGTCTTGCCGGAGGAGGGAGGGCCGGCGATCTCAATCATGCGGCCGACCGGGAAGGCGCCGAGATCCCAGCTCGAATTGGATGCGTGGTCGAGAGGCGGGAACCCCGAGGGGAGGAACTGCGAGACAGTCACTTCCTCGTCGTTGGCTCCGATCGCGCCGGCGAGGCTCTTTGCGATATCTGCTGCTGATGCCATTTTCAGTCTCCTTGGTTACTCGTCGATAAAATCAATGTCGTCGTCGCTACCGTCCTCGCCGCCTAAATCATTATTGACTGACTGCTCTGGACGTGGAGCTTCGCGCTGAGCGGCCTTCGAAAGACGACCGCCAATTGCCCGCGCCAGGGACTTGCCGTCCATCTGCGAGGCATCGATAGGGGTGCCGGGCGGAACGACGATACGCGGCTGCATTACGATCTGCGTGCCAATCGGCACTGCGCCACCCTCGATGACGGTCTCATGCGGTTGAAGGCGAGCTGCCGGATCGGGTCGGCCGTTCAGCGTCGAGTGTGGGCGAATAGGGTCGGGGAAGTTTGCATACCACGAAACCTTCAGATCAAGCGGCACCTCAACGCTATCGAGCGAAAACTCACCGGTCGTTGCCTTTGCGATCGAGCGCACGATGTCGACCTTCTGCCAGATTTGATCGAGAGTTGAACCCAGGAAGAAACGAGCCTTTTCGTAGTCTTCCTTGCTGATATCGTCGCCGTGCTTCTCAGCCACCTTGATCAGATCAGCATAAGCCCTTGCGACCTTACCGATCGCTGTCTCGAGGGCTTTCTTGCTATCATCGGACATATTGCAGACGCCTCCGGAAGTATTCAAAGAATGTGCTGAAGACCACGTAGGGCCAGAACACGAACCAAAGGGCTGAGGCGAGCGCGACGCGCTCAGTTCGAACCCCTTCGAAGCGGGTAGTGAGTAGATGGACCGTGAACACCGTCATTGCGACGTAGATGCACACGGAACCAAATGCAGCGAGATACATCATGCGGCTGCGAGCTCCTCCTGTAGGTGATGGAATGCGGGGAACACCGATACCCAGCTCTCGAGATCCTTTGTGATCGAGCGGAACATCAGTCGGTTGCAGAAGGTGCGGAAGCGCTCGATGTCGGGCTCGCCGCTATCAACCCTCAGATTGACGGGCTCGGGACGCAGCGGCGTGCGCAGATCCATCAGCTTGCGATTGCGCCGGAAGATAATCTGCTTGTCCTCGCTCTCAGCGAAGTCGCGATATTTCTTCGGCACCTTCTTCGGATCAAGCGTCTTGTCGAGCAGCATGTTGGAGAAGTTGACTGTCGAGCCATACGCCTTGAGGAACTCGATCGCACCCTTGTCACCAATGCCACCGACGCCACCGATACCATCGCCGGTGTCACCCATCAGGCACTTCATTTCGAGGAATGCTTCGAAGCTTTCGAGATCGTAGCCGAGCGCGTCGAGCATGTCGGCCGGCTTCATGATCTTGCGGTCGCGGATCGGATCGAACCAGATGATGTTCTGATTGACGAGCTGCACCCAGTCCTTGTCGCCCGAGACGAGAATGACCTTTGCGCCCTTGCCGGCGTAGCGATCACCCATGATGCCGGCCAGGTCGTCAGCTTCCATATTCGAAGCGCGCACCTGGGGCATGCCAATGAGCTGCATTGCCTTCTTGATCGCCGGGATCTGGCTTTCAGCGGCCTTCTTCGCTTCTGCAGCCTTGATCGCGGACGGGGTGTCTTCCTTCTTGCGGTTGGACTTGTAGTCCGGATAGTCCATGTAGCGCCAGGACGCGCCATCCCAGAGCACCGCGGGCTTTGCGGTCGGGTAGGCTGCGACGAGCTTTCGGACGATCTTGATGAAGTGGTAGATTGCCTGAACCTGCGTGTTGCCAACCGTGAGGATCTTCGAGTTGTTGGCCGCATGAGCAATATTCATGCCGTCGATCAGCAGATACCTGGACATTTCAAACCTTTGAATTTTGGAGAATAGGAGCGTCAGGAGGCCGCAAGCGGAACGAGGAGACAGAAACACGGCCTCCTGACGAACGTGCCTGGCAGCGCGACTTGCCAGGCACGAGATCACTGCGCTCTAACGCGCGGCGCAGTGACGACTTAGATGTTGTCCAGGTCTGCCAGAACGTCTTCGAGGTCGTTGTCGTCGAGGGCGACTTCGACTTCTTCAGCCGGGGCAGCGGACGAAGTGGTTGCAGCAGCAGTCTTGACGGGAGCCGGCGCTTCTTCAGCCGGCGCCTCTTCGAGATCGAGCGCGTCAGCGAGTGCGTCAGCATCGACTTCCGGGTCGACCTGGGCCGCACGCGAGGTCAGCGCTGCGGTCGGCGTCTTCGAGGCGAGACGCGGGAGCGAAACCTGAGCCACCTGGCTGATGAAGTTCAAGGCCTTCTTCTCGTCGCCCTTGAAGAACTCCTTGTTGATGTGGTCAGTCAGGTTGTGGCAGTCGGTGAGATGCTGCTTCGTGACCGGCTTGGAAGCGCCAGGCGCGATATTGACGGCGTATTCGGTCTGGAGACCCTTGCCGGTGCGGGTGATCGCGATATCCATGCCGCCTGCTGCGTCGAGAATGTCTTCGCCTTCTTCGGCATACTGCTGAATGATATTCAGGATGGAGCCGAAGGTGCCGGTCGTGATCTCGAGGATCTGGACCTTGTCGACATCAGTCGAGCCCTTCGAGCGATCGAGGACATTCAGGAGAACGGTCTTGCGAGCGCGCCAGGACTCGTAGAGCTTCTTGGAATCTTCGTCGATCGCGGACGAGATCGCCTCGTTGATCGCGGTGTCGATTTCGCACGGCTGCTGGAAGCAAACGTCGGGGCAACCGACGACGGCGATGGGCTTGGCCTTGCCTTCGACTTCGGGCTTGATCCAGTGGACGCCGAGGTCGGCCCAGAACTGGGCATTCACATCAGGCACGAGGACGCGGTATCGGTTGATACCTTCCTTCGGCTTGATCCGCTCGCCAGTGGAGCGCGAATACTTGTTTGCGCCTTGGGAAACGAGCTTCTGCAGTGCGGGAGAGAGTGCCATATCGATTTTTCCTTTTCGTAGGCTGGTAGGTTGGTGCTTTGCTACTTTTCGACTTAGCGATTTCGCTAAATCGCTAAGAATAGAATAGTCAGCTTTTCATCGGGTTGCGCGAAAAATCTCGAGGATTATTTCAGGCGAAAACCGAGAGCTTGGCGCGCTTTTCGGCAGCGCGGACAGCGGCGTCGCGTGCGTCGTTTTCAGCGGACAGAGCCTTGTTGGCAGCGACGCGCTTGGCGTCGGCGCGGCGAAGCTGCTCCTGCTCGTGCTGGGCGAGATCGTTGGAGATCTTGGTCAGCGGCTTGAGGATCGTGTCAACCGAACGGTCGCGGCGGAAAATGGTGCGGAATTTCTGGAGAAACTTGCTCATCTGGGGTTCCTGTGTGTTCCAGTCAGTCAATATTGACTGACTGTTGAATAGCTGAAAAACAGACGGATTGCGTAAAATTTATGCGGCGTTTTGCGCGACGCGCTTCAGGTAGCCTTCCTTGAGGTTCGTCAGATCCTCTTCACGGCTCGAGCGCAGCTTCGTCACAAGCTCGCCCTTCATCTCCTCGCGCTCGGTTGCGCCATGCTGCACAAGCATGTCCTTTCGATGCCGGAACGCCTCAACCGCGGTCTTTGCGATCGCCTCGATCTGCTTGGCCTCATTGAGCGCCTTCTTGACCGCAGTCACACGCTCGTGGCGCGTCACCAACTTGTCGAGCAGCGCCTCTGTCACCTTCTCGCCGGCCGCAACCATCTTGTCGCGCAATACGCGATAGACAGCCGCCTCGGCGTTCTCCAGCAGCAGCTTGATATTATCCACCTGGCGCGCGGCTTTGGCTGCCTGGACGCCGTAGTGGGCGAACAATTGCGCCTGCTCGGCCTGGGCGCCGGAGATATCGACAAGTGTGTAGCCGAGATCCTTCTTCAGCTCAGCCGTGTCGACGTAGTTCCGCACCGTGATTTTGGCGACCGCCTTCTTTTCTGCTTCTGTATCGTCACTCATGATCAACTCCTTTGATCGCGTTTATAGAATAGCGCTTCGACGCGCGGGGTTCGGGTGGCTAGTCGAGGAGATCGACGACCGACGCAAAGACGGTTTCCATCAACTCCTGTTTCTCTGGTGCATAGTAGATTTCGCCGGGATTGAAGCCGATCACCAGATTCGCATCGAGCTCCTTGTGGTAGACGATCTTGCCGGCGACATCGGACGCCTTGCCCTTGAAGTCAGGCAGGAAGTGCCGGACGATCGTCGAGCCGAGCAGCACGATGATCGGAGGCTTGAGGATATCGATCTCGCGCTCGAGGTAGGGCAGATACATGCGGATCTCATCCATCGAGATCATCTTGCCGGACTTCGGTCGCTTCAGCATGGCCGTCCAGTAGAAGGTCTTGCGATCGAGCTCATGCACCATCAGCGCGTCGATGACCGGCGCCGACGCCTTGCCGATCGACATCATGCCTTCCTGCTCTTCCGGGTTGTTGGGCGCGTCCGTGATGATCATGAACTCGGCGCTCTTGCCGAAGTGAGGCATGACCATGATGCCATCCTCGGAAAGCTCGCCCTTGTAGTCCTCGATCACCTGCGCGATCGCGTCCTTCGTCGCCTTATCACGCTCCATCGAGCGCGCGACCGGCACCGTCGCCGTCACAAGGCCTGGCAGAAGCTCGAGCTGGTCACGAATGCGGCTCGGATCATTGGCCGGCGCCTGGCTCATCTCGATGCGTGAGAACGCTCCGACGAGATCGAGATTCTCCTGATGCCGCTTGTTGCATTTGGTCTTGTTCACGCGCTCGAGGAAGTCAGCCTTGCTCTTGAACTTGCCGATAGGGTGGCCCGTCGTGGGATCGACCGCGTTCCTCGCGTCGAGGATGGCTTTCGTGGTGTTCGAAGACACGCCCTTGATGCGCTGGAACGGCATGACCATGCGCACGTCGGTCACGATCTCAAACCTCTCGGTCGAAATGTTGATATCGGGCATGTTCACGTCGATGCCGAAACGGCTTGCGTCGCGCAGAAGGGCAGGGAGCTTGTCCTCGTCCATCAGCGTCAGCGCAGCGGCAAAGAACTCGACCGGATAGTGCGTCTTCAGCCACATGGATTGCCAGGAGATCAGCGAATATTCGACCGAGTGGCTCTTGTTGAAGCCGTAGCCGGCGAAGCCTTCGATCTTGTCGAACAGGGCGCCGGCCCACTCCTCTGTGCAGCCGATCGTCTTGACCGCACCATCGACGAACTTGCCGCGCTCCTTCTTCATCTCTTCGGGCAATTTCTTACCCATGATCTTGCGGAGCTTGTCAGCGTCGGCACCGGAGTAGCCCGATACGACTTGCGAGGTCTTCATGACCTGCTCCTGGTAGACGATGACGCCGTATGTTTCGCGCAGCACGTCTTCCATCAGCGGATGGTCGTAGTCGACCGTCTCGTTGCCCTGCTTGCGCTTGTAATAGCTGTCCATCATGCCTGACTCCATCGGGCCAGGTCGGTAGAGAGCGGTCGCTGCGGTGATATCATCGAAGGTGATGCAGCCGTCCGCGCCGAGCTCGCGCAGCAGTTTGCGCATACCGGAGCTTTCGAACTGGAACACGCCTGTCGTCAGACCCGCGGCAAAGTTCTTCAGCACCGCTTCATCGTCCAGCGGCACCTTCATCAGATTGATCTTCTTGGCGTGGCGCTCGAAGATGTATTGCTGGACGAGGGCGATCAGATCCAGGGTCGACAGACCCAGAATGTCCATTTTGACCAGGCCTTGATCCTCAACGATGCGCTTGTCCCAGCACACGACCGCGGAGTCGCCTTTTCGACGCTCAATGACCGCGCGCTCGACCAGATCGCACTCACTAACAACGATGCCGGCTGCGTGCTGGCTCATATTGCGGATCGTGCCTTCGATGCGCTCCATGATGTCCCAGTGCGCCGGATACTTGTGAGCGAACTCGTCAATTTCGCCGACTTCAATGCGGCATTCGGGCAGGGGAACGTTCGCGCCGTGCTTTTTCGGCACGAGCTTGGAGATGGCATATTCCTTCTCGGGAATGCCGAAGGTGCGCCCGACGTCGCGGATCGAGGATGCAGCCGCAAGGGTGCCGAAGTTCGACACGCCGGCGACGCGCTTCTCGCCGTATTTCTGAATGAGGTATTCGACGACCTCGTGCCGGCGCGTGGACATGAAGTCCAAGTCGGCGTCTGGCAAGTCGAGACGTTCGGGGTTGATAAAGCGTTCGAACAGCAGGCCAAAGCGGATCGGATCGCAGTCAGTGATACCCATGAGATAAGCGACGAGCGAGCCACCGACAGAGCCGCGACCAGGTCCGACGAGAATGCCGTTTTGTTTGGAGAACTGCACCACGTCCTGCACAAGCAGGAAGTAGCCCGCGAATGACAGCTTCTTGAGGGTTTCGAGCTCGTAGGCGAGACGCGGCTTGTAGACGTCGATCAGCTCTTGCTGGCTCGGCTTATGCCCGAAGCTCTCCTGGCTGAAACGGACCTTCCAACCTGCCTTACACTCCTCGACGAGCTTGGCGAACTCATCCGGCGCCATCACCGGCAATGAGACGGGCTGTTTCGACCACTCGTATTCGACCATATCTGCCAGGCGGTCAGTATTGGCGAGCCCTTGCTTGAACAGCGTGCCGGCGCCTGTGATGCCGCGCATCGACAGGTGCTTTGCGGCCTTCATGACCTCCTTGCCGAGATCGGTCGCCTTCAGCACGTGAAAGTCGCGATTGTGCATCGACTTGTGCCAGCCGTCCGTGACCTTGTTGCCATTGGCGATCGCACCCATGACCTCGTGTGCGTCAGCCTGCTCCTCTTCGTAGAAGGCGGGGCGGATCACGAGCGGCGAAATGTCGTGTTTGGCGATCAGAGCGGCCGAGCGTTTGTTGACGGCGCCGAAATAGGGCGTGTCGACCGGGATCAGCGGCGCAAAGACATAATGCGGGTGCGCAAAGTCAATCAGCTTGGCGACGATGTCGTCGGCATCGGCACGCATGATGACGCCGTGCGTGTCACCGAGGTGGAAGGCCAGGTGTCCGGCGCCAATCACGTTCAGTTCGTCCCACAGATCGTCGTAGGCGAGCTTTGCGGTGTAGTAGTAGCGTCCAGGCACCTTATTGCCGGCAGCGTCCTCAGAGTCGCCTGTATTGGCCTTTGTGAGAAGCCGGTAGATGGTCTTCATCCCGGTCTCCGACAGCACATAAGCCGTGAGGAAGTGCTCGGGCGGCATATGCTTCTTTTTCTGACCCTTGGCCGGGCGCCAGGTCGGATCCTCGGACAGACGGAGACGCACGCCGATGATCGGCTTCACCTCGGCCTTCTTGGCGCGATTGGTGAAGTCGACGAGACCAGTGACGGACATGGTGTCGGTGATAGCGACGACACTTGCCCCTTGCGTCTTGGCGATGTCGACAAGCATCTCTGCATTGAGGATGCTTTCGCCCAGAGAGAAGTCGGTTCGAGCTGCGAGGATAGCGTGCATTAGATGGGAAGCTCCTTGAAGTCAGTCAGGCCAAACGCCGGAAGGTTGATGTCCTCGCGGAACTCCCACGAGTGAATGAGGGGCTCCCAGTCGGCACCCAAGGCTTCTTCGATCTGCCGCATCAATTCCGGATGAGGCGGGGTCGGCGTGTCGAAGGAGACGATATCGCAGACACCTGCTGCGACATGGGTATTGCCGTATGGGAGCACCGTGAAACGAAAGCGAATGCCTGCCAATCAGCCTCTCCTCAGAGAGATCAGACCGTCGATGTTGACGACAGCGCCGATATGGGTGAGCGCCTGGATCGTCATGCGCGCGTGACTGTCTGCCGTGCCTTCGGTCCAGCCGAGCTTCGAGGTGAATGCATAGGCGAGCGTCTGGCGATCGAGCGGCTGGCGCAACTTCAAGAGCAGGTGCCCAGCGATCTTCAAAAAGCTCGAGGACGAGGCAAATGGATTGACGCCCTTGGTGAAGCTCTCGGTTACGCGCAGGTTCGACTTGTCCAACTTGTCGACGAGCTCCTGGACCTTCTTGGGCACGGTGAGCTTTGCGGGATCAGCCGGAGGACGATCGACGAGTGGGTTCTTGGCTTTCTTCGACCCCTTACCCTTCACACCAACGCGATCGCGCAGGATTTGAAGATTGTGTTCGTGCAGCGGGCGGCAGGACTCGGCGAACTTGCAGACCGAGCAGACCGGGGCCTGATCGTCGAACGCAAGTGCCGAACCAAAGCAGCCTGGCGCAAAAGGAGGGATAATGACGTTCATGCTGCAGTCCTTTGAACTCGCTCGGAGAGCTTGCGCAGCTCAGCGAGGATCTTCGTGCGTTCGGGGCGATCAGCGTTCATCACGCGAAATACGAATGCCGTCGTGATGTGGCTGGCGAGAATGTTGGGCGCGCCGATCGACTTGGCGTAATCAGCGCGCGCCTTCAGCAGACGCATTTGCTCGAGGAGCTCGGGCGGCTGCTCGTAGAGGAGCTTCAGGAACAGCGCAGCGCGGGCGCTCAGCCGGCGCAAAGCCCAGTTCAGGTGCGTCTCCTCGACCATCTTCGTCTCGGCCGTCGTATCGTCGGACGCGATGACGTCGATCAAACTGCCCATCTCGTCATCGTCGCCGATCGGAGCATCGAGGCTTTTGGCGCGCTCCTCGTCGATGCGCTTGAACATCTGCCGGTTGATCGCGAGTTTCGAGATCCGGATGCCTTCAAGCAGATAGGCTCTGAAAGGCACACCGAGGGTCGGGTCGAACGTGTCGCGTGCGCGACACCAGATGCACCACAACTCCTGCTCGACGTCCTCACGGCTCATGGACATCGCGCCAGAGCCGTGAAGCTTACGTGCGATCGACCAGGACAGGCGCTTGATCAGTTCGGCGCTTTCCTTGTGGTCGATCATGATTACGACCCGAAGTGACGCTGAATGACCTGGGAGACCGTCACCTGGTCGACACGTGAGCAGCGGTTGACGAACGCGAGCCGGAAGCCGAGCTCCGGGTTGTTGCCGAAGACGATGGTGAGGGATGCGGCGGTGATCAGCTCGCGCGGCGAGATCGTCATCGACAGCTCGCCCTTCGAGAAGCTTTCGCGGATGGCGTTTGCAATCTTGACAAACTTGTCGGCGTCGGGCTTGCCGAGACCTGCCTTCGAGCGCAGCACAAGGCTTTCCTGCTTCGCGTCCATGTATTTCACCTCTTCGGTGATATGGAAGCGCGAGTAGGACGCGGCATTCTGAATCATCGTGCCTTGGTAGAGGCCAGTCTCGTCACCGACGCCGTTGGTGTTGCCGGTCGCAACGAAGCGGAAGTCGGGGTGCGGATGGATCACGCGCTGATCGATGGGCGCATCCTTGATGACAAGCGGCTTGCCCTCGAGCACCGGCTGGTAGAGTGCGATCACGGACGGCATGGCGAAGTCGTATTCGTCGGCGCAGTAGATCATGCCGTATTTCATCGCCATCGCGAGCGGACCATATTGGAACTCGGTCACGGTCTGCGGCTTCTTGACGAGATGGATCTTACCGTCGGGGCCGAGCTCCTGCGCATCGACCATTACCGTCTTGACGACATACTGACCGAGAATGTGCGCCTCTTCGGTGTTGCCGGTGTGCTGCACGCGCAAGAACGGGCGACCGGTGCGGGCGGCGCACTGCTCAAGCACGGTCGTCTTGCCTGTGCCGTGAAAGCCCCAGAGGTAGACGTTCATGGCAAGCTCGAAGCCCAGGCAGACTTTCTTCACCAGATCGATGTTGAAGACGTAGTCCTCATCGATCGCGTTCATATAAGCATCAGCCTCGGGGTGATGCTCACTCAGGCAGCGCAGCATGATCGGATTGCCGGTCGACGACAGCGCCGTCGAAGCGTCGAGCCCGAAGATTTCAGCCAGCGGTCGCTCGGCGAAAGCAAATGCGTGTCCAGGCTGCGGCACGTTCGCCTTGCGATCTTGAGCGGCTTTCGCTCTCAGGGCTGCCTGTCGGCCGCGCTCAGAAAGCACCGGCTGACCCGGAAACTCTTCCTTGTATTTATCGACCGTCCAGTCGGGGTGATTTTCACGCAAATAGAGGCGGATCGAGTGGCACTTCCCGCCGTCGATCGCGCAGGTGATCATCTCGTCGTTCTCGGTAGCAGTCGTCATTGAATGTCTCCGTGTCGTGCGCTCTATGTCGCTATCAATCAATATTTACTTACTAACAAGCGCTGATATGGGATGCAATCAGTATTTACTGACCGATTGCATCCCCAGATCACTTCATGAGGATCTTTTTCAGCTCACCCATGACAGCCTTCGGCAGCTCCTCGACAGAGTTGAGGATGACGTAGTTGTCGTAGAACCGCTCGACCGCGGCCGACTTAATGCCGATACCGACGAGATCGAAGCCCATGTTCGTGAGGCGCTGAACCATGTATTTCAGGTGCGCGTCGTCGTTCGTGGCGCCGGCAGGAAAGCCGTCGGACAGGACGATGATCACCTTGCGGTTTTCCTTGCGCCTGGCGAGACGCATCGCAGCGTATTCGAGGGACTCGCCGTCGATGTTTCCACCCATGTGCGGCTGGAACTTGCGCTGATAGGCGAAGCGCTTCTTCACGTCAGCGTTGAGGCGCTCGTGAAACTCCTTGAAGATCGGCATGTAGATCGGATGCACGCGATTGAAGTTGATGCCGGACCTCGCGTATTCGGCCTGGAGATCTTCGTTGAACTGGTCGATCCGGGCCCGCGTCATCACGCTCGGGCCACCCCAGAGGTTAGCAGTCGTGAAGCCCATGCACTCAGCAGGAATATTGCAGCGCTCCAGGACCGACGCGAGCGCGTAGGAAGCGGAGACGGCCGTCGCCATTGGCGCACCCTTCATCGAGCCGGAGCAGTCAGACAGAAGCGCGACGGCTGTGTCTTTGGTGCGGATCTCTTCACGACGCGAGAACACACGCGCATCACCCGCGGTGAGACGGTGCAGGCCGGCCGAGTTTAGACGGCCGGAGCGTTGACCGGCGACATTGAAGACGCGCGCCTGCGCGGCCATCATGCGCTCGATGTCCTTCTGCATCACACCGGTGAGCGAGCGCGTCTCCTCTTCGAGCTGGACGATGTATTTGCTGTCGAAGTCAGCCGGCACGTCGAGCGTTTTGATGGTGTCGTAGTCGCGGGTGAAGATCGAATATTCCGACGCCTTGCACGCCGCGATTGCTTCCTTGACGATGATCTTCACCAGCGCCGACGAGAGATCCTGCTCCTCGAGCGCGTCATCGTCCATTTCTTCAAAGGGATTCTGCTTCGGATCGTAGCCAATGCCGCTCGCCTGGAGATCGTTATCTTCCTCGGTCGCTTCGGCATTTTCCTGATCGAGCTGGTCATCGTCCTGCTCGATCGCGACGTTGCTCAGAGGCGGCGTGCTGGCGTCCTGGTCGTCGCCATCTTCGTCGTCATCACCATCCTGCTCTTCGTCGGCATCACCAGGGGGATTAGAGCCTTCAGTTGAGCCGTCGCTCTCGCTATCCCCATCCTGATCATCCCCACCTTCCTCATTGGCGCCGTCTTCCATTTCAGAGGGCTCACCTTGATCCTCTGCATCAGAATCCTCTGCTTCCGACCCACCGTTATCAGGCTGGTCAGCACCCGCATCGCCTTCGTCCTCGTCAGCGGCGCCTTCTTTGTCGTCTTCGTCTTCGGAGCCATCGCCGTCGTCGCTCTGACCGGCATCTTCTTCGCCAGTCTGATCGTCGTCGCCATCGTCTGCGCCGTCTCCTGCAGAGTCGTCTCCGTCGCGAGTCTCCTCATCGTCTTCCTTTTCACCTTCGCCGCCCGACGCCTTGTCGTTGTCCTCAGTGTGCTCACGCTCACCCTGACCTTCGCCGTCGCCGGTCTGTTCTTCGTCGGAATGATCCTTGTCGTCTTCACCCTCGGACTTCTGCTGATCGTCAGAGCCTTCGCCCTGGCTATCATCCTCGTCTTTCTCTTCCTCGGGCTCAGGCTGCGGAGGAACGGGCGGTGGTGGCGGGTAGAGAATGGCTTCGATCTCGAGCGCCATCTCATAGGTCTCCTCGGTCGTCTCGAGGAGCGGCATCTTGGCTTGCAGATTCTTCGGGAAGCGGAGCATGAACTCCTTCACCTTCTCCTGCTCCCAGTAGTTGTTGTCGTCCATGAAGCGCTGGAACTCGACGTGACCAGCGAGTGCGCGAGCCAACACGACAATGAGGTAGTTGAACTCCTCCTGCGCGTTAGTCGCCTTTGCGAGCGCCACCTTCGTGACGTTCTCGAGGAAGTAATCACGCAGACGCGAGATATTGCGCTTAGAACCAGGGAAATCCTGACCCATCAGACGCTCGATCATCGTATCCTCGACGATGTTATGCAGGCTGTGCAGGCGCTTGGACTTCTCGCGCGCCTTGAACAGGAAGTCGGTGTAGAGGACGTGCGCGACTTCGTGGTCGATAAAGCCCTGGATCGCTACGACGAACTCCGGCTCGGCGTTGTCGGGCAAGAGTGGAATGTTGACCTGGTGAGGCAGGCCAGTGACGGGGTGCGGCTTGACGTATGCCTGTGTGCCCATCTGAGTAACGATCAAGCCTTTGCCCGCAAGCATCGGAATAATCTTCTTGATCGCTTCGCGCAGGATCACAATGTCATTGTTCATGTCGCACTCCGTTAAATCAATTTTGATTGATTGTTTATCGCATCAAAATGAGTGGGTCACAAACGGGAAGAGCAGGAGCCCGTTGCCGACCGGAGGGATCACGATGTGAATATTGCCATGCTCAGGATGGACGCCCGTAAAGACAGTGGCGCCTTCTCGTTCTGTGCGCACGCAACCTTCCAACTTCAGTCCTTCAGACCACGCCATGTCATATGGAATGTCCTGAACGGAGAGAGCCGGAGACTTGGTGATTGCTTGCTGGAGAGTCTGCATAGTCAGTCCTTTGCGCGGTGGTCAGTCAATGTTGACTGATCGCTGTCGTGAAAAATAATGCGATCCGACTGAGTGATCGGATCGCAACGGTTGAGACCAGGTGCCTGGGATTACTTGCTAAAAGCCTCGGTGAGGAGAGCGCGCTGCTCATCCGTGAGCTTCGGATCGGCGTCATTGGCTTCGCGGATCACGTTGAGGATCTCCACCTCATTCGCAGAGCAAACGAAGTCCAGCATCCGCGCCGTATCCTTGTCCTCGGGCAGGAACTGCTCAAGAGCCAGACGAAACAGAAAAAGAGGATCGACGCTAATCGCGCGGGCAAGAGCAGCAACGCGATCGAGCGGCAGCTTAGCGTCGCCCTTCTTGATCATCGTTACCATGTTGGACTGGGTCCAGCCGGCTGCCTGGGCGATCTCGCGATGAGATTTATTGACCTTCTGGTCGATGTGCTTATCGAGAAAACGAGCAACCTTCGTGTTAGCGTAGGGGCGAACGTATGTAGTGGACATTAATGTATTACCTTCTTCCTTTGACCGTATTTGACTTGTTCACTAACAGCGTTTTCTTGTTTTCTACTGAATGAATAGCAAATCAGTCATGGGATGCAGATTTTTCTTATAGGCTAAATTTTCAAAAGTAAGTCAATGCCGATTGATCGCCAAATTATGGAAAACTTGAAAAAAGTTGGTCTAAGTCATGTCGCCGACAGGTTTCGGACAGGCAACTGCTAGTTCCATAAGATAGAATATGCCACTTTGACGGGCAGTGGAAAGTTACACCGGATTCACCATCCTAGCCCGCAATCTTGCCAAATCAGTGCGAATCTGCGCTACCTGTAAACGAAGGTTTAGGAGGTATGCATGTCTTCACACCGTGATCGTATGGCGGAGTTTCGCCGGGTCAAGCGAGCGGAAGGTTTTCTCGAGTCGACAGTCTGGCTGTCGCCGGAAGAGCGCCTGATGGTCGAGAAGAAAGTTGGTGAGACGGGCATGAGTAAGTCGGACGTAGTTCGCCAGGCCCTTCGTCTGGCTTTCGGAGATGAGCCGCGCATGAGCGCGTAAATCCCAAATGAAAGAACCCCCGAAGTTACCAGCTTCGAGGGCTCTTAAAAATCACTCTGGGTGATTCGGTTCTCACAAATCCAATCTCCCAGAAAACAGGGTAGCTGTCAATCTTCGACTAGCTCGAAGAACGGCGAAGCTTTGCCCTCTAAGGAGATGGGATGCTTGGGCATATTAGCTCTGGCTGGCGGACTATTCCGCCCGCTAGAATCAGCACAACTACAGTCGCCAGAGAGCGATCTAAGAACGAGCTTTACCAGGCCGCGCGCCTTGCAATGCAAGCGGTGAAGCTTAGGTCAGCAGCACGACATGTGTTGGAGCAATTGGTTGGCTGCTTCAGTGGCGAACCAGTCGCTGAGAAGATCCTCGTCTGGCCTTCCAATGAGTTCCTCATGGAGCGCACAGGTCTGTCCGAAAGAGCGGTCAGATATGCGCTGCGCGATCTGCTTATTTCCGGACTTATCCAGGCGAAAGATAGCGCCAACGGAAAGCGCTTCCCGATCCGCTCAAAGAGTGGGGAGGTAATGGACGCTTACGGCTTTGATCTCACTCCCCTCTCCTCCCGCCTCGAGGAATTTTCGGCCGTGGTTGAGGAGCTCGAGGAGGAGCGCCGGCGCCGGAAGTCTGCCTTCGACCGCATCACCATCTGCCGGCGTTCTATCCAGGCGCTTGTAGTGGCGCTCGATCCCACCCTAACACGCGGTCTCGTCGCAGAAGCAGAACGGCTCGTAAGCTTGACGCCGCGGCGTGACAGCAAGATGCCTGCCGACCTGGCGCTCAGCATGTGGACTTCGCTCCTCGATGAAGCTCAGACGATTTATGAAGCCGCCTTTGGGGGCAAAGAATGCCGTAACATTGAGGACAACAACGAGGCACTACAGGAATCTTGTCAAAACGGCCAAGAAGACATGAGAGGGGCGAACACCGAGATCAGCCTTGGACAGCTTGCGGATGCTTGCCCTGACGCGATCGGGTATCTGCCGGGACCGGCGACCTGGGAGAGCATTATGGAGACCGCGGGCAAACTGCGCGGCGCGTTCGGCGTTCATGCGTCGGCCTGGCAGGAGGCCCGCGAACTATTGGGTGGCCGCGCCGGCGCCGTCTTTATGGTCGCGCTCCAGTTCTACGAGCTGGATCAGCGCGGCAAGGCAACGATCAAGAACTTCGGCGGATTTTTCAGAAGCTACGTGCGACGCGTGGCGCAGAACGAGGTCGATCTCGCGCAAGAAATTCGCCTGATGAAGCGAAGACGACAGCACTAAAAAAAAGGGCGACCCGAAGATCGCCCAGTTTGAGACAGGAGACACAAAACAAACGTGAAAGGAACCGAGCGTCTTGTATCTATAGAATAGTCAGTATTTCGTCGGCTTTTCGAAAATTTCGACGCTACATGCGAAATTTCGAAACATCATCCCCTTTGATCTTCGCCGAGAGCGCGACGAGCCGAAGAACGGTGGCCGCATCTTTGCTGTCGAGGTGAAAGTCCAGGATGCCGCGCTCACTCGCGGTGTAGAGCAGCTCGCCGAACTTGCGGTTCTGCTCCTCATCCACTTCGAGTTCGGAGAGCGCATCGCGCAGCTCGTTGCCCGGATCGGTCGAGGGGTAATCCAGATTGCGGTGATAGGTGCGCTGAAGGGCCATTATGCAGCCTCACGCAGAGCTTCGCCGGCCTTGTCGTCGCGGAAGCGAACGGCGCGCGGGTGACGGAGCGAGCCGTCCGGCGTAACCTCGTTGAACTCGATCTCGAGCATTCGGCCGAGGAACTTGAAACGATGTGCGTGGCGCCGGATCGTTTCGAAGTCGGTCGACCAACCGGGCTTGAAACCAACCTTCGGATTGATACCGAGGATCGCAGCGTCATGGCACCAGTCTTCCCAGAGCTGATCGCGATCTTCAGAGGACCAGCCACCACCGATGCGCACATTGACGCCCTTGTGGTCGACGATCGCACCGCCGAGACGATCCTCGTTCTCAGCGTTCTCCTCGCCGTTGTAGAACCCGACAATGAAGAGGTCGATCGTGTCCTCGGGCTTGATCTTCAGCCAGGCGTGGGACTTCTTCTTCTCGTAAGAGGGGTCGGTTCCGGCTGGGGGCGAAATGACACTCTAAGCAGAGATTGTTGCAGCTCGCTGGTGGGGAGTGGCCGGTTTCGATCTCATTGCGGCCATTAGGAATGTTGCCCGGGGGCGGG